ATCCTTATCTTGTATTGATGAGGTAATATTTAAATTACTACTTGCATTGTCAAATTTAGCATACTCAGTTCCATTTACTTTTAATCTAATATCATCTCCACCTGCATCTAAAATTATATCTGAGCCACAATCTAAAATAATATCATCTGGTGCAGCAATAGTCATCAAACCACTACCACTTTCTGTAAAAGTAACAGCATTTGAACCATCTGCTGTAATTGATAGATATCCTGCATCTATAAATACTGAACCATCTACACTTAATTTTCTTGATGACATTCCAAGAGTCTCAAACTTTAATCTTGAATCACTAGTAATATTAGTATTACTAGACCAGAATGCAAGTCTATTCGTTGATCCAGTTCCATTTACACTACCAACTTGTGTGTTGTCAATTTTCTGCCATGTATCTGTAGCTAAGTCAGATCTTACACACCAATCTCCTACAGCCCACTCACTTGGAGATGTACCTGATCCATTTGGTGTTGAACCACCAGCTGTACTCACTATGTAATAACTACCTGGTACATGTGTTGAAGTTTGTCTTAAATCTGGTGAACCACCATTTAAACCTGAAGCATCCCATTCACTTACAAATTTTAAAGCTCCTGTTGTAGCTGTATCAATAGCTGTTTGTATCTGTGCTCCAGTTGCTAAATTACTAGAAGTAGAACTTACTACACCTGTATTTGGTGTTAATGTTACAGCTGAAGTACCACTCTTAATTAATGTATTAGCATTACCAGTTGAAACACTTGTTACTGTACCTTGCGGCACACCTGCAACAGCAGCATCTACATAATCTTTTCTTGTTAAGTTAGCTGCAGAAGTAGGTGTTATACCATTTACTTGACCTGCAAAAGTTGCGTTGTTATTAGATGAATTTATTAGTAATGCTGTTGAACCTTGAGCATTATTAAATATATAAAAATCTTCAGTTGATACACCTCTTAACCCTGTATACCATTTTAAACTCCCACCTGTTTTATATTCATAAGTTGCACCACTTGTATCATTAGCTCTATCAGCAATATAACCCGCACTACCCGCACTATCTAATATTATTGAAGTTCCAGTTGAAGTAATATTACCTGCAAAAGTTGCGTTACCTGATGTGTCTAAAATTAATTGGTCAGAACCTTCAGAATCTAGTGTTCCATTTTTAAATTTTAAATTAACACTATCTGTAAGTATGACCGCATCATTAGTACCTGATTTATCAAAGAATAGAGTTGGCTGGCCTCCTCTTATTGTTATTTGACCGTTGTTAGTTGTATCCCCAACTACTAGTCCGGGTTTATCAGTTGTAATAGCATCATCTCCTATGATAACTCTACCTGCAAAACTTGAAGCCGTGCCACTTACCTCAATACCTGTACTTGTAGTTTGGAATTTTTGTACATTATCGTAATATAATTTTACTGTACTATCAGCTAAAAATTTAGCTATGTTTTCAGTATTTGCCGCATTATTAATTGAAACTGCATTTGAAAGAATAACTAAATCTCCTGTCCCGTCATCTTTAATAAAACTATTACTACCATCGTGGTATATTTGTAAATCATTTCCTGCACCAAATATTGATTTAACACTGTCACCATGTAATGTGTTACCAGTCATTGTACCACCAGCAAGTGGTAAGAATGTACCTGAACCTGCACCTCCTACAGCGGTATCAACATAAGCCTTGTTTGCTGCATCAGTACTTGCAGATACAGTATCAACGCCTTGTATTCTACCAGTACCACTTAAAGTAATATCACCACCCGCAACAGTTAAATCACCACCTATTGTAGTAAGGTTTGAAGCGTAAGACACAGATATAGCTGTAACATCTATATTGTCATTGTATACTTCCCAGTTTTTATCTGAATCTTGTCCAACATAATAATTTCTTACATTGTTTGTTTGAAAGTTTATATAGCTCCATCCTGTATCAGTACCTGTTTGATTAAGAGTAAGAATTCCGTCAGTTGGCCCACTTAATACTGCTGATTTAGCTGTAATAGATGAATCAAATGTTGTTGCTGTAGTTGACATTATCATCTCGTTTGAAGTACCAATTTTTATTACAAATTGATCACTTGTATCAAACAAGATTCTTGCATAATTATTACTAACATTTTTAAGGAATATGTCAGGTGAACTTCCGCTATTTGCGTCCAGTGTTAAATCACCAGTTAATGTTCCTCCAGCTAGTGGTAAGAAAGGACCTACCTGGCTTGCACCTGCGGCTGTAATATTACCTGAAGCATCTGACTTAAGGTAACCTGCGCCGTAAGTATTAAATTTAATAGCTCCAGCATCTGTAATTGTCAATAAATCAGTTCCAGTAAAACTTACTCCACTTGTTATTCTAAATGAGCTGTGATTAAAAGTTAATACTCCTTCTGTATTTCCTGACCATAAACCTGTATAAGTTTCGTTTGTCTCATCATGTATAAATATGTAAGGATTTGATGTACCATCAATACTAAGTTTATCATCTAATCTTACTTCTCCTGTTACATTAAGACCATCTAAAAATTTTATATTTGCCATTTATCCTAGGTTTAATTTCAAAAATACAAAAAATAAGTTTATTGTTTAAACTATCTTTTTTATATTTATGCTAATGCTGTAACTAATACTCTCAAGCTATCTACTGATTGAGCAGCTGAACAATTAATAGTAACAGTATCAACATCTGTTCTAACAATATCCGGATAAACATTTGCTCCCGTACTTTTATCAAATACTTGGACTAAAACATCTAAGGTATCTAAACTATGCGTAACAGTCCATGATGATACACTTGTAGCTGGATAATCACCTGCAAAACTTGTTACAGCTGGTAATTGTTTAGCTAAATTTTCAACAGTTACTCTTTTGTTAGTTGATGCTGATGTATCATATATAAGTAATGAATCACCTGATGCTGGTGAAGTATCTTGTGTTCTACCAATAATATCTAAACCAACTACAGCAGCTTGACCTTCGCCTGTTGCTCCTGATACATCTATACCTAATCTATTATTACTTGAAGATTCTGCTACAGTAGCCGTATAGTTACCTGTTGTTTCTGTACCTAATATTACATTTGATACTTGTACCCAACCGTTTGCTGATACTGTAAAGTTTGCACTATCAAAACCAGCAACACCTTTTTGTGTATTACCATCTGTAGATCCTGCTCCTGCTATATTCTGATCTGCTATTACAATTGTATAATCTGCTTTAGCAGGACTTGAACTGCCTGCAATATCATCATCTGCAAATATAAAATCACCTGGCTCCAGTTGTGTGCTAAAGAATGCATTACCTGAAGTACTTACCACATAGAAATCACCTTTATTCATTGCAGTATTACTACCACCACTTAACGCTGGTGTGTTATTACTTGCATTATATCCTCCTTGGAATGTACCTACACTTGATGATTCAGATATAACAAAAGCTTTAGAAGCTGCATCAGTTGAAGCACTTGGTGTTGTTGGAACTGTTACTTGACCCGCAAAACTTGATTGGCCTGTACCTGTTACTTTTAATACTCCAGACATATTTACTGCCTCTGCACCATTTGTAGAATCTATTTCTAAAATACCTGATTTACCTGAAGCATCAAATGATAATGCAGAAGCATTGTTATCTATAATATCTATATCGGTTGCTGCAGCTGTTAAGTCAATATCACCTCCTTTAACAGTTAAATCACCTTTAACTCTTACATCAAATGGTAACCCAATAGTAATAGTACCATTATTTCCTACAGATTCAGTAATTGCTATTTCACTTGTAGTACCTGCAATAGTAAGAGTACTATCAGTACCTGAACTTGCATCAAGTGTTACTACTGCTGAATTTGCACCACCAGCTGAAACTGGTAATGTGTATGTTACTACACTAGAAGAAGTAATAAATCCTGCATCATTATTAAATATACTTAACCCTATCTCTCCTGCTGCTTTTCTCTTCCCTTGATCTTTTCCTGTCTCAGAAACATCTAATACAAAGAATTCATCACCTGTTAACATTGTTTGAGTCATATCAACTAACTCACTTGCATCAACATTTAATGTTATATTTGCTGCTGCTGTTGGGTTTGCAACTGAACTGTCTATTAAATAACCATCTGTTACTGCAACTGAAGTTACTGTACCACCTGAAGTTGGTAATTGTGATATATTAATATATTTGTTATTACCGCTATCAGAAGTATCTGATATTAAAATTTTATCTCCTGTTGCTGCTGATCCTATACTTGTACCATCTGCAGCTGCTAAAATAATACTATCAGATCCCAAATAATCAACATTTACTGCACCTGATGTAATAGTTATACCATCACCTCCACCTACTGTTAAAGTTTGAACATGCGCTCCTGCTGTAGTATTTACTGATGTACCACTTAAACCATTACCTGCTGTAATATTAACCTGTGTTATATCTCCTTGCTGACCTGCTGACATTAAATCAGATACCGTAATATATTTATTACCAGGTGTAGAACCATCAAAAATTAATAGTCTATCACTAGTATCTGGTGTACCTGAAAGTTGTGTTTGACCTTGTATATCAAGACCTACTACTGGAATTGGTCCAGTACCAGATGCTACACTAATACCTTTTAAAACTGCTGAAGTAGCTGCTTGTACTGCTGTAATATCACCATCAGTACCATCAATGGTAAAACCAGTGGCACTTGTTCTAGTTACAGATACACCACCACTTCCTGTCAATGTTATTGCATCAACAGAAGAATCAGAACCTGTTAAGGTAAGTTTTGGATTAGTATTAGACCCACTATTTTGTTCAACAGTTAAATCATATTTAGTATCAGCATCTGCTGTACTAATATTAACCCAACCAGTGTTATCTCTGAGCCTTAATTTATTTGTAGATGTATCATAGTATAGTTGACCTACACCATATACGGTAGGTGCTGTACCTACAGGTTGTACAAGAAAGTTTTGAATCTGACTTCCTTGGAGACTTATTGAGTTTAAAAATTTTATTGCTGCCATTTTATTTTATTTTATTTTATTTAATTTAAGTATGCACACCCTGAAAATGCAGATGCAAATGTTATTTTTAATATATTTGAGTTAACATAGTCAACGTCACCTATTACTGTACTATTTCCACTATCTACAACTGTTACAGATGGAAACTTACCTAAATTGTGAGTAATAGTCCATACTGATAATGGTGCATCCTGACATGAAACAAATGTACCTGTATCAGCTATAATTTCTTCTAAGTCTAATATAGTACATACACTACTTGGTGTATCTGGACAAGACATACTAGCTTTAATATTTACTTTTGCTAGTGGTTCTACAAATGTCCCTGCTGTTCCTGTTGCAACAACAACTTTATTTGATGCTGCATTTTGCCAATCACATATTTCTTTATTTAATACAGCATTAACATAATCATTGTAACAGCATGATGCTATACCAAACTTAATTGACTTAAAGTTAGCATATGCTTGAGTTGCAAAATTACGTTCAGTCTTAATCCTTTTTAATAAAGCTAATTCTTTAACTTGATCAGAATTACTTGCTACTCTTACCGTTGATGATGCCATATTATTTATCTCTTAAATCTTGTATCTGCTGTCTGGCTAATTCTAAGGATAGATCTCTAGATGTATCAACTTTAGCTAAAGCAATTGCTTTACATTGTTTACATACTATTACACCATTCCCTAAACTAGCTTTTTGGCATCCACAAGTAAATACTTTATTACAGTGTGCACAATTTGCCATTTCTTTTGGTTTTTAATATAAATATTTTGAATTTGAACCACAATTTCCTGAAGGACATGATATCTTATTCAATCTTTCTTTTGCATAATTATAAAGCTGCATACCCTGTGCTGATGATTGACAATACTCTACATTTGCTACAGCTGCATCAATCATAGTTCTAATATAATTCATCTCTGCTAATAGCTGTGCCTTATCAGAAGCAGGTTGACAATCCTGTACATCTAAATCACATAATACTTCATAATAAGTAGTTAGTAATTTAGTTACTCTCAAATGATTATATTCTACATATACTTTAGAGTTAGGAGATACACTATATTTAATAATATATATTCCATCAGGTATATTTGCTTGTTTAGTACCACAATCAGTTGTTTGTAATGCTAATGTGCATGCAGTTAGACACATATCAAAAGATTTATCTACTTTGACTAATACAGGAACACTATAACCAGGTAATGTAATTAATAACTCTTCACAATCTACTGCCAGGTCTTTAGAGTATTGACTTGTATCTTTAATACATAATAAATCACAATTTGATACCGTTGGTATTTCTAAACTTAATATATGTCTGCTTGCCATTTTATCTTACTTTAATACACTATATAAATAATATACAAAAAAAACAAGAATATATAAAATAAAAAGAGCAGGAGTTTTGGACCCCTGCTCTAATTAAATTAAGATATATTATATACTACCAGTATACATTTGATTCAATTGGCAAATCATTACCAGCTGCTTTAGCCCATGCCTGTATAGCTTCTAGTAAATCTTCAACGGCACCTTGACTTGCTGCGTCATCACATTTAACATAGATTTTATATTGGTATTGGTCATTATCAAATACTCCTGTAGGATTATTAAATCTTGGTACTGAATGCTGTACATAGTAAGCTCTATAAGTAGCCGTTCTGTCTACAGCAGCTAATAACTCATCAGACATTTCAATCTCTCTGATTCTAGCACTACTAGCATTACCTTGATTGTAAGGACTTTGTCTGTATCTTTCAGACATAATTAGTTCTCTAATTACTTCCTCACCTTGTGTTTGTTGCATAGAACCTGGAGTTCTTGTAGCAACACCACAATCATTACATGGTTGACCAGTTTCGTCTAATTGAGAAACAATAATTTCAACTGGCTCAGCATTAAAGTGATCTCTTGTATCAAAAGAACAATTACCAAACACAGTATCAACATATGCTCCTACAAAACTAACTTTAGCTGATCTTTTTTCAACACCATTTGGATCAGTTGATGGAACATAATTTCCAGCTCCTGCTTTTCCTAATGCTTGTGCAATTGAATAATATTCAGTTGTTACTTGTCCAGCAGCACTTGTAATAGTTACTTCTACTGATCCAGCAGAAACACTTGCCACTGTTAATACAGCATCAGAGTTACCACCTATTACAGTAGCAGTATCACCAACTGCAAAACCTGAACCTTCATTAAGAACCGTAACTGATTTAATTGCTCCGGTAGCAGCAATACTTGCAACAGTAAATTTAGCGTTTCCTCCACCACCTGTCACAGTAATTACTTCACCAACTACATATCCTGCTCCACCAGAGTTACCAATAGCAACAGCTGTTACAGCACCAGAACCTGTAGTATTTACAGTTAATCCAGTACCTGCTCCAGCAGATGTAGTAGCAACATTGTTTGCAGCACTATAACCTGATCCTCCTGCTGTAATTGCACCTAAGCTAGCTGCAGCAGCAGTAATAGAATCAACTTTAACAGTAAGATCTTTTCCTAAACTTGGACTTACTGCAGTAACTGCTAATGCAGTAGATGCTACAGCATATCCTGTTCCAACACCTGCAGCAGCAATAGCACCAAATGTTTTAACTCCGTCAGGATCTCCTTCTGCTACAAAAGGCTTAATTAATGGATCACTAAGAGCCATCTCAGCCATAGTAGCAATTACTAAAGTTGGATCAATGTATTCTTGTCCATCTACACAACATATGTTTGCTGAGTCAGCAATTGCATATGCATTGTGATTTAAAAATCTAAGTGCAGGTGAACCCTTCACATCAATTCTCATAAATTGAGTTTTACCACATGGCGCACAATCAGAAGCTAATGATAAGCTAGCTGTTGCTTGAGATGCAGTTAAACAATTTGCTTTCCAAAGTTTGTTAACATACCTAGGGTTAATTCCTTTGGATTTTACTGATTCTTTGTAACCCCCATGTCCTGGGTTGTTACCAATTGTATCTTTAGAATAAAAAGAACCTTGTACAATGTACGCTAGTTCTCCAGCTGTAAGCTGAGGTGGTACCCCTGCTCCACCTGGAGTAGCTACTGATTTCCAGTCACTACCACCTACTAAAGCTAATTGTCCTGCTGTTAAAGCAGATGAAGCTGTACCGGCTATGTTTTGAACAGAAGATACAACAAACGTTTTATTAAACGCATGATTAAAATAAGCCATAATTTATTAATTTGTGAGAGGACCATTACCCTCTCTGGTTATAAAAAAAGATTTAAACAGTTTACTCTGGCGTAACAGTTTGTTACTATAATAATAATATACAAAAATTTTTTATTATATTATATATTAATTATTTCTTTCTCCTGCTTGTAAACCACGTTGTTGTTGATATATATTTTCTATATCACCAGCTATCAATGCAGCAGTATCATCAAGCATAACTTCTACTAAGTCATCCTTAAATTCACAATTTACATTTGCAGTACTTTCTATTCCAGTATATGGATTAACACATCCGGGTACTTGAATAAGTATAGGTTTTCTATAATAAGTTAATATTGGATTTACAAGAGTAAAACTTGTATCTCTATATATTCTTATTGTATTATTTAACATTGTACAAAATGTTTCACCCCAATCAAAACTAGGATTCTTTAATGGATCTCTTAAAATTAAAGGAGCATTAGCTTCTTCTGCTAAATATACTGTCATAGACCTAGGTTCACAACAATCATCTTTAGCTTGAACACTTACTCTTTTAAATTCTAGATATGTTTCTATAGGAAAATTATTTGTTTCAAAATATGTATCAGTAGTTGTACCTGTTAAATTATACTCAATTAACAAAGGTTGTAAATCATCTATTCTTCTTTTAGATAGTTCATCACCCTCCTTATACATATTACCACCGTGTAAATTTCTTCTACACCATTCTATTTGTGCTTTATTAAAGGCTTCAATAAATTGCCAGCATTGAATATTGTCATAATCATTACTATCTAACTTATTTAAACGTTGTTTAAGTTTAATAAAAAGGGTACTATTTTCCATTTTTTATGCGTTCCAATATGGTTCAACTTTGTCTAATAAAGATAACACTGTTTCTTCATTCTCAGGTTTCTTTAAAAACTCTAAACATTCTGCTGGTCTTTTACCTAATCTAACTCCACTATCTAATGGTTCAATCCAACCATTTGCTTTTGTAGTTAAAAACCTATAATAAAGACCATCTTTAACTAATGCTCTTAGTTTTAATTCTTCCATATCTAAATTTACTACATCTAAAAAGTTCTGAGCCGCTCTTTTTTTGTTTGACTCACCACCATTACCATTTATATAGTCATCCATATTTTCATACATAACATCATTAGGTGTTGATTTAGTATATTGTGCACTATCTATATCACATACTTTAGATACATATAATAACTTACTTATATTTGTATCATATAAATCTGTTAACTTTGATATAGCTCTATTCCTTAATTTAGTATATTCTGTTCTAGTTGTTAGAGTTTCCTGAACAGTATCTAAATAAAATTTTGGTTCTTTTTGTGCTTTCTTAGCATCTTTTAATGATTTAGCAACTATAGAAAAACCACCAGCTTTTATTGCATATAATTTAATTTTATCATATGGATCAACTTCTGGATCAAGAAATACAGGATCGTTTCCACATCTTAGATCTATTCTATCCCAGAACTTAGAATTATCTGGCTTCATTACTGTAAGCTTATTCCAAAAATCTTTATCTTCTGGATCTACTACATTAGCAGCTAGTTCAGCTTCTAATTCAGAAACTACTTTTCTAATTTCTGCTATTTTTGCTTTCTTTTCTTTAGAGGGTAACATTTTTACTTCAGGAGCAAACTCATTAAGTCCTGTTACATATCTTTTTACCCCATTTAATTCTAAACATGCTAAACTTTCATGATGTATTACTCCATCATGTAAAGCTAATCCATATTGTTCTAAGCCCATATTCTCTTTTTGAGCATTGAAGTAAGGTCTTATAGCTAGTGAGCTACTTTTTTTTGCATGTTGATACTTCTCAACAATAGTGTAATCTTCCATATCTTATTGGTTTTAATAATTAATAAATGTTATACATAGTCAAAAGTACAATTATTTGTACAGTTATTATTAAATATTTCTAAAGCAAGGATTAAACCTTGCTATAGTTATTTGACTAAGTCAATACAATGTGAATAGATGAATCTCCATCTTTCAAATAAAGATCACCTTTTTCTAATCCGGCTGCTTTTGCAGCAGTTTCATCTGCATATGTATCAGAACCAGCAAGATCACGCAGCCAGCTAATTACTAGATTTACATGAAGTAACCTAGCATTACCCGTCTGAGCTCTTGTAACTCCTTCAAATGCAGGACTTTCAAACTGTTGACTCAATTTGTATACTTGCTTTGGTGCTCCCATGATTATTTTGTTTTAAAGATTAAAATAAAAAGGAGGAGAATTAACTCCTCCCTTTTGATTATTAGTTCTAGAATGATCCTCCTGTTATAGGGTTTCTCATTACAATTTTTAGAACTTTAGTTGGATCCTTAACCCAAATAGCTGGCATGGTCTGAGTCATATAAACTCTATATCCATTGAATTGTCCAGTAGAAGCAAAACCTTGAGTTCTTCCCATGTAGTCCATAGTACCATTTTGGTAGAACCACTTAAGTTGATTATCCCAAGAAAGTTTCAACAAGTGAATGTTGTCATTTCCTTCATCTGTTACATCAAAAATAATAAAGCTAAATGAACTTAGAGGTCTACCATCAATCAATGGATTCTCAATGTCATTAGTGTTTAAGTTATCAAATGCTGGATTTAATACAAACTTAACGTTAGCTAAGAATGGAATAGTAAAGCTTGTGTAAGCAAAACCAAAATCTAAATCCATACCAGAACCTTGTACAGCTCCAATTTGTGATGCATTTTGAACTAAACCTGAACCATAAACTTCATCAGCAATTGCTTTGTTGATCAATTGCATACCACCAATACCTGTTTGTACAATTAATGATCTTTGTGGATCTGGCCCTTTAAACTCAACTTTACCTTGATAGAAGTTATAAAGTTCAGACTTAAACATATCAAGAGTAAATGATGACTTGTTATATACTCTTTTGAAAGAGTTATCTAACTGTGACCATAAACCTACAGACAATCTAATATCATCTGGTCCGTCTTGTTTAATTCTACCACCTTTACCCCACATTAGGTAAGTTTCAATATCTGTTGCAATTTTAGATAAATGTGCTGCTTCCATATTTGTAATGAAAGTTCTTGTAAGAGTTCCATTTTCAAATGCTTCTCTAGCACCAGCTTTACCCATTGTTGCTACTAACCCTTCAATACTAGGTACTGATGGATTGTTAGGATCATTATCAAAGTTTCTCCAAATCTCTGTAACAGGTACAGTTCCATCAGCATTCAATCCGCCTTTAATCATAAGATCAGCACGGCTTGAAATAGAATAGTGTACGTGTGCTTCAGCTCCTCCTACAAAATTGTAGAATTCTCTGAATCCAGAACCTGTTTCAATGTCAGAAAATCTTTCACCATATTCTCCTCTTGCAGAACCTTTTCTAAAGAACTTTGTTCCTTTAGCTAGATATTTATTATCTAAAGATGCTGCGTTGTTGTTATTTACTAATTGTACTTGATAAACATATCCATCACCTGCAGGAATAATATCATCTGCTGTAATGTAAAGTTCAAGACCGTTATACTTGTCATAAGTGATAATATCACCGTGACCAAACGCTCTTTTGTTGATCTTAATCTTAAAGTAGGTTCCATCAATACCTTTGCTAGCGTTAGCAGGTTCAATGTCAGCTACAATGTAAGGAAGATCTTGTGCAATAGGAGTCTGCCATTTGTACTCACCTCTAGCATTATCCACAAGTATTGTATTCTTTCCACCAAAGGAAGCCATTTGATATAAAGGCATTTCTACCTTTTGGGTCATTGCCCATAAATCAATTGGTCCCATATCCATAGGCTCAGGATTACCAAGCATTTGGGTAAGGTGATAAGAATCAACATGTGAACTAGCTTTGTAGCTTGTATCTCTTAGAAAGATCCCATTATTTAAAACCGGAGTTGCCATAATTGTTCTTGTTTTTGATTGTTATTAATTAATTACTCTATTTATTAAATTACCTTAATTTAATTCTTTTAAATTCTTTTAAAAATGTTTTGTGGCCTACTTAACTTTCTTCCAGCTGACTTACTTTTCTTTTCTGCTTCAGCTTGACTAACTCCTAATGATGCTCCTCCTGCATTTGATTGTTCAGTCTTTAATTTTCTAACTGTTTTCTCAACGCTTTTTTGAGCACCTTTATCCATTATTTTTGCTTTATATCCTTCTGGATCTTGCAACAACCATAATGCCTCAGAAATTAATCCATAATTAGGCTCAACAAATTGATACTTTTCAAGTAAGTGTCCTAATAAATTAGTATTGTTACCACTTACTGATGGATAATTAGGTTGAACTAAGCCATTATATAACATAGCTTGTGTCTTTCTGTCTACTTTGACATCACCTAGCTTACCATCTTTTAATGTATCATATACATTTTTCATATATGCTTTTGATGCTTGTTCTTGTTGTTTCTTTTTAAGCTCTTGTTCTTGAAGCTTTTGTGCAACAACTTTTTCTTGCATCTTATCTAACTTAGGTTTAAACTTATTTGCTTGTTGTTCTAACTTACCTAAGTCTTTCCAAATTTCAATTTCTTCTTGAATCTCTTCTTGAGTACCATAACCAGTAGCTCCTAAGTATTCAGATATTATTTTTTCTTGGTCAGTTGCTTTCTTAACATTTAATTGTTTAGTACTCTCTACTTGTGATAGAGTAGCAAATAAACCTTTCATATCTTTACCCCCATCAGCAACATATCTAGCAGCTATTTGAAGTTCTTGAGGAAGACTTTGAAAAAATTGCTTTGGTGTTTCTTGTCTCACCTGATTTGCTCTTTCTTCTAAGTTAGCCTCTATAAGCTCTTCCCAATCTTTTGCAGAATAATCTGTTAAAGATTTATCATCATCAAAAGGAACAATTTTTTCATCCTTAATCAATTTGTCAAATACATCAGATATTCCTGATATTGGTTTTCTACCTCTTTTAGATTTAGCTTCTGTTACTTCTTCTTCCTCATTATCTATATCTAAAGATTCTATAATATCTTTTCCTTCTTCTGTAGATTCTTTAGTTTCTTTGGTTTCTTCTACCTCTGTTTTATCTTCAGGAGTATCTGTTACCTTTGTTTCTTCTACATTGTCATCTACCTTAGCAGTTATATCATCTGCATCATCAGAATCAGGATCTAAAAACTTCATATCTGATTTTTTATTTATACCAGAAAAAATGTTTTTAGGGGTAGAGTCATCTTGAATTATATCCGCACCTGTTGGGGCTACATTAAATATTTCATCTAGATTTACATCTACTTGTTCTACTTTACTTTTTACAGTTTTTGTTTCCGTATCACTCATAATTATGTTGGTTTTAAAAATTTATACTTCTTACATATATAATATAAGAAATGTTTTTAACTATAAACTTATAATATTTGGTTAATTTTAAAAATAATTTGCAGTATATAGCTAACGTCTATTTTTTATTGTCAGATTTAGGAGAATCATATTTATTTTTGTTTTCTCTTGCTATTTGAAGTTTAGTGTCAGCTATTTGTTTTTGTGAAGCAATTTTTTCTCTTTCAACTTCTAATCTACTATTTTCCAGCATAGACTTATTAGTGTTTTGTTGACGTTGAAGATTCATTTGTTCTCTATATTGAGTTTGTTGTCTAATATCTTTCATAGCATCCTGATAATCAGACTGTTTGTTTTGATTTATATCAACCATAGAACCATAACCAGCTGATCTTATTTCAGCAAGAAGGACATCATTTTTTCTATCCTTTTCATTTTCATTTATCTCAACTTGAAGTTTTTGTTGCTCTTCTTGAGCTTTAGCTTGTATTTGTTGCTCTTGCATCTGGCGTTGTTGATCCATTTCTTGCTGTCTTTGAGCTTGCATTCTTGTTTCAGCATCTTTAAGTATATCTGATACCTCTGCAATTGAGTCAGCTTTTACAATATTTCCTAGTTCATAAATACTTGCACCTGTAGTATTATTTGTAAGAGCCATTTGTTTTAAGTTTTCTAGTATAGCTCTGTGGTTAGTTTTAGTAGTTGCAAATACATTAAAATCTCTAAGTAATAAATCAGTGCCATTAATAGTAAAATTAACCTTCTCAGCCTCTGTAGAGATATATTGTAATCTTATACTTGGTGTATTACTATAATAATATTGTGCTAAATCAGTTCTCATCTGGTGAACTCTTGGCATTAAATGATCTGAATGCTGTACAAAATACATTTCTGTTTGAGCATAAGATTGCTGCATAGCTTGTACTACACCTGTTGCTGTTTGAGCTGATACAGCTCCTCCTAGACGTTGTGGATTTACACCTATAGCATCAAAACATTGTTGTTTAAAATAATTAGCTAATTGTATTCTTGACATTAATCTATTAGTTTGCTCCATGTTTAGAGTTTGATAATGATTAAAGTTAGTAGCATTTTCAGTATTAGTAATAGATGTATCTAATGGTAACATTTGAAAGTCTTTCATTGCTACAAATGCTTTAGCATAATTATTTTTACCCCAATCCTCACCCATTGAATGACGAGGTAAAGCATTTTGATCAAACATAATAACTGTACCTAATTCATCTATTAAGATATCTGCAATCTGGTTATTAACCATATTGTAACCAACCTGATAAGCTTTCATTAAATCTACTAATGAAGTTGATCTTGTATTTCTATCTGAAAATACTCTTCCTTCTACAGGAAGCTTACAACCATATAATGAATTATTTCCTTTAAATTGAAAAGGTAATCTACCAGGCTTAGTTCTATTGATACCAATATATATTGGATTAATATTATCACCCATAGTAGATCTCCACATTGCTGGTAAATTTGGTCCTAATTTTACACCTCCCCATACTTCATTAATCCAAATCCAATCAATATGTTCACCACCTATTAAATTATCTTTAGTTTTACTTTTAAAGATTGATGTATCATATACTGCCTTTTTAGTAATTCTAAATGTTTCATCAACTATCTCTTGAGTTATTTCACCATCTTCTTCTATCTTAGTTAGATGTCCAACTTTTCTTTGAGTTTTCCAATATATGGTAGAAACTCTCATCAAGTTACCTTCACCCCACATTTGTACATCTTCTCCTTCATTTAATATTTCACTTAAAATATCACCACCATTAGCAGGATCATTATGATAATTACTTACAAATTGTCTATATGGTAAACCAGGCATTTCAGTGTTCCATGCATGAGATCTTTTTGGATCATAGTATGAACCATCATTTTGGTATCCGTTAACTTGATATTGAGCAGATCTTGCTGGATATATTTTTTGTAGTGAGGTAAGTTGTTTCTCATCCATTAAATATCCATATCTATCTACTACATCTGATACAGTCATTAAATCTACTTTACCTACATAATTTGAATCTGAGATATATCTTTGTTCTGGAGACTTTTGGTAAAAGCTTAATACTGGGTTCCATAATTCTATATCATAATCATCTTCTAACATTCGGAAATGCCAAAACTCTCTGTCTGCAATAAGCATATCTCTAAATCCTCTTTCTTCAAGCTCTTGCATTTTAAATCTTTCCTCATCTACATTTAATTGATGAGTAGCCCACTCTTCTATCATACTTCTATATGACTTGCTAAAAAAGTCTTCAATCTCAGGTAATGTTTTTAAATTTTCTGGCTTTAGTTGTTGTACAGCTTGTTCTGAACCAGGATCCATTCCCATTGCAATCATTTTTTGAAGCATTTCTGCTTCAGCATCTGCAAGTAAGGATTCTTCAACCTGCATTTTCTTTTGTTCTAACATCTCATTATAAGATGTATCATCTACTGCTCTAAATTGTACTTTAGTATATCTTTTAGCAAACTCACCTGATAAAACATTTACTACATTTGGAATAATTGGATAAAATTTTAACTCAAGTGCAGAATCATTTTCTTGAGTAAGAGTTTCCATTAAATCTTTATAGTCATTATCAGGCTCTATAATATAATCTGACTTATCAATAATACCTTTTGCTAGCTTGTAATTTTTTAGTAAACGCCTAGCATTATTACGTAAAAACTCAATACCTTGTAGTTCAAGCCAGTCTAAATTCCATGCCGCCCAATCATCTGTTTTATCTTTATATGGTAAAAACTGAATAGGTTGTGTTAGACTTGAAAACGTTGGTCCATCCTCAGCTTTAGCACCATTTTTAAGTTGCATTGCATTTAATACTCTCATTTATCTAAAGTTTTTGAATCCAGATCTTCTTGTATTTGAATTTCTATTAGTTTTTTTACGCCCAATATTTTTGAACGGACTATACTTTAATTTAGTAATTTTTTGTGACTTAACCAAGGATTTCTCTTCAGTTTCACGTCTTTTACTATATCCCCTGTTTGACTGTTGAATTTTAGAAAATGCCACCAATGCACAAAAAGAAACCATTCTATCCACATTCAAACCAGGATGATATGCCATCATTTCTTTAATTAACATTTGATCTGGTATACGTTCAATACCAAAAGTTTGTGAAATAACATTACCTTCAACATCTAACTCTTCATCTATAACCTCTCTTAAAAATTCTATACCATAAGATATTAAATGACTTTTAAATAAAGTACCTGTATTTTTCCAACCATACTCTTGATATACTGTTCTATTAGATCCTAGATCTTTTAAAAATAATATCTGTTGTTTAGGTACTAAATATCTTTGTTTTTTTCTAGCAATCATATGTTGAATAAATAAAGAAATATTATTCTCCACTATTGTCCATGCATTATACCACTCTATGATATATTCTAATCTTTCATGTGTTTTATTAATATCATCATATCTACCACACCATGATGCTACTACTTTATCTTTTTCTATAAATTGTTCTATATCTCCCGCTTCATTAGTACGTGTTACTTCTGTAGCATTTTTATACACAAAGATACTACATAATGAATCTGACGTAGTAGTCTTTCCTTCTGACACAGGATCAATAGATGCATAGTATGCTCCAAATTGAGGATCTTTGATTGGACGTTCCCATACAACTATACTACCTGTTTTATCTTGTTGTCTTTTATTTACTGGAAATTCAGATATAGGTAATTTGGTTGTTCTTTTTGGGACAATACCTTTTTCATCCCTATCTAAAGTAATTAATTCATATGGATATGATTTTTCTTCTATACGTTTTAATTGTCTACTTAATAGTCCCTGTGGAAAAATTGATTCTTTTCTATAAGCAAATGCTTCAGAAATATTTAATGGCTTCTGAGATATTCTAAGTTGAAACTGTTCAGAGTTTAATTCAACCTTCCATCTTTCTCTTTCTAATTTAATAGCTGCAATTGCTTCATCAATTAAACTATTACCGTATTCATCAATGTATGGTGGCATAGACCATTGTTCAGGAATAAATAAACCTGCCATACCAATTGTTCCATCAGCATCTATTAAATTTGTTTCTACTGCATATATATCATTTCCAACTGGATTAAGTATCATATCTTTAAGTGGATTACATTGTGATAAATCACCCACTGATCCTGCTGCAATAAACATACCTGTAGTTACCATACCAGAAGACATAGCAGGACGTAAATACTCATAAGTTTCTGACATTTTAGGTGCTATACCTGCTTCCTCATGAAAAAAATATGTACATGGTCCACCTACACCAGTAGTAGCATTTTTCTCAAATGAAGCACCTTGTATTTTAGATTTTAAACCTCTAGAAGTTTTTCTATTATTAATTTTAACTTCTATCTGTTGTTGCCATAATAATACTTTTTCTGGATTACTAGGTCTATACCAGGCAGTATGCTCATTTAAAAAAGTTTTATATTCTTCTAAAAATTTCCAAGAACCTTTATCATTTATATAATCTTTTAATGAAGCCCCAATCTTACATATAGATCCTTCTTCAAACCAATACTGGTTAATTATTTTAGCCATATGAAAATATGAAGAAGCTATTTGCCTTTTCTTTAATATGGCTGCATGTTGATTATTTAACTCAGCAATAATTTCATATAATGCCATATGATATTGTGCATCTCTTACTTTTGCAAAACCATATTTTTTTTCTTCTTTATCAAAAATAGGTAAAAAGTTAAGCCACATATAGTAATCTCTGGTAAGATACCATTCATTATTACCTTCTTTATATATTACTCCTTCTCTACATTTAATCTTTTCAAATTCCCAATAAGCAGTAAAGTCTTTTGACCTAAAAGGTTTATTACAGTAATGTCCTTCTTCATTAAATATTTTAGCTTGTTCATTAAAAGACCAGGCAATCTTTGTAAAATTATATTCACCTGGTTCTTTAAATATACTTTCTAAGTATTCTCTAAAACTTAAATCACTTTCAAATGTAGTAGTAGTCCATTTTTTATTTTCATATGTAGGTATGTTTCTACTCATCTCTAATTATAGCAAATACATCTCCTGCTTGAACTAGTAAATGTTCTTCATTATCATGTTTCATTGGAGTTGGCATTGCATAATCTGCATACTGAACTATATCACCTACTTTAATTTCTTTTACTTCTTGTCCTACTCCTACTACTGTACCTTTAAACTCCTTCTTTTGAGCTATTTCAGGAATGATTAATCCCCCTGCAGTTTTAGTTTCAACTTTCCACTTTTTTAATAATAATTTGCTACCTACTGGAATAATTTTTTGTGCCATAATTGTTGATTTTTATAATTGGTCATAAGCTAAACCTGCACCACCACGTACAGAGCTTTCTTGTTCTTGTCTCATATCTGTAAATGCACCTTTGTATGATTGTCTTATAGACTCAAATTTTGCTGCTGCATTTACCATTGAATTAATATTTCCATCTCTACCATGTTCAATAGCAGTAACTTCCATGTATTTTGCTAATCTATCTAACATAGACTTGATACCTACATATGCTCTATAAGTTGGTGTCTGATACATTTTTTCACACATTGCTCTAGCATATCTTATTGGAGGATCTTCAGTTGATTCTTCCAATTTTATTTCCTCAATTACTATATCTTCTTTTTCATGTTCTGGTAAATTAAAAAATGGATTAAGATCAGGATTAGGACATGTCATATAAAATAAATATTTATATATAGGCATGTGTGTATCAGGATATTCATCTTTTATCTTTTTTAGAAAGGGTAAAGTATAACAATGTTCTGTTAATACTACCTTATCATTTTGTATGTCAAATAATCTAACTATCATGAGCCTCCATCATTACATAGATCTGTACAATCTATAGCGTCCATAAGTGTTTTAATTGTATTGTATGATTCTTTTACCTGTAGTACTATAGGTCCCAAAGCTATATTTCTACAATCTAAAAACTTTTGTGTTGCTGTATCATAGTATTCATCTACAAAATCAATAGAATTTCTATTAATATATATTGGAGTTTCAACTAAGACAGGTGGCACTTGTTGATTATTAAGATCAAATTGAGTTGGTATAAGAGTTCTCACAATAACTCTAGTTAATGTAATATAATTTTTTTGATATACGGGAATTCTTAATGCTGGCATAATTATTTATTTAAAATGTTTTTTAATTCTTCATATCCAATAACAAATATAATAGGTTTACTATTATCAGAAAACATAACTTCAGTATATGTTTCTTTAAACTTATCTGTACCTAGATGCCAATATTGTTTAAACCAAATTATTTTGTCTAAATCTACAGATATTTTAGTCTCTTCAAATCTAAAGTCTGTAGGTACTTTTGATTTTAATGATTGTATTGCTACTGCAGCAGTAAATTCTATATATTTCATCTGTTATCTTTTAACCAAGTTATCAAAGAATGTACCTCATCTTTTAAATAAGGTAACTCATATATTTTAATGTCTTCTAATACAGGTTCACCAGCTACATGTTCATTAATAGGATATCCATTTGCATCAGTACCTACTTGTTTAAATTTTACATGTTGTATTGTCAGTTTCCCTATTTTAAGTTTAGGATTATGTTTTTTAATAATATAAGCATAAATACTTAATTGTAAATTATAGTGATTTAAATTACAATCATCTAAATGACTTACAGGATTATACATTTTGTTAGTAATTCCTTCCCAATTTGTAAACCCTTTTTCTTTTATTTCTTTATTAGTTTTATAATCATTGATATTAATAACACCATCAACAACTTCAACTACATCTGCTTGACCACATATACCTATAGACTTAAGATACACTAAATGTTCCGGATATACACCATTATCAAGTTTTTGATTAGGAGAAATTTTAATTCCTTCTCCATCTACCAATGGTTTAATGATAGGTACTTCAACACCATTACGTTCAATAGTTTTAAAGTCTAACATATCTGCTTCACGTTGATTATGATACCAATTACCCAATGTAATTGCCCTATGAGATTCGGCATCCCATGCAGCTAAAATTTCTTTTGGTGTCTTACCATACCATTTAGATCTTTTGTTCTTAGAAGACTTCTTAGCCTGTCCATCACGATCAAACTTTGGTTTAAATTTACCAATAAATGATGTTACACCAGTCCACTGAATATTATCACCATCAGTGCTTTCATATATATGTCCTTCCTCTTTAAATACAATAGCCATATCAAATACCTATTGTTGTATACCACATACCATTTTGTTCATCTGCAGTAAAGTTAATTCCTGTACTATAATTTATTATTATTTTCATTTTCTATTTGTTTGGTTATTTCTTCTTCTTGCTCTTCTGTTACTAGAGCATCCCAAAACCCTTTTGGGCATTCTGATGAAAGTGAACGTACTTTAAAAGCTAAACTACAACCACAATCAGAACAACATGGTTGAGTTCCTGGTGCTAAACAGTTATCTCCTTTTGCATCAAACATTCCACATTTTATGCAAATTTGAAATCTATCTGTTGCAACTGCTTCTACATGTTGTTTTTTAAATACACTATTTTTTATTCCTTCTGCAATTTTACTTACATTTTTAAATGCATCTAAATATTTATTCCACTTATTTGGCACTTTTAAATTTTTTTTTATTTTTTATATCTTCTTCTATTTGATTTAATCCATTAGTCATTTGTAAAATATTTTTTTGTATGTCTTCACTTTTTGCAAAACCTAAATATGTTCTTTTAGCTAAGTTGCCTAAAATACTTTTATTTTTTTTTATTGCTTTTTCTAGTTTACTTTTTCTTAAATAAAAAGTACCCAATCCATCTACATGAATTCTAGGATATTCTAAATTAGATAATGCACTTCTAACTTTAGCAAAATAAAAAGTAATAAAATCATCTACAACTGATGGATGTACACCCACTTCTTCTGCAATTCCTTCTTTTAATACTTTATGACTCTTTGGTTTCATTACCTAAAATTTTATAATCTAATAATACTAAACCACTATTCTGTACATTAATTTCAGGATTAATAGATATAGTTTTTTTATTACTACCTTTCTTAATTAACAAATTCTTTTTTTCTGCTTTAGTGATAGCATTCCTAGCTGACTGAGGACTTTTAAATATATTATTATTAACTAATAATAGACAAAACTTTGTTAATTCCATTTTATTATTTTTTGATAAATACATTAAAAATTTTAAATCTGAATTGGTTATTAATATACCATTAAAAAAACAATAAGTAAGTATTTGATACATAATTGATGTATCAATATCTACTTTTAATTTTAAATCTACTTTATTTACTAATGCCATTTTATAAACTTAATATCATATCTACTAAATCAGGATGTGGATAACAATCTGATTTTCCTTTTCTAACATTACCATGAACTAACAACCCTTTAACCTTACCATAAAATGCATCTTCTTGGAAGTCAAATGCTTTAGTTGGTCCATACTTCTGAATAAATTGTTTTAAACCCAATCTAATATCAACACCATCTCTTTCACCTACATACTTAATCCACTTTTCAGTTTCTTTAATTTGTTCAGGTGAATAATCTTGCCAATATAAATATCCTTTAAATGCCTCATCAAGTTTTCTTACTTGTGAGTCTATACAAGTTGATTTAACATATGTCTTTTTATCATTTGTTAAATAACCCATATTACATATTTCAATACCAACTGAATGACGGTTCATCCATCCTGATCCGGTTTTTCCTAAATGCCAACCTTGTGCACCTTCAGGAAATGCTTGAACCATAACCCCATCATGTTGATCATCACCATTTCTGTGATTAATACCCCCTAAAACAAATTCAGTGGCAACACGCCCCCGTGTATCTCTACCCCAATGATCTATACAAGCATAAGGATTTGCATTACCAGCAGTATGATGTAAAAATACATATTCATTTTCAATTGGTCCTTTAATATATTCTCCTTTAGGTAAATAATGCTTATGTATTATCTGATCATATGTAGTTGTAAAATACTGTAATTGAGAATCAGTATCTTCATCTATTTCATCAGGTACTGCATATTCTAAATTTAAAAGTAAGCTCCACATATCATTATCTACTATACCGGTTACTGGTAAATTTTTATCTAATTGAAATCTTTCAACTCTTTTTTCTGTTTTAGGTCCAAATATACCATCAGGTGATGTACCTAATTTACTTTGTAATGTTCTTACATCTGGTCCTCTACTACCAATTTTTAACTGTCTCATATTATTTTACATTTTTTGCAGCATTTTCCATTGCTTGTTTAAATTTTTTTGCTTCTTCGGAATTAGGTTTAACTCCTTCATTTTGTTTTTGTGCCATAAACATTTGAGCTTGCATTCTCTTAGCTCTTGATTCTTCTATCTCACATAACAATGCTTCATATTTTGCTTGAGTCTTTAAGTGAGGAATGTTATCTGTGTAGAATTTAGTAATCTCTTTTCTACGTTGAGTAAGTTCTTCTTGAGAAAGTTGCGGTTTCTTTTCATTCAAAGAATCAATTCTCTTCTTGGTTTTTTCAGTCATTATTATATATTTTAATTAAACATTAGTTAACAAATATATACAATAATAGTTTAAATCAAAAAAGTTTAGTACTTTTTTTAAATTATGTTGTTTGAAAGTATCTTTATTAAATCCTGAACATCAGATGATGTATATAGACGGACTATTGGATTTTGTGTATTTGGTAATATAAGATCTACATACCATTCGTTTTCACCTGTTTGATGATTACCTACAGAAATAAAATCAATACTGGCTACACTAAAAGAATAATAATAGAATCCATTTTCAGTATATATTTTTTGAAAACATAATTCTTTTATTGCATCTTCTGTCATTTCTTACCATTTTACTTTGTCTGCCCAATAAGCAGCACTCATTTTACCTTTTGCTATATTTTTTCCGTGTCTTGCTTTAAAGCTTTTACGTCTAGCTTTTTGTTTTGCTGATTCACCAGCTTTAGGTTTACCAGCAGTCTTCACGCCTTGTTGTCCAAAACGTATTGTCTTGATCTTATCTCCTTGTTTAGCAACTACTACATGTGATTTCTTAGGGTGACTAGGAGTTCTTTTAGGTTTATTATAACCTGAAACACCTGCTTTTACTAATCTTGAATCTTTTTTCTTTGCCATAACTTATCTTTTCTTTCCTTTATGTAAGCCATGACTAGCATGTTGTTTACCTTTTTTAGTAGCAGCTCTTTTCTTTTTGTTCGCTGCAGCTAATTTTGCTCTACCTTTTTTTGTTCCCTTTAATTTAGCTATTGTTTTAGCAGGTGCGTATACCTCACCAGTTTTTGAAGACTTCTTACCACTAGGCGTTCTCCATTTCTGTTTAGTCCATCTTGTTAAACTTTTTTGCTGTTTAGTCTTAGCCATTACTTTCTCTTTTATCTTGTTGTAAATGTATGTAAACTAAATAATACCATGACAGAAAATAATACACCTAATACAGCATGATCATTTTGAGTTACTATAGGCCTATCTTTTCTTTCCCACGAAGGCTTTGAGGAGCCACAAGTAAATAATAACATACAACATAACGATATTAAGATTATATTTTTACGCATTATTTTTTATGTACTTTTTGTATTGCAAAATTATGTGATAAACTTGCACCTTTGTGTGCAACAAACTTGCCACTATGCTTCATAAGCTTTGGTGCTCCTTTACCAGACTTCATCCAGTGATATCCTTTTGGTGCTTTTACTTTCATTACTTTTTACTTTTATAACCTCCACCAGCTGCTTTATATCTTTTAGCTAGCATTTGTGCCTTACGTGCAGACCATTGTCCAGCACCACCACCTTTGCTCCCGGCTTTAATTGAATTAAACAATCTTTTACGCATTCCTGGTTTAGTATAGTTTCCAGAACTATTTACCGTACTTTTCTTTTTCTTTTTTACTGCCATTACGCTTCATATTTTTTTGGATACGTTTTATCAAGTATTGATTGCAGTTTAGCACACCTTTCATACTCTTCCAACTCTATCCAATGTTCTATCATATTTTGTAATTCTTCTTCTTTCGGCCCATTCTCTGGATCAAATGCCATTATCATTTGTTCCTCGCTACCAAATGAATCACTTAAAAGCTCTTCAAAAGAAATTTGACCAGAAAGTATAATCCAGGCATTGTAATATGCCTTATCAAGTAATATCTTATCAAGTTCTGCCTGTGCAATGCTACTCATCACATCATCTTTGTCCTCTGAATAATTATTGTCAGCCATAATATTTTATCAATTTGAAACTCTTCTATAAAGACAATATACTAAAAATTGCAACTTAATAAAAGTCCTTGGCTCAGAAATTTTACTTTTCCCCTATACAAATGTTGTGTGTTTGGCGTGAACAAGGGGTTTCTACAGTTTGCTCCCCAACTAAATTTTGTGGCGTGGGTACCCCCGTCATTGACTATACTGCTGATAACAGTTTTGCATAGTCAGGGTGGGGTATGTCTGTGGCTAAGGTATATAGTACATATGTAGGTAGGTGATAGCATCTATGTGTACTGTCTGCTGGGTGTTTGTTTGTTTGTCTACAAAGAAAGTAGGTCAGAGAAAGTCTCTGTGTAATAATTAGAATAGACAAATACTTTATCATTAGCCTTCGGCTCCCAAGCTATATATTGTGTCATTGTTGTTGTGGCACATTAATAAATCAATTTCGGGATTGTAATAACAACTGCAATTCCATTAACTCAGGGTCTATATAGGCCCAACAAAACCGCAGCTTGTGCAGGGATTTGTACTGCATAGCAATTTATTATGATTAATGTCATAACTGGTACTAAAGGTGCCAACAAGGGTAAAACTATCCAAGTAAGTAAAGACCCAAAGATAGGGTTTGTAACTGTTCAATCAGAGACAGATGTCTTACGTAATGGCTGGTTTGATACCAAGAAGCTTACTACTAATGTACGTGGTCCAATTGAAAAGCTCCAAAAGATAGGAGACTGGCAAGATTATGTGCAGGGTGGTAAGATTATTGTGGTGGAATCACTCACACCAATCAATAGCTCTGATAAGTCTCAAGGACTTAAATTAGCAGGGGAAACAGGAGTAGTGTGTATGAAAGACGGAAGTCCTATCTACAGACAAACTGAATTCACCAAAGAGCCAAGTGCTCACAACGTCTATATTCAACACACTAATATAGATGAAATACGCAAAGCTAATGGCATTGAAACTAAAGCAGTAGCTTTAGAAGACTATGTAAAGCAACAAGCGTAATCTAATTAGGGAGAGTGTAACAGCTCTCCCTTTTTTTTAACTTAAAGCTGGAGAGCATCGTACTCACTATATTATGGAGTATTTCAAAGGACATAGAAAAGTGCAAATGGATAAGCACTTGTATAAAATGCATCACAAGATAAAACTAAAGCTTGATGCTATCTGCTTAGAGGCAGGAGATTTAAATGTAGAAGAGTTTATGCAAGTGTATGAATCTCTCAAACAAGATGTTTATAGTTTTGTGGAGGAAAGAGATGACTTCTACAAAAAGAATCCAAACGTAGGTAAAATACCTCTAACAGGTATTAACCGTAACTTCCAAGAAGATATGATTAATGATATGGATGTGGGATTATGAAACAGAAACCAATAGGAAAGGTACATCTAAAAGGTATCAATGATAAAGCATACGCTAAGTATAAAGCTAAGCAAGATGCTAAACCAAAACATTCTAATAACCTATGGCTACATTTGTCATAGGTTTTTTTTATTAAGCGGAATGTTACAGACCTTAACTAAATTCTACTGTTATCTCTGTTAGTTGTTGTGCATAGTACTGCATTTTAGTTAAAGTTTGCGTGCTGTCTGCTCCCCAGCTATGTTTTGCTACTATTATCTAGATAAATTGTTAATTGTTGTGGTAAATTGTTAATTATGCACGTGTGTGTGTCAATAGTACATCTCAAATCCCACATAATACCACCTTTTACCACTTGATAAAAATAATTACATCTTATAATATTAATATAGCTAACATCAATAACTAGAGCAATGAGTCAAGCAATACCACTTACTATTCTGAAATAGTGTAAGCCATTGGACAACTAAGACATGATACACATGTATAGTTAGTCAACACTTAGATCTAAGGGATCTACATTAAGATGGATAAGCACTCTAGTTATATGTTAGTCTCTTCCTCTATAGGATAAGAGCCATATTACCCGCAATATTGCAATCAACCACTAATATACTAAATCGTTATGTCAAATAATATATCAGAATTACAAGTGCTTAAATCTAATGCAGGTTATTACGTAGGTCGTACAGAGAATGGTATGCCTTATAGCCGTCAATCAGACTATTTTAGAGATAGAATAGATGCTGAAAAAGCATATACTATAATAGCCACCTTTGGCAAAAAAAATCCATTAATAAATTTTTAAATAAAGCTAATAAGTATGAAAATAAAAGTAATTAAACCAGAACAATTCGTGACATGGGGTAATGCTATAGGCATTGTCTTATACAGTAGAGAACAAGATGCTACTGTAAACTTCTTCACAGCTGATATGGAATGCAGTCGTGTTAAAAGAGAAGAACTAGGTTCGCCATCATTGGTTGAGCTTAAATTAGAATTACAAAGTAATAACTCGTTAAGATATATTGCTAAAGAAAACTATTTAATAACCGTAACTGAAGACATGGGGATAGAGTATCTCAAGTATGCTAACAGTTACAACTAAATTTAAACACTCATGAAAAAAACAATTTATTTATTATTGGCTCTATTTCTTTTAGGGCCAATTCTTACATCGTGTGGTTCAAGTAGAACCTGCAAGACAAAGAAATACAAGAAGAGCATGTACCAAAAGAAATGTTGGAGTGCTAAGAAACAACGTTATACAAGATGCAGATGAAAGATATATTAAGAAAGTTCATAAAAGTCTTATATGTAGTCATTGTACCAATAATGGCTATATGGAGCGCATCGTGGTATTACATAGTAATGGGACCTGATAGTCATGCATTTTTAGTTGTGTGTATGGTAGCTGTATTAGCATGTCTTAGTTCATTTCTATGCACAATTTATATGAATAAGGTAAAGGTACTACCCAAAACAACATTTGAGTTTGTGCCTATGATAGGTTTTGCTATAGGGATTGATAATGTAAGCTATAAAAATAACTCTGTAGTTATATTATTACCTTTCATATTAATTGAATTTAAAAACCGTAAATAGCCAACATATGAGCCACTAACAATACCAGTAATATTATATATATAATAACACTAGGTATTAAGGCTAGGAACCGTGAGTGGTTTGAGAAGAGAAGGTCTCTACCTTTTTATCATACTTGTTTAAGGTATGAGACCTAACTCTTATAATAACAATTTTATAAAAATGAAGAAAATAGAAATACCAAAGAAAGTAACAGCATCACTGTTAAGAGATTTAATAAGTGAAGCACCAATTAGAAACAAAGCAAATAGTAATTTAATATTTGATAAAATATTTAAAAGCCTTGATGAGTATCAGATATCAAGTATAATAACATTAATGTTATCAGAAGAACCTTATAAAGCTTTATCATTAAATGATTATGTAATAGTTAGACCACCAAATTATCACAAAGGAGATAAATATGAAGAAGATGTTCTAAAAGATATTGGATTACTTCATAAATCAGGTAAGGTATATGGTAATGTAATTGGAGATGGCTCTTGGAATGGTGATTTTGATCCACTATCTGCTAGAATTAAGGTACATCTGTTATATCATAATGCTGATAAAAAACTAGAAGTTTATGAAGATAGTTATAGTCCTTTTGAACTAAAACGTGTTTCTAAAAATTCAATTAAATATTATAATCCTAAGAAAGATGCCAAAACTAACACAGGAGTTGATCAGATCACATTATAAATCATGGAAGAATAAAGAGTCTATTAAATCAAGCTTTGGCTATACTATGAATGAGATGTATAATCTTAATGACATAGAGTTAGCTAAAGAAAGAGATGATAACTTTGCATTTCTAAGATTATTAAGAGATCATGTCTACAAAAATGAAACTTGATAGATTTGGAATAGTAAAGCATATAGTGCTTACTGATCCAGAGATATCTATCCAAGCAAAGGGTTTGTATAGCGTATTATGTTGCTATGCAAATGCTAATAGAGTATGTTGGCCCTCATTAAGTACACTAGCTGATGTCACTGACACAAGTCAATCATCAATCAAAAGGTACTTATTAGAGCTAAAAACTCACAATATAATACATAGAGAAGGAAGAAAGCTAAGAATTATTTAAACGTTAGCTATATTACTGCTGTTTATTTTTAATAAGGTCCATATATGAGCTATCTTGGATGAGTCAGAACGGATTGAATTGTTATCTTTACTACATGATAATTCAACTTCCCAATGGTCGCATCATAGAATGCTCATTAGAACAGTATCTTTCTCTATCAGATGAAGAATACAAAGAGCTTAATGGCCTTAGCTCTGCTTATACAAAGGAAGTGGGTGACCCATTTTACAATAGATTTTCTAAAACACAAGTGATAGATGAAATAAAAAGCCTCAATATAGAGGAGAACGAACCAGCACTTGATGAAATAGATTCTTTTGAAAAATTAGATGACCCGTATTTCCATTCAGATGATGTTTAATCATCAATAATTATTTATTCACACTTTTAAAACTTAAAAAAATGCAAAACAATAATGTAAACGTTGTGGCTGATGACATGAACAATGTTATCCGTCAATCACAGAACAATTCAGACTATGGTTTCATTAGATTGGAACAACAAAGAACAGTATTTACTAATACAGGATGGGTAAAGGCAATGCCTATGTCTACTTTATTACATGGTACTATGGATTCTTTAGCTAGCTTAAACTTAAATGTTGATAGTGAACTACCAGGTAAAATCATTGTAAGAGAGTCATTAGAGCCATTTAGTAAGAATGATCCTGACAGAGATTTAAAGAAAGCCGGAGATACAGGGATTATCTGTGCTGTACAAGGTCAACCTATTTATAGGAAAACATTTTTTGTAGCTGATGTAACAGCTCAAGATGTATTAGTTGCTCATGATAATGGAGATGCCATTAAAGAAGCTAATGGTACAACTAATAAAACTGTAAAAGCAACAGCAACACCAGCTGAAGCATTTGGATTACAAGATTCAGATGAAATAGAAGCTGATAACACTCAAGAAGATGGTACTCCACCATTAGATGAAGTGGAAGAAGTAGTTGAAGAAACTGTTGAAAGTTTTGAACTATAAAGTTAAATCATGATCAATGAATTAGGGATGGCTATGTAAAAATAGCTGTCCCTTTTTTATTATATACACTCACTTATTACTAATATTAAATCAAACAAGTATGTTATCAAAGAAACAAATCCAAAAATTAGAACTCAGCAAAAAACAAGATCAATTAAGTAAGCGTAAAGAACGTTATGAATATCTAGGTATTCTAAATGAATATCAGTTACATCCACCTTCTATAATAAATAACTTTGAGTATTGTAAACTAAATCCATATCAACATTTTTTGTTTAAACGTGTACTACATGGTTTAAGAGTTTATAAACCTGAAGAAGTTAAGAAACTACATTGGGATAAGAAAAGAAGAATTACTAAGGTATGGAAACGTGCTCAGAAAGAACTGAATGCATGGAAACAATATCTTTGTAATAAGAAAATAAATTTGTATCTTAGGAAGACTTTTAAATGTAGTCCTTTAGCCTTATATATAGCAAGTATACCAGCTGAAGAAACATTAGAAGATTATACTAACACAATGACTTTCAAAGAATTAGGTATTACATATGAAGATATTGTACTAAAATTTATGTCATTGGGTTTATTACCTAAGAACTACTTTACTTTAGATCCTAATGGCTATCAGAAAAGCATCTAAAAAAATGGCTAAGGCTAACAATATGTACTCAAAACTACGTATTGAATATCTTAGTAATAATGGTATCTGTCATGCAAAGATACATCGTTGTACTTTGCATGCTACAGATATACATCATAAAAAAGGGCGTGGTGAGTATCATTTAGATACCTCAACATGGTTACCAGTATGCAGAAATTGTCATATGTGGATAGAAGAAAATCCTTCTGATGCATATGAATTAGGTTTTTCACAATTAAGAAAATAAGATGGATAATAATCATAAACATAAGTTATTTACATGGAGTATAATAATACTAATAACAGTACTAATATGGTACACAATAATCAAAAACGTACTATGTCTGATAGAGACATAGTTCAAGCAGATGCATTGTCTATAGCAGTGCAACATAAAAGATGTGGTCTAGGTATATCAATGGGAGTTGGTAAAACTAGAATTGCAATAAATCATTTACTAAAGAACTTTAATCCATTTATAAATGTTTTAGTAGCAGTACCAAAGAAATCTGTTATGAAGTCTTGGTATAATGAATTAGATAAGATGAATAATAATGTTTTAGCAGATGCAAATATAACATTAGAAGATCATATTACTTTTACTACATACTTATCACTTAATAAATGTAATCCAAATGATTATGATATTGTTTATTTAGATGAATGTCATAGTTTAAAATTATCTCATGAAGCTTTTTTATCAAATTTTAAGGGTAAAATCTTAGGCCTTACAGGTACACCACCAAAGAGAAAAGCATCTGAAAAATGGTTGATGGTACAAAAGTATTGTCCTATTAAGTATACTTTTGATATAGATGAAGCAACTGATTCTAATATACTAAATGATTATAAAATTATAGTACATGAATTAGAACTATCAAAACTACCAACATTAAAGAAAAAAAATAAAGCTGGTGGCTTTTGGTATACATCAGAAGAGAAAGATTATAACTATGTTTTATCTAGAGTAGCAGCAGCCTCAACACCAAAGCAACAACAGTTTGCATATATAATGAGAATGCGTGCTCTTATGGATTATACAAGTAAAGAAAGCTATGTCAAAAGTATATTAAAAAATGTCAATGCTAAATGTATTGTATTTGCCAACACTCAAAAGCAATCAGATAGAATATGTAAGCATAGTTATCATTCTGGTAATCCTAAATCAGAAGAGAACTTAGAATTGTTCTCTGATGGTAGAATTGATCAGTTATCTTGCGTGTTACAATTATCAGAAGGTGTTACAATTCCTAAGCTTAAAGCAGGAATTATTATGCATGCTTATGGTAATGAACGTAAAACAGCACAAAGAATAGGTAGATTATTAAGATTAAATCCTAATGAGACAGCTACCTGTCACATTTTGTGTTACAAAGGTACACAAGATGAAAGATGGGTTGAACAGGCCTTAGATACATTTGATAATAATAAAATTAAATACTATAATCCACTAAAAAAATGAAAATAATTCCAATGATGTTTCTGTTAGCTTTATTAATGCTAACAATAAGCATAATAAACAAAAAAGAATAATTATGGGTAGAATGAAAGAACTATTTATGGAACAACAGCAAAACTCTGAATATCGTGGAGCACATGATGCTATGATACACGGTCTTGCTAGAACATCAGTTGAAGAATTTATTCCTGATATTGAACATGTTTGTCCTAATTGCTATGGTAAAAATAAATTACATAGTATGATTAGGAGTGAAACAGAAGCTGAATGTTTAGACTGCGGTCAAGAATTTATAATTATAGAAAAAAATACACTTAGATTTAAATAATGACAATAAAAGAAATGAGAAATCAAATGATAGGTGTTGCACTTAAAAGATCTAAAACTAAATTAGAAGCTGCAGAACTATTAGGAATAACAGAAAAAACATTATATAACTATTTAAAAGAAATAAAAAATGGGAAGTAAAAAAAACGTAGTACCAATGAGTGTATTTGGTCATAAGATAGAAGTAGAATATTACTATTATCCTGGAGAAGATGAAGTACATACAGAACCTAATGGAGATCCAGGAACTCCTGGTTCACCTCCATCAGCAGAGATTTGGAGAATGTGGTGTGAATTAGAAAATGATGAAGGTAGCACCAGTATAGTAGATATTTCAGATTTTGGATATCGTGATATGATAGCTGAAGAAATAATAGAAAAGTTCCATGATTAATAGTGGTATAGAATGGGCATGGATGGATGACAATTCTTCTGACACAAAGGTAATAAATGGAAAAACATATAAATTAATAAATAAAGAATGGGTACGCCAAAGACCTCATGGCATAGATGAGGTTGATCCACATGATCCAGATTATAGCTGGTTATGGGATGTAGATAGATCAAGATAATATGAAACACTGGTATAACGAAGGTAAAGAGTATTTAAGAAAAAAAGAAAACAAACATCCTTACTATGATAGTGATAGGAAAAAACATACTGAAGAATTTTCTTTAAGGGTAACTGCATTTTGTATTGTTGGTATGATAATAATATTAATTTTAGCAAAAATATTTCAATAATCATATGAGAAATCAATTATTTGTACAAGCAACAATCAAGGAAGGTAAATTACACTTTCCTGTAAAAGCTTTTGAGACTAAGTATAACAAGTTTATTTCTGAGCAACCTGATGGTGCACGTATAGAATTATTTATAGGTGTGCAAGATGGTAAGGGTAGTAACCCACAATTGGCAAGAGTTCATGCTATGATAAGAGAGATAGCTAATGAAGTAGGTCACACCTTTGAAGAGATGAAGTTACAAGTTAAGCGTAAAGCTGGCCTATGTTTTAATAAGAACGGGGTAGAATTCTGTAAGTCTTTTGGTAAGTGTGATAAAGAAGAATTAAACCTGGCTATTCAAGCTTGTCTTGAGATAGGAGACTTTAGTGGAATGCAATTAAGATAATTACTTAACAATTTTTAGTTTAGAACTCATCTCTTTTAATTTTTCAGTAACATCATTACCTTCAAAAGCTTCTTTAGCAAGCTGCTGGAACTCTGCTTTTGTTGTGGATGTTTCAGTTTGAATTTCTAAACCTTGCTCTTTTGCTTTAAATTTTAAGTATTGTAATAAAGAATATAATGTATAAAGTTGAGACTCCCATTTATCTAATTCAGGTAAAGATTGTAGTTCTTCATCAGTTACACCTTCTTTATTTGCAGTTTTAACAATAGTATCAAATTTTTTGAATACTTCACCTATTGTTTCTACTTTATCTTCTGCCATTATTTTTTCACTAATAATAGTTTGTAGACCAGGAATATATAATGATGATAATGTTATACCAGTTATTTCTTTTTTAAAGTCATAAGTGGTATATGTTTGCATTCTTTCTTTTTGATCAGCCATAGTATTTAATTTAAAAGGTAAATATAATAATAAATTATGAATAATATAGATATAAATATAGTAAAATTAAGGGAAACTTTAAATGATAAACTGGTTGATTCTGGTTGGGAGCCTTTATTGTCTCCATATGTAAATGGTTTAAACTTTGATTATGTAGTAAATGAATTAGTAAAGCAAGTAGCAGAAGGCAGAAGGTTTACACCTAAGTTTAAGAATATTTTTAATGCATTCTATGAATGTCCACGTGAAGATTTAAAAGTAGTTATAGTAGGTCAAGATCCATATCCACAGTTAGGAGTTGCTGATGGTATAGCATTTAGTTGTAGTATTAAAGGTAAAGCAGAAAAATCCCTGCAGTATATAAATAAATCATTAGGTACAAATCACACAGATTTAAGATGTTGGTCTAATCAAGGTGTATTACTTATTAATACTGCATTGACTGTTGAAGTAAATAAGATTGGTTCTCACTATCATTTGTGGAAATCCTTTATAGAATATTTCTTTGAGGGTTTAAACCGGTGTTGTCCAGATACAATATTTATTATGATGGGTAAGAAAGCTGAAGAATGGCAAACTCTTATACCTAATTGTACAATTCTTAAATGTCCTCACCCAGCATCAGCTGCATATAGAGGTGGAGAATGGGACTCTAAAGATGTATTCAATAAAGCTAATTTAATTCTTGAAAAGCTAGGAAAAGATAGTATAACTTGGTAACATTTTGTATCTTTATAAACTTTAAAACCAATAAGATATGTGGGAACTATTTCAAAAAATGTTGAAGAATAACCTTACACCCAATCAGGTAATAACTTTGTTTGGGATGAGAGAGGGAGTATCTTTACCTATTACAACAGATGATGATAAAAAAGCATTAGTTGATAATAATTATATAGAACATACTGATGGTGTATACAAGTTAACAAGACATGGTAAGCTTATCATTATAAATCTAGATAACTATTTTATAAAAGCTAAGAAGAAAACAGATATCCAGCTTATGGGTAAGAACTTTTTAGATAAGATTAATCAGTATAGAGAGATCTTTCCTGCTAAAAAATTACCAAGCGGTAAACTTGCTAGAAATAATGTAAAAGCTCTAGCAGACGCTTTTAGATGGTTTTTTGAGACTTATGACCATAAGTGGGAAGATGTAGTCAAAGCTACTAAAATGTACGTAAATGAGTACAGGAACTCTGATTATATGTATATGCAGACTAGTCAATACTTTATTTGCAAACAAGATAAACATAGAGTTAAACACTCTACACTAGCGGATTATTGTGATATGATACTAGAAGGTATTAATACAGAAGATGAACACTTTAAAGAAAACGTTGTATGAGTAAAACCAAAGATGCATGGCTTGGCCAGTACACAGCTTTTAATGAAGCACTTAAATACATGTACAAAAGATCTACCGGTGAGGAAAAATCTATATATACACCTTGGCCAAAGTTTAATGATGCAACTACAGATGGTTTAGAATGGAATACACTGACTGTAATTGGTGGTAGACCTGGCTCAGGTAAAACACTAATTAAAGACCAAATAATTAGAGAATCATTTACATTAAATCCTAATGATAAGTTTAGAGTATTAGAATTTCAGTTTGAGATGGTTGGTAGAACATCAGCTATTAGAGAATTTAGTTCTATTACAGGTAAAACTTATAAGGAATTGTGTAGTGCTGGTAGTGTATTGACCAAAGACACATTAAATACTTGTCATCAGTACGCTAAGGAAAGAGTAAAATACCCTGTTGATATTATCAGCACACCTATGACTGTCAATCAAATGCGTGAACAAATTGATAGGTATATGAATCATCATAAGGGTACAAATACTATAGTAACATTAGATCATAGTATGTTAGTGAAGAGAGCACCATATCAAAATAGTACATTAGATATGTTATTTGAGTTAGGTGAGTTCTTTACACAATGCAAACGAGATTATCCTTGTTTGTTTATTTGTTTATCACAACTTAACCGTAATATAGATAACCCAGAGCGGGCTATAGATGGTAAGTATGGTAATTATATTCTTGAGTCAGATATATTTGGATCAGATGCTATGTTACAGCATGCAGATACTTTAATAGGTATCAATAGGCCAGCTAAACAAAAGATTAGATTCTATGGGCCTGATAGATATATTATAGAAAATGATAGAACTTTAGTATTACATTTTCTAAAAGCTAGAAATGGTGATGCACGCATGAGTTTCTTTAAAGCTAAGTTTGAACAAATGCAAATAGAAGAAATGGCAACACCAGGACAACAAGAACGTAGATGATAAGTACAAAAAATATAAATAATGAAAATATGGGTATAACACCTGCAGAAAGAAAAATCAAAGTAAATAAATTAAAAGAAGAGCATGAAGATTATTTCCAAACTATTGGTAATATAAATGCACTATATATTCCTAAGATGGCTTACAGGCCAGCTGGTAAGGATGAATTATATATTAGCTTTTTTCCAAGTGAGTTAGAGAAAGAACAAGATATATTTACAGAATTTGTATCTATAGAATATGATTCAGAAGATCCCAAAAGAACATTATATCTTTTAAGACACAATCCACATTGGAAAGATGAATATGAATTGATAACTAGCAGTTCTGGTTTTCAAAGACATATGATTCCTGTAAGTGAATTAAAAGTAATTAATGATGTTACAAATAGAACTGGGAAAAAAGTTATAGATAAAAGTTTAGAATTTTTTAATATTGCTGACCCAGAAGCTACACCATCTTCAGAGTTAGTTAATAAACTAGAAGATATTAATCAAACACTAATAACATTAACTAAAGTAATCAATAAATTAATTAAATAAACATGGCACAAAGCGTATTAGTAATTGCTGATTCAGGTACAGGAAAGTCAACCTCAATCAGAACATTAAATCCTAAAGAGACTTTTATTATAAATATTGCAAATAAACCATTACCTTTCAAAGGGTATAAAAAGGATTATATACAAATAAGTAAAGAAAATCCTAATGGTAATATCACATCTGCATCTACAGCTGTAGGAATTATAAAAGCTATGAAGCATGTGAATGATAAGATGCCAAAAATCAAAACACTTGTTGTAGATGATTGGCAATATATGAGTTCTTTTGAATACTTTGATAGAGCTAATGAAAAAGGCTATGATAAGTTTACTCAGATTGCAGCTAACTTAGCTATGGTAGCTAAAATGCCTAAAGATATGAGAGATGACCTTACTATAATATTTCTAACACATTCAGAAGATTCTACTGATATAAATGGAAATAGAAAAGTTAAAGCTAAAACAATTGGTAAAATGATTGATAATGCTTTAACATTAGAGGGTCTATTCTCTATTGTTTTATTTGGTAAAGTAAATAAAAATGATGATGGTGAACTTGAATATGGTTTTGAAACTCAAAACAATGGAGAGAACACATGTAAATCACCAATGGGTATGTTTGAAGATAATTTTATCTCCAATGACCTAGCGTATGTAAAAGAATGCATACAGAAATATGAAGAATAATAATAAATTAATTAAAAAAAGAAAATTATGTTAAGTACTAAAGACATGTCTGCAGGGTCAGGCAACATTAAACCAGTAGTAGGACCAGGCAACAATGTAATCAGAATTAATTCTGTATCATTTGATGTAACTCCGTATGATGCGGATGCATATAATATTGTATTGCATGTAGAAACGGAACCTGTTGCAGGAGAATTCAATGGCTTCCTAAAGGATATGAATAATCCTAATGGACCACGTTATGAAGGTCAGGTAGGTAGAGTTAGATTCTCACCATATCCATATAAAGATGCAACTTTACCAAGCGGGAGAGAGATAAGTAGAGATACTGAAGTTCTCAAGAGTATGGTATATCTTAGTGAAGTTTTAAATAAAAGAGCTGAGCTAGATAAGATAGAGGCCAATACTATTGAAGCATTTATGGTAGAGTGTAATAAACTATTTTCTAATAGCCCTTTCTTTAATGCATGTTTAGGTGCACGTGAATGGGAAAATAAGGAAGGTTATATTAATAATGATTTATTCTTACCAAGAATGAGTAAAGATGGTATTCCATTAGAAGAATTAAATAAAGAAGGGTCAAGACTTCTAACATTTGATCCTAATAATAATCAACATCTTAGAAAAATAGAGAAGAAAGCAAGCGCTCAAGCAGCTAGCTTTGAACCTGCTAATGCTGCAGGAGATGATTTTGATTTATAGTTGAATCAAGTAATGATAGGGGTAGACGTTGTGGTTGACTACTACCCCTTGATTTATATTAATAATGGAATAAGATGTTTAACACAAAGAATTATGTATTAGAAGGTTCAGATGTTCCAAGCACATGGGTATTTCAATATTATTTAAACTTACCAGAAAGCCTAACAGGTCAAGATGTAAAGATTAAGTCTATATTTAATCCTACAGAAAAAACTCCTAGCTTTTGTATATATGTAGATAAGAACATTATGCAATATAAGTTTAAGGATTTTTCAACTGGTAAAAGTGGTAATAAAGTTGACTTAGTTAAATCTCTATTTAATATAGAGTTTAGTGATGCTATGAGTAAAATAGTATCAGACTATAATAATTATGTGAAGTCACCTGAATATAAAAACACAGAAATAAAACCTCAAGCAAAATGGAAAATAGATTATATAAAGAATAGAGGCTGGACTGTTGAAGATAAAGATTATTGGTTATCCTTTAGAATTGGTAAAACAATGCTAGATTTCTATAATGTAAAACCTATAGAATACTATAACTTAATAAAAGAAGAAGATACTGAGATAGAAAAATTAAAAATTTCTAGTAAACATATGTATGGATACTTTGATAAAGATGGTAACGTATACAAGATCTATCAACCTCATAGTAAAAGACATAAGTTTCATAAAGTTAAACCTTATTTACAAGGCTTTGACCAGTTAAGGTTTGATCAACCATATTTAGTTATCTGTTCATCTCTTAAAGATGCAATGTGCCTAAAAGGTATGGGATATAATTTAGAAGTACTAGCACCAGATAGTGAGAATACTATGATTAAACCCCATATAATTGAGCATCTTAAAAAGAAATATAAAAAGATAATAACTCTTTTTGATAATGATGATGCAGGTAAAGCAGCTATTAATAAGTATAGTGAACTTTATAAATTAGATGGTATGGTTTGTCCATCAGCTAAAGATATATCTGATGCTATGAAAAATTCTGGTTTTAAAACAGTACACTTGATGATTCAACCAATATTAAAAAATATTTTAAATAAATAATATGAGAACAATTAGATGGTGGATACCAGGTAATGTTCCTTCCAGTAAAAATGGTAGGCGCTGGACTGGTAAATATTTTATAGCTAGCAAGGCTGTAATGAACTATAGAAAAGCTACTAAACATATTTATCTTAAGTATACTGATGATTTTAAGAAAGAACTAGCAAAGCAAGAGCTTCCTGTTAAGATCAGATTTGAATTTATTAGAGGTAGCCGTCATAAGTTTGACTATATAAATCCTGCACAAACAGTACAAGATGATATGGTTAAGTATGGATGGATTGAAGATGATAATGCAGAGTTTATAATTCCTGCATTTACTAAATACTCTTATGATAAGAGAAATCCTGGTGTATGGATAGAGTTAATATTAGAAAATGAAGAAGAAATCTAAGATAATATCAGCAGAAGAATTTTTCAGATTAAGAGAAATGTTCATGGGCTTAGATGAAGATGCTGCAATTGCTGCAGAAATATATAAAAATAGTGATATTCATCAAAAAGAAATAATTGATATTTTGATGGCTAAAGCATTGGTGTTTGAACCAAGAAAAAAGTTTTGTGATGCAATTAAGTTTTCAATTAATTTACCAACTCATAGAAAGATTTATGCTTTTATGAAAGAGTCACAAGCAGAGGAAATTTATTTTAATATTTTAAAGGACATATGATAAGTACAGTACAAGAGAATGTCTCTAGAGTTTCTAAGACATTAATATTTACAGAGCCCTTTTATGGGCTCTTTTTGATTGGTTTAAATAAAAAATATATAACAACTATACCTACAGCAGGTGTTAGTAAACAAGGTATAGGTATTCAATTATCTATTAATCCAGAATTCTATATGAATTTAACTGAGGATCATAGATATGGTTTAATTAAACATGAGCTATTGCATATTGCATTTGGCCATTTATTATTAAGAGATCTATATTCTGATCACAAGTTATTTAATATAGCAGCTGACTTAGAAATCAATCAGTATATAGATTCACATAGACTTCCTGAAGGAGGATTATTATTATCTAGCTTTCCTGAACTAAAGTTGCCTACTAAGGCAGGCACTAAGGTATACTATGATTTATTACAAGAAGCAAAAGATGAAGGAACATGCCCTTCTTTAGATAGTCTTATGAATACTATGGATGGTAATTCACCATATTGTCACGGAACATGGGATGAGTTTGATGAGTTATCTTCTGCAGATAAAAAGCTAGTTCAAAAACAAGTAGAGCATCAACTAAAAGAAGTTGCACAAGCTACAGAAAAGAGAGCTGGTAGTGTTCCTGGAGAATTACAAGATCTGATAGATAGGCTAACTCACATTGAGCCTCCTAAGTTTGATTGGAAAGGTTATCTAAAAAGGTTTGTAGGTAATTCTAGTATAGTATATACAAAAAAGCTGAGACGTAAGTATAATAAACGTTATGCAGCAAATCCAGGACTTAAGATTAAATTTAAGAATCATATTCTTGTTGGTGTTGACACAAGTGGATCTGTAAATAATGATGAGCTAAAAGAATTTTTTAGTGAGCTTACTCATATGCATAAAACGGGTCACAAGATTACAGTAGCACAATGTGATACTAAAATAAATAGTATAAAAGAATTCAATCCTAAAAAGGATTGGGAAATACATGGTCGTGGTGGAACTAGTTTTCAACCAGTTATTGATCACTTTAATGAAAAGAAAGGGCAATACACCGCTCTAATATATTTAACAGATGGTGAGGCTTATGCTCCAGATAACTGTCCCAAGAACACACTTTGGGTTCACAGCAGTAACTGTAGTATAAATGAAGACTTACCAGGTAAATTAATCCAATTAAATTAATAGAAAGATGCAAGTAAATTTAAACGTAACAGAGTTAAAAGGTTTTGTTAACCACATAATTAAGAATAATAGATTCCTTCAAGATAATGGAAAAGGTCCTGTATCAGTAGAAGTTGTAGGAGAATCAGGTATTGGTAAAACATCCACTATAGTAGAGCTAGCTACAGAAAACAAACTAAAATTTGTAAAACTAAACTTAGCTCAGATAGAAGAACTTGGTGATTTAGTTGGTTTTCCAGTACGTCAATTCCAGATGTATAAAGAAAAACAAGTAACAATACCAGGTAACAAAGATGTATCTATGGTAACTGCAACACAAAGAGCTGCAGGTGCCAGTTTAGCTAATCTAAACACTAAAGTAACTAAGAAAGTTGGTATGTGGGTAGATGAACTTGCTGTACAAGAGTATCTAAAGAATGGATACAAAATGACCGGTAAGAATAGAATGTCTTATTGTGCACCTGAATGGATTTCTGACGCTAAAGAAGGTGGTATCTTATTATTAGATGACTGGAACCGTGCTGATACAAGATTTATTCAAGCAGTGATGGAATTAATAGATAGACAAACTTATATTTCATGGACATTACCAAAAGACTGGCACATAATTTTGACAGCAAACCCGGATAATGGAGATTATATGGTTAACAGTGTAGATAGTGCACAGAAGACCAGATATGTAACCGCTAATCTTAAGTTTGATGTTAATGTATGGGCACAATGGGCTGAGGGTGCAGGAATTGATACTAGATGTATTAACTTCCTGCTGCTCCATCCAGAGTTAGTAACACAAGAAACTAATGCAAGATCAATTACTACATTCTTTAATTCAATTTCAAGCTTTGAAAAGTTTGAGGATAATCTTAGTATGATTCAAATGATTGGTGAAGGTAGTGTTGGTGATGCTTTTGCTTCTATGTTTACAACCTTTATTAATAACAAGCTTGATAAGCTAGTATCACCTAAAGAATTATTGACTCATGATAATGAGCAATATATTCTTGGTCAGCTTAAATCTTGTGTTGGTGAAGATGATACATACCGTGCAGATATAGCATCTACACTAGCTACCAGACTTGGTAACTATGCAGTAGTATATTCTAAGGATAATACTATTACACAAAAAATTACTGATAGATTAAAAGCACTTTGTACTCTAGATTATTTTACAAATGATCTTAAGTATTTAATTGTGCGTACAATCTTTAATGGTAATAAAAGTAAATTTAATAAACTAATGATGATCCCTGAGATTATCAAAATGACAATGAAGTAAAATGGCAAGTAAATCAGTATTTCAGAAATATAATACTGATGCATTAGATCATTATGATTTGGCTAATGACCCTAAATACGGGGTCATAGCCGGATCTAATATTGAAGATGTATTAGTAACAGAAGATGAACTCACATATGAGACTATAAAAGGATTACTTTCTAATCCAACTGAGACAGATCAAACATTTGTAAATAAGAAGAAAGCTTTTATCTTACCGGGTTGTCCAGTAAGTAATGAAAGATTAAAACCTGCTTTAAAAGAGCATGGTATTACTGTAACAAATGATTATACATTAGCTGACTTGATAATAGGTCATGATGATTTTCATGATAGGTTTGAAAATGGTGAGACAATAAAAACTACTATGCTTCTATATAAACTTTGGAATTATGAAACAACCAGTGGAGCCAATGTAGGCGGTGGAAGTATTGATAAACTAATAAAAGGTCACACAAATCATGTATTGGTTACGCCTAAAGTTACTAATCAAATTAGGTATTATGATCTTGATATAGAAGATTCAGTTTATGATTCTTGGGTCATAACAGGATTAGCATTAAACATTGCTTGGGATATAGAACAAGGTAGTAAAAGTGTTGTTGATGTAGATACAGTTTTACATACTTCGGCATCTAAGCAAGATTTAACTCCTGAGTTATCTGATCAGATTATAGCTATGTGGAATGCGGGTGGAGATGATAGAGCAGTAGCTCAAGCATTGCTTCCTACACTAAAGTATGATGATAACTATCATTTGCTTTGGAATCTAACACAAAGACTAGGAACCGTACATTATAGTCACCATAATAAAGATCTCAACTACTGGTTAAAACAATGTAACTGGGAAGGATTTTATAATCGTGATGCACAAAATATGGTGTTATGGTTAGAAGAAGAAGGGAAACTAAATTCTAAAAACTTTAGATATTTAGAGCCTATAGTACGTAGAGAGATAACCATACATAACAGAGATCTATACGTATTTCAAGTAGCAGTTAAAAAACAATATCGTAAATATTTAAAAAATGAAAAAGAGATATCTAATTGATGTAAAATACAGAGATGAAGACCTTCAAGATGGAGGATTATATAAAATTAAAGAAAGTGCCATTAGAATAGCAGAAAGTGGTATTTTCTTAGGTCATACTAGTAACTGGCAAGTTAATAAGAATGATTTAAAAACTCTTAACATTCATACTAAACCGCAGGATATAGATCTTACTAATAAAAAAGTATATAGGTATCCTCATCTTACATTACCTAGACAAAAGGTAGATTTATTAAAAGAAAGGTTTGGTATGAAAATTATAAGAAATCCTGATAAAGCAGATTATCATGTAATATCTAGTAAATTTATTGGTAAATTGATAAACTTAGATTGGAGTAATCATTTTACTTTTTCTGATATTTTTAATTTTTTCAAGGAACTAAAAGAGCTAGATACATTATCTCCATCAGGATTAGAGAAAGCAAGAGACTTTGTTAATCATGGTGATAGAGATGGAATATACTCTTTTATGAGTTCTTATTATTATGGTAGTGATAAAAAAGCTGATGCAGTAAGAAAAAATATAGAAAAAGCTAAAGTTAATTTATCAAAATCATCATTTGCTAATACAGCTACTAGAGCTTTTACTATAAATGAGAATGAAAAAATAGACACATATACTAATCTTGTAAATAATGCAGATAAAATTATTTATGATCTAGATCTTTTAGATATTATTGATGAAGATCTTGCTGTGATAGATAATTCTGAATATGATAGGATAAAGCAAATGATATGTAGTTCTGATAGAGAAAATAGAACTCTTGCAATTGAGATGCTTGCTAATTGTAATATCAATAAGTCTTTTGATGTAGTATCAGGATTATATTATTGGCATTATGATTGGTTTAAAGATACAGCTAACTGGAATTCAGTTAATGTAAAATCTTTAAGAGAACAATTGAAGGCATATGAAGGATCAAAGCAAATATCTGCTTCATATCCATATAATCAGTTTCTAAATCTTTTGGCCAGTGATGGAAAATTAACTAAATTTGCAGTAGATAGGACTAGAAATAACTTAGTAAAGAATGTATTGAAAAACTATGTAAATGGTGATGGTAATGCATTCTCAGTAGCCACAGATAAAGTTATTTTAAATCCCAAATTAACAGAACAAATAATTGATGAATAGAAACTTAGAAAAAGAAGAAGAGTTTTATGCTAAGCCTTTTAGGTTTAGCTACTCTTCTCTTAATAAACTTTTATTTTCACCTTCCTTATTTTATAAGGACTATATATTACAAGAACGTGAGGTAAGAACTGATAAACATTTAGTAGAAGGTAAGCTTGTACATTGTTTAGTGTTTGAACCTGAGAACTTAAATAAAAAGTTTAACATAGTACCTGGTAAAGCGCCATCAGATAGTGTTAGAAAGGTATTAAAAGACATGTCACTGCATACAGATGTTGAAAAGCTATCAGAAGTAGATGATTTTATTATATTAGATTCACTAAAAGAAATGAATCTTTATCAGTCATTAAAAGCAGATGAGGCTCGTATTGCTAAAATCAGAACTCTTGATAATGAACCTTATTGGAAATTTTTATCTAATGATGCTGTTGATGTTATTAATCAAGATACTTTGTTAGATTGCAAGGCAAAGTCTGAGGTTATAATTGCTAATGAAAAAGTCATGAATTTATTTAAAGATGAACAAACTGATTTTGACTTAGACCCAATAAGTATATATGCAGAAAAGTATTTGTCTTCTGAACTTAAAAACGTTGACTTTGGATTACACGGTTATGTAGATTATTTAAAGATAGATACAGATAAAAAGATTGCAACAATATGTGATCTTAAAACAACTGGTAAAACAATTTCAGATTTTAAAGAAACTGTTGATTTCTATAATTATTGGTTACAGGCAGCTATTTATATGAAATTAGTTTATGATTTTATAGAAAAAGATGCAGATCAATATAAACTAGAATTTAAGTTTATTGTTATAGATAAGTATAATCAGGTATATGTATTTGATGTTAGTGATGAAACCATAAATGCATGGACAAATGGTCTTGAAGGTGTTATAAACACTGCAAAATTCCATTATTCAGAGAAAAACTACAGTTTACCATATGATTTCTTAGTTAATAACATTAAATTATAGTATGAGTGAAGTGTATACAGATTATTTTCAAAAGAGTAAAATCTTTCTATATCCATTACTAAAGATAAAGAAAGGATTAAATTTTGTTCCTAAGCAGACATATGTTTGCTGGGAACATGTTTACTCTGTTAATGATTTTAAGTTTTTATGTCAGTATAATTATAAAAATAAGGAGAAATTCCAAAAATTTATAATGAAAACATTTAAAGATCATCCACTGTTTGATGATATTATAAAACTAAGTGACACATCAGCTTTAGTCATATTTGATTTTACAACATTAAAAAATGATTATAAAAGATTTATTGATGGGCAATATTCTAAGTTGTCTCTAGATACTAAAATCACTATAATAGATTTTTTTGGACAGAATACTACTATACATGAATGTATACAAGGGTTTTTATCTCCAGAAGAAGTGCACGAACTATATGCAAAAAATTTACAAGTAGATATAAAATTGATAAAAGAAATATATGAAGTTTGTAGTAAGCCAAATCTAAAAAAAGAAACAATAGTAGATAATAATTATATTATTTACCAATTATTACAAAAAGAATCAATATCTTTGATTAAATAAATCAATTAATTTTATGGCACAAATAGGACAAAACATGATGTTAGTACATTCTACATTTAGAAATGCTAAATCATTTACATTAATTCCAGTGAGTAATGACTCACCATACACAGAAGCTATGTTTGACCCTGCGTCAGGCATTTTAGCAGTCATCAGTAAAGTGATGAAACAATCTTATCATATGGTTCCAAAGTTAGATGACAATGGAGAACCACAAAGATTAAAACATCCAAACCCACAAACAGGTAAAACTGTTAAAGAAGAGAGAAGGCTAGTGGATACATTCTCTGAATTCTATTTAAATAATAAAAATGATATAGATGTATTTATTCATATGTTTGCGGTAAATGCTGAAACATTTGATTATAAATCATATATGGTAGATGTTAATGAAACAAAACAATCTCCAATCATAATGTCAACTAAATAAGGACTCAGTCCTATCCACTAATCTTAAGTCTATTATTTACTGACACAAAGGAGACATACTATGTATGTCTTTTTTTGTGCAAAACTTTAATGATTACTATATGAAGAAACATTGGGTAATGGATTATGAAACCTTAGCTAATTGTTTTGTTGCTGTATTTGAAGATTATAAATCTCTTGAAACAAAAATATTTGTTGTACACGATCTACAAAATGATTTTGGTAAATTCATACTCTTTCTAAAAGATAACATAAGAAAAAAAGAATGGCATATATCCTATAATGGATTAGCATTTGATGCGCAGGTCACTCACTATATATTAGAAAATCATACAAAATGGGATGCAGACTTAAAAGGTTCTGAGATAGCTTGTGCTATATATAACTACGCACAAATTTGTATACAAAAGTCAAATAATAAAGAATGGGGTGATTACCCACAATGGAAAATGGAAATAGGTCAGATAGATTTATTTAAATTACATCATTGGGATAATCCTGCTAAACGTTCAAGTCTTAAATGGATACAATATAGCATGGATTGGGAAAACATTCTTGATATGCCTATTCATCATGAGACAGAAATTACTACTAAAGAAGAGTTAGATACTATTATTGGTTATTGTATAAATGATGTAAGATCCACAAAGGAAATATTTAAAAGATCTATATCACAAATTAAATTAAGGAAAGAACTAACCTCTACATATGGAATTAATCTTTTTAGTGCTTCAGAACCTAGAATAAGTAAAGAAATATTTGGTTACTATCTATCACGTAATCTTAATATACCAAAAAGAGATCTCAAGAAGATGAGAACTTATAGAGATGTATTAAAGATTAAAGATATATTATTATCATACATTTCTTTTACATCACCAGAGTTTAAAGTATTACATGAAAGATTTAAGTCTCTTGATATAGATGCTAGCAAATTAAAAGGTAGCTTTAAGTATAGAGTTAATTATAAAGGTGTAAATACAGACTTTGGTTTAGGTGGTGTACACGGTGCTAGAAAGAAAGGAGTCTATGAATCTAATGATGATGTTGTTATAATATCTTCTGATGTTACCAGTTTCTATCCTAATCTAGCTATAAAGAATCAATGGTCTCCTGGACACTTCCCTAAAGAAGAGTTTTGTGATCAGTATGAGTGGTTCTTTGAAGAGCGTAAGAAGATACCTAAGAGTAATCCAATGAACTATGTATATAAGATTATACTTAATTCAACTTTTGGTCTTAGTAATGATGATAAAAGTTTCTTTTATGATCCAGAGCTTTGTGCTAGAATAACTATCAATGGACAGTTAACACTGATGATGTTATATGAACAGATAATGGAAAGAATTCCTGATGCAATTGCTTTAATACATAATACAGATGGTATAGAAACTATAATTCCTAGGAAAGATATGGATCTTTATATGGAAATATGTAAAGAATGGGAAGATACAACCAATCTTAATCTTGAGCATGATGAATATCAGAAGCTTGTATTAGCTGATGTCAATAATTATATTGGTGTGAATAATTATATAGATGTTGACATTACTAAGTGGAGAGAAGTTAAACAGAGTCAGCCTCATTATCTATTTAAGGTAGAGAATGACAAGTTTAGCTTTGCTCCTGTCAAGTTAAAAGGTCGTTTTGATTTCCATAATTTACAATTACACAAAAATAAATCAAAGCTTGTAATTCCTAAAGCTATATATCAATACTTTGTAAATAATGTTTTACCTGAAGAGTATTTAACTCAGAATAAAAATATTCTTGATTATTGTATTGGTGGAAAATCTAAAGGAGATTGGCAACAACAAGCTAGATTTATTAAAGATGGTGTATATACAGAAGAATCTTTACAAAAAATAAATAGATATTTTATATCTAACACGGGTGTAAAGATTGTCAAAGTTAATAAGAATGATAGACGTGAGATACAACTTGAATCTGGTAAATGGCAACAAACTATTTTTAATAAGATGGAAGTAAGACCTAAATGGGATAACTATGACCTTAATAAAGGTTATTATTTAGCTGCTATTGAAAAAGAGATCAATGATATCATATCTATTAGTACAAATCAACTTAAATTATTTTGATTAAAGTCCAGAAGACTAAGACTCTAATTACTAAACCTAATAACAATAGTGCAAACTGCATAGCTCCCAATATTATCTACGGATGTTTTGGAGGCTGTGTAGACACTTATTGTTATATGTCTAGATATAATGGTAAAAGAGTTTTCGTCAATAAAAACGTAGATGAAATTTTTGAGTCTGTTGTTGAATGGGAAAAATTCTTTAATAAAGAACCAGATCAGCAAGACCCTATATATACTATGGTAGATGTTGCATGTAACTCAGATTTAGTTCTAATGCAAAAGCATATGCCAGAGCCTTTAATTGATTACCTTAAGCGTTATGATAATCATCCTCAGTTAAATAGTACTATGGCTACTAAGTATCCGGGGTTATTAAAGTTAGATGTAAATCACTTTAATAAACCACCACGGGTCCGTGTTAGTCTTATGCCTCAGAAGTATTCTAATATATTAGAACCCAAGATGCAGCAAATTACAAAGCGCATTATGGATGTTGAACGTTTAAAAGACTTAGGATGGCAAGTTCATCTTAATTATAGTCCTTTAGTTTTTTATCCCGGATGGAAAGAAGAATATGATAGTTTATTTAAAGAGGTTAAAATTAATGCAGGTATAAATAAATGTGAGGTAATCGCATTAACTAATCATAAAAAGCAAATGGCTAAAGCTTCATCAGAAGCCCAAGAATTGATGAGACGTTCTTATGAAGTTAAGAATCAGTCAGGAGTAATGAGATATCCTTTAGAGCATAAAGGTAGATTACTTAAAGAATTCAAGAAAATATATAGTAGATATTTTCCATTAAATACAATAAGATATATATTTTAGTTTGCTGAGTCAAATTAATTTATTATATTTACACTTTAAAAGTTTATAAATTATGGGATACAAAAAACCAATTGAAACAACCAGAAAATATCTGGAAAATGCACCCTTACCTCAACATGGTAAGAGTTATACAGTTATATCACATAAAGAAGTGATAGACAATACTTTATTTCTACTACAACATAGTGGATTTACTGTCAGTAAACAGCTATATAGATGTAATCATAATGCAAATGTAGCACAGGGAATATATTATATAGTTCCTAATAGTGTTGACTCAACCATTAATAATGAAAAAGAATTGGGTATGATGTTTGCTTGGACAAACTCATATGACAAGTCAACTAGATTTCAATGTGCTGTTGGAGCATATGTAAAAGTATGTTACAATGGTATGGTTGCTGGAGATATGTTAAATTTTAAAAGAAAACATACAGGGGCAGCACATTTTGATGTTAAGATGCAAATATCTAATCAGATTAAAAATGCAGAAAAGTATTACAAAAGAATACTTAATGATAGAGATCTGATGAAGAGTATTACACTTAACTGCAGACAACAAGCAGAGTTAGCAGGTAGATTATTTATTGAAGAAGAAATTTTAGATACACAACAAATGACATGTGTTAAATCTGAGATAGATACTCCTACGTATTCATATGATGAGTCTTTAGATTCTGCCTGGACATTCTACAATCATGTTACTCATGCTCTTAAGAAAGCACACCCAAGAGATTGGTTGGCTGACCAACAGAACTTTCATGATTTTATGACCGCACTATGTAATAGTTTTAATACTACTAATAGTAAGTATGAAAAATGGTTAACTGATAATCCAGATTATACAATATCAGATAAAGTAGAAGAAATATCTGAAACAGCACCAACTACTGAAGATGCTGAAGAAATAATAGTAAATGATTATGAGATAGAATTGGCGGATGTAGATTACACTAATGAATCTGAGTTCCTGCTGAATGATTAAAACATTTATAATAGCATTTATAGTAGGATTTATTTGCTTTTATATGTGTTTAACTAATAAGTATAATAAATAAACCGGAGAGAAAAACCAACAAGGGTCTAAGTTTTTGCATTCTTAGGCCCTCTCTCCTTTTAAAAAAGAATCACTTATGATAACAGTAATAGAATGGAGAAGAAGACAACAGTTTGAATCAAAAAAATTAGCATCAGAGTATTTTAAAATACCTATTTGGCTCATAAATAAAAGTATTGCAAATAATGAAGAGGTATCTTATAGAGTAGATGAAGTAAATACTCCATCACAAGTTAGAAAATATAAGTTCTCTCAAGCATATTTCCAAGGTGGTGCTACCAAAGAACTACCTATCCAAACAACTATACCCTTTGGAAAGTATAAAGGTAAAGAACCTAAAGAAGTTCCTCTTGGGTATCTTTTATGGATGTATAAAAAAACAGACTGCCCTATGGTTGTTTTAAGAGCACTAAGAGAAGTTAATAAATTAATGAACGGTAAATATGAAAAAGGTAAGAAAATGTAATTCTTGTGGGACAAGTGTTTTTAAAATTGATAATCCCCCCTATGCTTATGAGTGTAAGGTATGTAAAAAAGAAAAATTTGCTTATGAGACATATAATTTTATATCATTATTTAGCAAAGGCATAGTAATTATATTATTAGTGTTAGCCTGTAAACCACCTAAATATAATCCAGATACTGATCCTAATATATTAGATTGGTATGTAGACGGAAATGATACAGTAATCTATACAAAACAAGACTCTATTAAAGATGCTCGTGAAAGATGGGAATACATCAGAAGCATAGATAATGACAGCCTTTGGGAATGATTAGAATGTGCTTAATGCTGCTCTTCTCCAGTTATTATCAGCATAACAGACATAAATATGATTAGCATCAAATTTAATCTGTCCAGCTGTACCAGCAGCAGTTGCGCTTGAAGGTACTGAATCAACATTACCCTCAAAAGTATTTACATCTTTCCATTCTAAGTCAATGCTGCCTGCTGATTTAAGCATGGCCATACCAGTATTTCCTGCTGCTACTTTAGGTAGTCTCCAATATGTGTTAGCAATTGTTGAAGTTGATGCTGGTCCTGTTAGTTCTAACATACCATTACCATATAATTTAAATAAAGTATCTGTTACTCTTGCATCACCATTAGCGGAATCTAAGTATTCATTTATAATTGCAAAATAAGTAGCATCATTTTGTGCTGATGTTACAGTACCTGGATTAAAGAACAATTCATTTTCTCTTGACCCTGCTGAATTATTATAAGCAAAAGCCATACCTTGAACATTAGTAGGATTTGCTGATGCTGTATTTCCACTAACATATAAGTATCCGTTTGCTCCAGATCCGCTTGTTGTTAGTGGTCCTTGCATATTAGCTGCACCTGTAACTGTAAGTCCTCCATTAACTGTAACATCTGTAGCTGTAAGATTTACTACATCAGTACTAGCTACAGCAAGCCTTAAAGTAGTAACACCTTTTACTACACCATTACCAGCTAGATTTGCAAAACCATCATTGCCATTAGGACCTTCTACAGTTAAACCTCCATTTCTGACTGTTGCACCTGCTGTAACAGTTTGAAACTTTACAACATTATCATGATATAGATTTACACCAGCATCTACATTAAAATCAGCATAAGTTTCACTTGCAATAGCATCTTTTACAAGTCTTATTTTATTTTGACCATGTATTAATAAATCACCTGTTCCAACATCTCCTATAATACTATTACCAGTAGTTGCACTATGATAAATAGATAAATCACTTGCATTTGGCCCACCATTTCCAGCACCAAATCTTAAAATTGTATTATCTTCAAATCGAGCTGATCCTTTAAAGCTTATTATATTATTACTAGCTGCACCGTCATTTTCAAAAACTGATTGATTAGCATTTGTTGCTGATACATTTATTGCTCCAGCTATTGTTATAAGTGCTGTACTTTGAGTAGCTATTGAATCTCCTAATGTACTACCATCTGGTGTCCATAATGGAATTTTATTTGCTGTTCCTGATCCAGTTACTCCATCAGCCCATATAACAGTATTACTTGCAGTTGATTTTAATACTCTACCAGCTGAACCAGCTAAACTACTAGCAGAATCTTTTATGGGCCCTTGTATATTTGTAGTAGCTTCAAGGGTTAACTCTTCGGAATCCGCTGATCCTATTGTTAGCCTTCCATTCCCAGCAGTACTCCATACCATTGGTACGGGTGCACCATTTCCTATTACAGACCCACTGGCTGTAAACATTGCTACGTTAAGTGCAGTTCCTGTACCAGTTACTAAATCAAGACTGCTAATTAAGTCTCCAAGTTTAATTCTTTTGTTTTCACTAGCTGATTCATCAAGTATCATCAACTGATCAGTTATTACTGCATTGGTTGCAAGATCATTTAGAGTAGATATGGTAGTACCAATCTCTATATTACTACCTATAGAGACTACGTTTGATCCAAGCAAATTACCAACAGCACTAGACACTATAGATTTATAACCTACAGTTGTACCATCTGATATAATTAATTGACCGGCTGTTCCTGGAGGAAGAGGTTGTTGTATACCTTGAGCATTACCTACCCATATATTACCTTGTGGAAGAGCTACAACTGGATCATCATCTGACCATACAACTCTACCATCAGCTAAAGATCTTAATACTCTATTAGCAGCACCTGCTTCAGCACCAGCAGAATCAAGAACTCGGTTAAATAATGATGTGCCATGTGTAGTATCTCCTGATGTACCTAACTCAATTTTTGTTTTTAGTACAGTATCTTTGTTAACAGTAAGTCCACCGTCAATAGTAATTTTAGTAAGACCAGAAGAAGTAGACTGACTTGCAATACTATCTTCTATAGAAGTATTTTGATTAACACAAGTTCCAGATACTGGAGCATACATGGGTAAAGTCTTTACTGTAGCAGTACCATTTTGAAGTACTACATTTTCTAAAATTTGACACTTTAAATCCCCAAGCTTTAGTATAAAGGGTTCTCCTTTTGGTTGATAACCAGGATTTCCAACACTAGCTTGAAAAACTCTTCCAAGTTCAATGTAGTCTCTTTTAAAGTCTGCTTTTGTTTGCTTCTTATTTCGGTGTAGAAGTCCTAAAACCTCCTGTATAAATATGCTCATGATTCAAGTTTATAGATATAGTGCAGCCACTTTAACTGATGCTGTAGCTGAACATGTTATTTTTATATTTCCTGCTGTATTATTAAATGCTCTAGTCTCAAAAGGGCCTAAAAAACCTTCTTTTGTTGCAGCTAAAGTTAATACTGCATTTTCTTTTACTAATTTACCCAATTGTGGATCAACTACAGTAGTTATTTCAGGCACTACAGTAGCAGTTATACTAGAACTACTGTCATTTCGTACATGAAAAAACTGTACACCAGTATTAGTTACTTCATCTCCACCTGCTGCTGGAGTTACATAAGTTGGTAATAAACCAGATTGTGTTATCTGTTGTGCTGTTAACTTTGCCATAATTTAATTTTTAACTATTTCTGTATCCATTTTTAAAAGCTGCTGACTGAACTGGTTCTGCTGCTCTTGTGGATTTCATATCACATACAATACCAGCTTTAGCTAATCTTTGTCTTTTAGCAACTTTTTTTGCATTTCTTTTCTGTTGGGACTTCTGATATTGAGAAGTAGGGTTAAAGTACCCATTAGGTACATTACCGTCTCCCACCGGGAATGATATTTTTTTTGCCATAACTTTAATTTTTATTTTTTCATGTAAGCTTTACGTGCAGTCTTTCTGACCATACCTTTCTTAGTGCCTGCTTTCTTTTTTGAACCTCCTCTTTTATACTTTACTTTGCCACCATTAGTCATCATATCTAAAAGATCAGACTCCATACCTTGAAGACCTCCCATTTCACCTGCCATTTCCATAACTCTTTTACCAGCATTCATAATACCTTCACTAATGTAATCACCTTTTGATGATCCACTACCTGATGTAAGATTATTAGCCATACCCATGCCACCCATGTTCATTTTTTTAGCTAACATTTTTTTCATATTTCCCATAATTTCTAATTTTTAATTTTTGTTGTTACTTATTGTTTTAAATTTTTCTGCCCCTCTAGAACCAAAATATGCTACATAGACAGTTATTAAAAGTGACTTGAGTAAATCTACCCAGCCACCGTCAATACTAAAGTCTATATCAAAACCATCTAACAATATAAATATAACTAATGAAACAGTCAAAAATATTAACGTTAATGGTCTTGTATTTTTAGATAAGTATGAGTCAGACTTCATATCTGCCTGCCATCTCTTACTTACTTCTTGCATCTCAATCATGTCTTGTTCAAGAAGCTTCAATGCTTTTTCTTTGTCTTCTGGTGGCAATACAATATCAGGCTCCTTTTGTATAAGACCTTTAACAACACCCAATAGACCTGCATCAGGCAATGCATCACCAACTAAACCAACAATACTTGGAACTTTCTCTGTTAGGAATTTTCCAACCTTAGTTTCACTAAATCTTTTCTTTGGCTTACTCATAATTTTTTGTTTATGGATATATTCTTATTTCTATTCCTGTTCTTAATAATTGATTGTCAGCAAGACTTCCATTTTCCTGCGTACTTAACTGAAAACTTGCAGTAGCACCACCAAATATATTAATCACTACTGTTTGATTTTTTAAATTACCTTGTGCAGGTGCAAAAAATACTTTGTCCAAATTAGCCAGAGCTGTTCCCCAAGTACCTCTATACATACCTGTGTTTGTACGTGTCCATACAATAGTATTACCGGTTGTATTTTCTAGTACTGTTGCAACTGGTGCATCGGTTCCAGATTGTGATAACAACGCAGTATAGCTTGTATACGGTCTCCCATCTGTGGAATTAATAGTAATCTCATTTGCGCTTTGTGCTAATGTTACATTTGTACCTCCTATTAAAGATCTAAAATTAAGTGTCTCACCTACTTTATCTTTCCATATTGCAAATCCAGTTCCTGCATTAGCAGCCGTATTAGGCTCACCTGTTGTAGTTATCTCTACATAATCATCATCATCAGAGTTGGCAAGAGTCAGGTTGCTACTCAAAGACTTTAAGGATCTGTAAAATACAGTACAAGTCTCAAGAACGTCATCAGATTCTGTTTTCTGATATACTTGACCAGTGCCAGCAGCTGGAGAAGCTGGAGAATTTGCATGTGCACAGTGTTCTGCAGCAACCTTAAAATCTCTCACCTTTATAACTTTAACACTCTTGTAAGGTATTGGTGAAGCAACACCTTCCATATCAGGCTGTTCATTAGTTCCTATTATAAGAACATCATTTAAACCAGCTTTCTTTGCATAAACTGATCTTTTTATTAAACTTAATACATCAGTTAAAATATTCATTTCTTCTTCTGTTTTTTAGATGGGCCACTGTATGTATTATGGGTACCCCCCCCTAGTTTTTTCTTTCTCAAGTTTCTTTCAAAAGCAGAATGCATCATAATCTCACCACCTTTAGGTAATAACTTATCACCATTTTTAGGTTTCTTCTGTATTGGAAGTTTGTGAGTTCTCATTAATCTTTATTTTTTTTACAGCATACTTCTTTTCGGCAAGATCCTAAACAAACTTTACCAAATGTAATCCACTGTATAAATACACATATATTTCTCATCTTCCTTGACCTCTATATTTTTGTTTATATCCGCTTTGACCTCTAGAAGCATTCTTAGAATGAACCCCTGGTCTTTTTTTACCAGATACTTTTTTATAATTATTCGTAAGAATTCTAGCCATTACTTCTTTTTTCTACCTTTACGGGCCTTGCCTGCTAATGCATCATCAATATCACCAAGTTGATTACCAACTTGTTTTATAGCTAATCCTACATCTGCTAGCTCAGCAGCAGTAAGTTTATATCTTTTCTTAATCTCTTTTAAAGTAGCAATTGCTTTCTCGTCTAGAGATGTTCTAGACCAAACAGCTCTCCAATAATCTTGAAGGCTATAAGTCCATAATACATTTATAAATTTTTTAAACATAATAATCTTTTTAATTGACACTATATAAATAATATACAAATTTTGTCTCACTTAACCAACATTAAGAGTCAGATTAATATTATATTTGTTTTTAAATAAAATTTACTAGATTAGTTTTTTGTGTATGATCTATTTTTCTTACATTGATAATATCTAGTAGCTGCACTTCTTTTTGATGTGTGGCTTTTTAATCCTATATACCATATACTATGCAACAAAACATATTTAATTCTAGGGTAAATATCCTACCTTATGAATATCCACAATTATTAAAATACAAAGACGCAATTAGACATTCTTACTGGATTGATACTGAGTTCAACTTTACAGAAGACATCCAAGATTTTAAAGTCAATATATCAAGTAATGAAAAAGATGTAATTAAAAAAACCATGCTTGCTATTGCGCAAATAGAGGTTAATGTAAAAACTTTTTGGGGAGACTTATATAAACGCATGCCTATTACAGAGATAGGAGATGTAGGCTTTACTTTTGCTGAGTCAGAAGTTAGACATAAAGATGCTTATGCAAGGTTGCTTAGGATATTAGGATTAGAGAAAGAATTTCAATCAGTAGTTGAAGTTCCTGCAATAGAAGGTAGACTTAAGTACTTAAAGAAATACCTGGACGGTACACGCTCTAGAGATAATAAGATGTACACCAAGTCTGTATTACTGTTTTCACTATTTATAGAGCACGTAAGCCTGTTTAGTCAATTCTTAATTATGATGAGCTTTAACAAAGAAAAGAATGTACTTAAAGGTATATCTAATGTTGTTGAGGCTACTAGTAAAGAAGAGGAGATACATGGTAACTTTGGTGCTGAGATTATTAATATAATCAAAAGAGAAAATCCAGAATGGTTTGATCAAGAGTTTGAAGAATTAATTGATTCAGCTTGTAGAAAAGCTTATACAGCTGAGTGTGGAATACTTGATTGGATTTTTGAAAAAGGGGAACTTAGTTTCCTGCCACAGAATACAATACAACATTTTATAAAAAACAGATTTAATAACTCTTTAGATAAAATAGGTATGAAGCCCATCTTTGAAGTAGACCAAGAACTATTAAAGTCAGTAGAATGGTTTGATATAGAAATTACTGGTACTAAAGAAGGAGATTTCTTTTACAAGAAGAGTATTGACTATAATAAGAAAAGCAAGAGCATCACTGAAGATGATCTATTTTAAATAATAATATAATGATAACAGAGCAAACTAATGGTAACACTCAAGTAAACACAGAGAGAGGAAACTTCAATCAAAGAGTTTCTAAATTTAAGATGTTGGGTAAATCCAAGAAAGTCCAATGGGACGGTAAGAGAAGAAACAGAACAATTTAAATAAAACCAATGGAATATAATAAATACTACTGGCTTAATGAAGACAGCCGCACATTTTTATCAAGAGGATATATAACAGAAGAACCAGAACAAAGAATAAAAGACATAGCAAATACAGCAGAGAAATATCTACACATGCCCGGTTTTGCTGAGAAGTTTGAAAAATACATGTCTAAAGGATTCTATAGTCTATCAACACCAGTATGGATTAATTTTGGAAAACAAAAAGGACTGCCTATAAGTTGTTATGGATCTAACATAGATGACAATCTAGATAGTATACTCAATGCAGGCCGTGAAATAGGTATGATGTCTAAATATGGCGGAGGTACAAGTTGTTATCTTGGTAATATAAGACCTAGAGGATCGGTTATATCAACAGGAGGACTAGCAGATGGTCCTGTGCACTATGCTAGAATATACGATACTGTGGTAGATGTATGTAAACAGTCTGAAGCAAGACGTGGTGCTTGTGCTGCTTATCTACCAATAGAGCATACAGACATTGAAGAGTTCCTAGATATTGGAACTGAGGGAAACTTAATACAAAATTTACAGTATGGTGTTACTGTAAGTAGTAGTTGGTTAGAACAAATGCGTGCTGGTGATAAAGCTAAACGTAAAATGTGGGCTAAAGTAATTCAAAGAAGGAGTGAGTTTGGTTATCCTTATATAATGTTTACGGACAACTCAAATAACAATAGCCCATATAAAGAAATAGGAATGAAGATCACTGCATCTAATTTATGTTCTGAGATTCAGTTGCCTACTGATACATATAACTCATTTGTATGTTGTTTAGGTTCTATAAACTTATTGCACTGGGATGAAATTATTAAAACAGACGCTATAGAAACATATGTGTTCTTTTTAAATGCTGTTATGGATGAATTCATTAAAAAGGCTGAAGTAAAAGCTGGCCTTAAAAGAGCATATAACTTTGCTAGCAAACATAGAGCTATTGGTTTAGGAGTATTGGGATACCATAGTTTATTTCAATCAAAACTAATAGAGTTTGAGTCACTAGCAGCTAAACAATTAAACAATCATATATTTAAACATTTAAAAGAAACGTCAGATGAAGCATCAAGATGGTTATATCAACACAGAGGATACAGATCCTTACGTGAAGGATATGCAAACACAACTCTTATGGCTATTGCTCCTACTAAATCAAGTTCATTTATCCACGGTGCTGTATCTATGGGTATTGAGCCAATAAAATCTAATTACTTTATTAAGGACCTTGCTAAGTCTAAGACTATATACAAAAATCCATTTCTTGTAGAAGAATTAAATAAGTATGGATTAAACACAAAGAAGACCTGGGCAAGTATACTTAAGAAAGATGGATCCGTACAACACTTGGACTTTCCAACTAAAGCTGTATTCAAATCGTTTGTTGAGATAACACCTAAAGAGTTAGTTTTGCAAGCTGCACAAAGACAGAAGTATATTGATCAATCACAATCTTTAAATCTTATGATACATCCATCTGTATCTGCTAAAGATATAAATGCATTATATTTATATGCACATGATGAGGGCGTGAAAACTTTATACTATCAGTTTAGTCAAAGCTCTGCTCAAGACTTTGCTAGAAATATATTAGAGTGTTCTAGCTGTGAAGGTTAGTCTCTTCTAGGAATTCCTTTACTTTTTACTACACTAGGAACCCGTGGTTTTGAGTTTGTATTATTTCGCTGTACATTAATAGTAGATCTTGTATTATTTATATTGTTATTCCAACTTTGTATATTTATATTTGATCTACTGTTGACAGGCGGGACTACAATATTATTACTAGTTCTTGGGCCATTTATTCTAACTCTTGGTTTCTCAACCTTATCCGGCTTAATATATAGATCTCTAAAATACCATGTCTGTGGTCTATATATTTGATACCCAAAGTTATAGGGCTGGTTCCAATAGTAGTTATTCCAATTATTGAATCTATAGTTATCAAATACATTTACATAATTATACTTCTGGAATTCTTTTATAGGTATAGCAACTGTATCGCCTGCAGATGTTATAGTTAAGACTTTAGTAATTTTTAATTTAGGTGTAGTCTCTAAGTTATAAACTCCACAACTCAAAATACTATGCAAGCATAATAGTAATATTAATTTTTTCATAAGCCTCGTTTATTGGTGTTAAGTGTTTTTTTCTTACCCCCGTCATAGACATATGCATGCCCTTCTTCTATTAAAGTTTTACAGACATCAATCTGCAAGCCTTGTTCATTCTTTATAAATACTTCTGCAAGAACCCTGCCGTACTTTCCAGTACCGTATGAGCGTATTCGGAAGAAACTCTTATCACACGTCTGTTCTGTCAGCATTTCTTTAGTTCGTGCCTTAGCCGCAAGTCCTTTTTCTTTCTCTTCTAAATCCTTCGTTCTGCACTCCCAAGTATCTAAACCGTAAAATCTAATTCTCTTTTTGACCCAGGTATCAAAACCTAAATCAATCATTGCGTCCACAGTATCTCCGTCAACTACTCGTAATAGTCTAGCTTTATATATATATTTTTCCATAATATTAAAATTGACTTGCCTCAGATAAGTCGTTTATATCAGACTGTAACTTATCTAGATCTACAGGACACTCAAGATCTAATCCGGCTTTATATGTAAATTCTTTGAAACCCTCTTTAAATATTATAAGTGTGGGGGCCATGCGTATTCTATATTTTTTCTTTGAATCTGGTGAGTCAGCTATATTACATCTATAGTATTTAACTCCTGTAAGTTTTTCCCAGTCTTGAAAAGCATTGTCTTTATTAAAGTCTGCATAAAACTCAATTACAACTATCTCATAATCTTCTTCAAAAGCATTGTTACCTGAAATGGCACTATCAAACTCTTTATCTGTTACCCAGTCTTGGGCCACTACTTGTGTCCCTACTAGCAGTAATAATAATGTTAGTAAGTACCTCATAGCTTATTTTTTGGTTAGATCATAGATTCTCTCTTCCATCTTCTCAAACTTTTCTAGCAGCATCTCTACATCTTCTTGAGTTTCCATTATAGTCTGTCTGACAAGTTCATCTTTAAGATCATACTCAACTCTATTTATTGGTGGTTCAGGCATTTCCATTGCATGAGCTATATCAGCTTGAAGTGTAAACCACATTGTTGCTAATGTAATTGTAAACCCTACAATCATACCTATTGTTTTTAAATCTAAAGTTACTTTAGTTTCTTCTCCTATCTGTGGTGCCTGTTGTGCCATTATTTATTATTTAAATGAAAAGTTTAAACCTATACTACTTTGGTATAACTCACTATCCCAGAATTTACCATATTCTCCTTCTATAAAGACACCAAAGTTTTTACTTAATTTCCATCCTAGATTGATACCTAGATTGTAATCTTCCCATTGTTCATGCTGTGAGTCTTCTATTAGTCCGCCTTTACCCCAGTTGTTTCTATTTAAATAACTAAAGTCCTCATCCCCAGTAATATATGTGTGATTGGGTAATATATAATTAGCATAAGCATGTAACCAAAATTTACTCTTATAATGATAGAAGTCAAAACCTACTATAGGTGCTATCTCTCCAAATTCACTAATAAGGTCCCATTGTTCATTATTATATCTATTAATAAGATCTCTAAATACTGAATTTCTAAAATCTAAATCTGAGTATGCCACTATATTTCCGTCTGCATCTTTCCAAATCCAGTCTTGTCTTTCTTCACCTGTGGTCACATCCGTGTAAGTTGTATAATGATCTGTGTATCCATATTCAAAACCTAAAGAATACCATGGATTAATAGGGTACTCAACAACTTCACCTTCAGGTGTTGTAAATGTTTCTGTTTCATTCAACCATATTTCAATGGGGTTATATCCGTAAGCACGCTCATGAGTACGGTAGATAGCACCAGCTGAAATACTAAACTTTTTTCCAATAGGCAAGCGTAGTCTGGCCTCAGCAGACTTATAGTTTAGGTTAATACTTCCTACTTCTCTTGATTCAGCTTTAATTATATGATATTTACCTGTATGCTTAACAAATATTCTATGATTATTGAATTCTTCTCCACGGAGTCTTTCTTTTTCTATGTGAAACTGATACTCTAATCCTGCTAGAGCAGAGGTTGGTGCAGTAAATGCCAGTTGTTGTTCTGTACCATCATACCAATTTCTTGGTTTTCTTTCATAGCTAAATCTGGCCAGCTTTCTGATTCCAAATCCTATTCTATAATCAAAGTCATAGTACTCTGTTACATCTACTACACGGGGTATACCATAAAGATCTCCTTCATCAGGTCTCTCTACAAAAAAGTCTTGTCTGCTTGTCTGATAGGAATTACGTGCATCACCTGCTGCATATACAGTTCCATACTGTAAAAAGTCTTGGTATAATGCCTTGAAGAACTTACCTTTTTCTTTTACTTCTTGTGAGTGAGAAGCATTAGGTAAAAACAAAAGTAGTATAAAAACCAACAGACTTAAATAGTTTTTCATATTTAAAGTTTAATATTAATCTAGTTTAATGTTGGTCTATAAATATAATATACAGATAAAAGTTTAAATTTCTAAATATTAAACCTGCAAATTTGTCTTATTTAATAAAGAAATCTTCCATAGTGGAGTAACTACGCCATTTATTAAACGTATGTAATATTGGTAATGCATCTCCCCAGTTTTTCCATAATTTTAATTTACCTTTTCTTTTTCCTTGTTGATAGTATACATCTTTGTTAGCTTTAACATCTAAGTCACTTTGTACCATATAGTAAAAAGGTGTTTCTAAAGTCATCCATAGTGCCTCTGATAATTCTCCCATTGTTCTTGTTGAAGCAATAGGTGATTTAACCATTTGCATTTGTTGAGTACCACCAGCTATAGGAAGGAACATTACTAATTCAAATAAAGTTCTATCTGCTTGATATTTTACAACATTTTTCAAACGTTTAACTGTTTCACTATCATCATCATCACCAGATAAAATAGAGCTAAAGATTATTGAAGTTATTAATACACTCATCATAATACCTATCTCACCCATAGTTCTATAAAAACCTTGAAGTTTATTCATAGCTCTTTGGTCTTTGTTACCACCCTCTCCAGTATACCCATAGTCTGCTAAAAAACCATCTTTATAGTTAGTTCTGATTTCTCCTTTTTTAACCTGCTCAAATACATAACTTAAAAACTTCATAAAGGATACATATCTACCTTCCATAAATCCTAAGTTTTCATCAAAGTATTCTGTTTGATATCTTGCTCTAATTGCAGGAGCAACCCACTTATGAAATTGTGCAGCCAATTTACCAACAGTAATAGATTGCATAACCATTCTATCTTCTTTAGCATAGTTACCATGAATCTGTTTATTGACTTCTCTTATTTCATTTCTAATATCATATCTTATTTTATTATACCATTTTTCAAAAGAAACATTACCTTCAGGATTAAATGTATCTGACTTACCATTTATTCTAATAATAGTATCAAATCCAGGTCTTAATTCATTTTTATGTGTTTCTGGATTATAATCAAAGGCATCATAAAATGAAATTTGTTCCTCAGTCTTACTATTTTTTACTTGCGTATCAATCAAAATAGCCATACCATTTTTTGTTTGTACATTATATTCTGCCGCATCCTGTAGTATATAACCCCACTCAGCTGCACGTGCAAACCAACTCTTATTATTTGATGTTGACTCTGTCTGTTCACGCAATTGAGACATGGGGTCCATCATTCTAAAAGAATCTACAAAAGCTTCATATTTACTATTAGGCTTAGTAGAATCATATGAGCTAACATTTGCTCCTGGTATTAAGCCTACAGTAATTAAGTTTCCAAAATCTTTAGCACCTGTATGAGAAGTTCTATAAATTAAATCAGGAATTGCTCTTTTGTTAAATATCATTTCAGCTCTAACGTAAGCTGATCTGCTATAGAATCTACCCCCTAATGCTTCAATAGCATTATTTATTCTACCAATAACATAGTTATTAAAGTTACCAAATGGATTAAATGCTACATATGCTAATGAAGATATTTGTATAAGTCCATCTGCAATTTTATCCCAAGCACCCTTACTTACATTTTCGTTATCATAGTAAACCATGCTCATAAACTTTTTAGCACGTCTGACTATGTTTGCTTCTACTTGTGTTTCAGATTGTTTCTTACCAATTTTTTTAAATACTCCATTAATTACCTTACCTAAGTCTAAAGAAGGATCAGAATCCCCATATTCTCTTTGTCCAATCACCTGCAGATAGGCTCTTAACGTATCTTCTATTTCACCCATAACAGAATAATTTTCTGCCATTGCTGTAAAAGCTAAAATACTTTCTCCTAAATCTGTATTTATTTCACCAACAGTTGGAGTTGCTTCTAGTTGTTGGACCTTACCTCTTAGTGCATACATTTTTTCTTTATACTCATCTTTTTTAATATTCCCTTTCTTACGTTCTTCTTTTAAATCAGATATTTGTTTTTCTAATTCTACTATTGCCTCTGTATCTTTCGGACTACCCACATAATAAATAGGTAATGAAGAAACAATATTTCCTAATTCATCTGTAACAATTGTCTTTTCACTATAAGTTCCTGTAAATGCACCCCAAGCTTCTTTACTAATAATTTTGCTAAAGACTTTATTTACAAAAGTAGGTTTCTTAGTCATGTCTTTAATAAACTTATCCTTCTGTAGTGGTACCTTATTTATCATCATTGTTCTTATACCTGGGTCTAGTTTGGATAATAACTCATCTTGATATAAGTCCAGAACAATATTTTCATAAAATTCTTTTTGTGCAACACCTAATGCATCTGTAGGATTCATTATTTCTATATATTGCTTACTCATCATATTAGTGCCATCTGCTGCTACATCTCTAACCTCTATAAACTCTGGCTTAACAAAAGGTCTGCTAGGCTTAACATTTTCAACAACCACACCATTAAATTTACCATCAACTTTTATTGCCTTTGTATAAGGATTTGGAGTTTGATAATATTTATTTTCATATACTGCAAACTCTCCAGTACCCACATACTTATTTCTAACCAACCAATATCCAGGGGATCCTTCATTTCCCGGATTCCATACTTCATACTTATCTCTAGCATTTTTAAACTCTTGTGTATATTGATGATAATTACCTGCTACAGGCTGACCAGTTTCTGGATCTTTTTGTTCAGCTCTTAAAAATAATCCAAAGTCTTCTTTAGCTTGAGCAAGCCTAATGTTGTTTTTTATATCTTCTTCAGATGCTACATCTAAATCACTTACAGGTGCATAAACATATTTTGTACCTGTGTTATCAGATAAAGGTGCATAAAATTGTGCTTTAAGTATATCATACTGTGCACCAATTCTTTGAACAATATCATTTCTAATACCACCTTGATCATCTTGTGCAAAGGCAAACTTAAATGCTTCTTTTCCTTCAAGTCCTGATAGTTGTAATACTGGGTTGGCAAATCTAGCAATTCTATCTTTTTGTAATTGTACTTGATCTAATAATTCTTGATTTTTAGATTTAAACATTTTTGCCATAAGCGCTAACATTACATCTGGAGATGTATCCATATCTCTTGTTTGTAACTCAGTGCCGTTTATATCTTTAGTATATCTAATAAGCTCTTCTAAATTTTCTTCAGTAAATAAACTATTGATACCACCATAATCTCTATTAGATCTTGCCTTAATATCTGCCTTTACAAAATCATCTACAGCAGTTCTAATAATAGGAGGTTGATCTCCAACACCTTCCTTTAACTCATTCAATAAACTTGTTAATCTAAAATATAAAGACTTCTGTACAGCATTAAGATCTTTGTTATCTTTCAATTGATGTAGTCCTCTGAAAGTCGCTGCAAATCTATTATAATTTAAAACATATGTTATGTAGTTTCCATCATCCATATTACTAGGATCTAAAACATACTCTTTAAATGCTTTAATTTCATCTATAGAGTCTTTTAAAAATGATGTGTATGCTGAACTTGCTTTTATACCACCTTCTTGTAATGCATAACCTATGTAAGATATATGCATTGCAATTCTATCTCTTTGCTCAAGTTTAGTTCTATTTCTAAAGATATTACTTCTTATAGCTTTTTCAGCTTCTTGTACTGATATAAGACCAATTCTAAAATTTTCTAGTGCAGCAAGTATAGAATTATATTCTGGATATACTTGTTTATTTATAGTACCTTCTTCATCACTAAAGTCTTCATCTTTTCCACGGTAAGGTTTGTTAGGATCCCCTTGTGTTTGTCTATCAAGTTTATCTGCTTCAAAATTATCTAATGTTGCAGGTATAATTTTATTTATTTGAGGTTTGAATTGACCTGGTGGATGTTTTGTCACACCTTCAAACTTAATAGTACCAAAAGTTTTATCCTTTACAATTTTTATACCTTTTTCATTTCTTAATGTCTCACCGTCTTTAGTTTCATACACATCTTTTATTCCTGTACTAAAATGTAAAGTAACTACGTCAGATCCGTCCTCACTAAAATCAAATTCATATCCCATATTCTCCAACATCCTTCTATAGAGATTTACCTGAAACATTTGTTGAGTCTTTAAGGTCATACTATCCACACCTGCATTAAATACTAAACTACCACTTTGTTCAGGTTTGAATGGATATGATGTATCGCTATATGGATTTATAACTGGATCCCCTACCTTCTGACCTTTTCTCTTCTCATATATACTATTCTTAGATGTTTTAAGATCTAGTATTTTAATCTTACCTTCTTCTGTAATAATTATTACATCAGCTGTACCTGCAATTTCAGTTGCCTTATCAAAAAGAGTAACTTGTGTTAACATGATTGAGCCAGCAGGCCTAAATGTATCTAATGCAGTTTCCAAAGCAATTGATATTCTAGTTACATCTTCAACTTGCATTTGATCTAAAGAAGCTTTTAGTACTCTAAGTTGAAATGATTTTGTTCCTGCAATTGATGAATCCTCTGGAGACTGTGCAATTTCTTTTTCTAACTTATCTATTTTTAATTTAGTATCCTTAGTAATGTTCTCTAACATTTGTTCTGGAGTAAATAAAATAGAATTTGATTGCATATTAGTTACAACATAATCTAATAATGCATCTACTTGATTACCTACTTCTATTTCTAAAGTAGCATCATAATCTATCTGTAAATCACCTTTGATAACATTAGTTACTGATCTGTATTCTTTACCTGTGTTTAAGTTATAATATTTATGGTCTGGTTCGTTTAATGCTACTATATCAGTAGGGGTATCCACATTTGCATTTACAGCTAATGTAGATACTTCTTCATCTAATTTAGTAGATACCATAGTCATTCTATCTACTAGAGTTCTCTGCAGTGAGTTACCTTTACTTTTAGCAGCATCAACTTGTTTTTGTTTTTCATTTGATAAACTAAATCTCACTCTCCCATTAGTAGGTACATCAAGTTTGAACTCTATTCCTTCTGTATTTAGAAGTTTAGCAATATCTGTAAGAGTTGTATTAGGATTTATTGCTGTAACTGGTATAGCTCTACCGGTAAGATATTCATTTAAATTCTTTATAACTCCACTGAACCATTCTAAAAAATCTTTTATCTTATCTAAAAAAGATTTGGTTGGTTTAGTTTCATATTCTCTTTTAAAGTGTCTAGTTAATGCTTGCGTTACTATTTCTATGTTTCTATCTGTCTCATTAAAACCCCTATCATTATTATAAGTATCTTTTATTTCTTGCACCATTGATGGAAATGTTTTGCTAGCCTCAGCTAATAAACCATCATATAGTTCTTTATTATCTAATCTAACAGACTCTATAAAGGGGTGCATCATTTCTTCTATAGCAGTTTCATCTGTAACTCTTCCTTGAATTAAATAAGCTGTGCCATCTACATAAAATGAGTTTGCGTCTTGTTTTATTGAGTTAGGAAATGATTTTAGTAGAACATTTGCTTGACCGGGTGTAATCATTTTTACTTTTATACCAGGGAATAACCTCATAAGATGAGTTACAACTGCTCTTGATCTAGGAGTATCCCACCCCCTTGATTTATCTATCATATCTTTAGGAGAAAACATATCGTCATTTACAGTAACTCTAAATGATTCTTTTGTTCTTGTAAGGCTAATTGTATCTTGAGGAATATTATTTATATCTAAATATCTTTTTAACCTTTTAACGTTAGATTGCAAAAACATTTCATCATATTCTCTTGTAGCTGGATTTGAATTGTTTACATAGAAAGAATCTTTAAAGTTATGACCTATCCTTTCTCTGCGTAAATTAGATAATAAAGACTCACCAAATAGTTTTTGCTTTAAAGAGAATGATTTTTTCTTTTGATTTAAATAAGTTTCAACTTCAAAAGGTGTTGGAAAAACATTTGTATTATTTACATCTTGCCAACCATTAATAATATTATTAGTGTCTATTTCACTTTTATATATATTATTAATTATCTGATAACCCGGATCATTTATATTAAAACACTTAGCCATAATTTATTTTTTTAATATACATTTTTTAACATCCTCAACATAGTCTTGTTCACTTTCATACTTCAAATTCTTATCATTAAACTTACCAATAAATTTCTTAAACGTTCCTGCTCCTTGAGCTCTCATAATTTTTCTATTTTCTGCACTAGGATTTATTGTGTCTGTCCAAAAATTATAAAGTACAGGATAGATCTCTTCCAAAGATAACTTTAATTCATTAAATAAACTAGTTTGTGGGTCAGTCATTTCTGGATTAGATGTATCCACATCTTCAATAGTATATGCTTGGCGCTCATCTTCTTCTACTGCTTCTGAGTTAGCACTAATTTGTTCTGCTAGTTTAGCAGTATCTTCTATATTAGTTTCTTTTGCTTCAGGATCTAATTTAACTTTTATTCCAGAATCTTGCATTGGTGTTCCTTGGACAGCTGTAATATTACTATTCTGCTGTTTTAATGCCATTTCCTTTACTGCATTCTCATAGCTTGATATAGGAGCCATACTTTCTCCAGGCATTATATCACTAGATTTTTGATTTTCTGATCTATATTTATTTAAATCATTTGTTGATATTAAATCACCAAACATAAAACCTATACCATTTTGTCTAGGAGAACCTTTAGTTGATTCAAGAGAATAAGTGACAGTCATTTTTTTCTGTATATCTTGAACATCCCATTCTTCCATTGCCACTGCTCTACTAACTGTAGGTCCGTCTTCACCTTGTACTAAATAATTAAATGAATACAATCTAGGGCCTCTGTAAAAACCTTTATCATTTCTTATAGGTTCAATACCAAGATCTCTATAATATTCTAACCAGTCAACAACTAATGATTGAGTACCTTCAGGAGTTATTTCAATAGAAACACCCACATCAGAACTACTCAAAGTAAATACTTTATCATTTGATGCAGCAGCAACAGTATATCCTTTTATAAATTCATTTATTAAACTTCTTATATCCTGTCCAAACACAGTGTCTATAGATTGTTTACCTCTTAGTGCATCATTAACTGTATTTACATGTGATAAATATTTATTTAAAATGTAAGGGTTTACAGCATCTAATAAAGTTCCATAACCAATCTGTAGACCATCTTTTACCATCATATAACTAACAAGATTCATTGCGTCTTGTCTAGTATTAGGTGACCCATATAATCTACTAAATCCATTTTGTAAGTCAACTTTCATTAGAGAGTTCATCACTCTAAAAGTATTTGCCTCAGCTAAATTAAGCCCTGACTTACTGTTTTTAGAATCTGTAACTATTAAGAATCCATTTAAGAAATCATTATCAACTCCTTCTGGTGTTTCTTTTAATCTATTTACAATATCAACAATGTTTTCTTGTTTAGATGGATATAATATATCATTTGTTAGTCCTCCAACCACATGACTCTCATTCTCCATCATATTATTTCTATAACCTTTAATGGTTAAGTATGATAATAAATCTAATGATATCTTGTCAAGCATCTCTTCATTGGTGGCTTGATTAGTTAAATCCATTTGATCAGCTATTAAACTCAATATCTCTTGAAAATCTATAGATGATCTAAGAAATGTAGCAGGTAATAAATTATTAGTTAGTAAATTAAAACCTTCTATGTATGTACCATGCCATGTATTAGGACCAAAGACTTTATTTAGATTTATTGGTGCATCTTTATCAAAAAGCTTTTCAATTTGTTTTTTTCTTCTTGATATATTCTGCATTGATTTACCAAGACCTTTTGTTAATCCAGTAACTGCAGCCATATTGTTAGTAAACTCTTGTAGTCTACTTGCTTTTGCAAACTCTCTTAATATAGAAAGATCTACATCATAAAATTCTGCTGGATCTAAATTTTCATTATAATTTGCATTAATATAATCAGACATCATTTCTGAAGTCAACTTAGGAACTGAAGGCTTTTTGTCATCAAAAGTATTAAGAATAACAGCAAATGCTTTCTTTATTTCTTTATTTACTCTGTATGGTGAGTAGTTAGATTCTGATGCATTCTTATACACTTGTCTTATTGTTGGTGTATTTATTAATAGAATAATAGTTTCCATTGGCATACCCAAACTTAACATATTCATTGCTAAACTTGTAGCATGTTTGTTAAATCCTGCCTTTCCAACAAATCTATTAGTTGGATTATCTACTGTCATACTTACAATAGCAGCTTTACCATCTTGATTTATTTTTGCTTGTTCAACAGATCCTGGGTCAAAACTATTATAAGTAATACCATCTATTATAGGAGTAAATGTTTTATCAGTAATTTCACTTCCAGCCTCAACTAAATTACTAAGATATAAGTTAGGCAATACAGATGCCCCAATAGATGCCCCTTTGTTGTCTTGGAATGCAATTGCTTGACCTAAAAAACTACTTGGATCATAAGGTGTGTCAGCTCTTTTATCTCTAAAGTAATTGTTTGAATCTAATCCTATAATTTTTTGTTCTTTTTCCTCAAGTAATTTAAGTGCAGCATTAATTGGCTCTTCTGAGGTTGGCGTGTAAGATATTGGGTTGTTCCCAGTTGTCATACTTTCATTACCTACTAAAGCAAACTTATAATCTAATAACTGATTGTTGAAGGGTGCCTCAAACGGATAACCATATTTTAGTTTGTATTCTGAATATTGTGCAGGAGATATAGGAAGTCCAAGTACAGCTAAAGCCTTTGCAGTATCTAATAGCATACCACCCCCCTGTTTGTCTATTGGGTCAGTAGCAATATCTATTACAGCTGAATCAGGTGAGCTATCTATTCTAGCATCTAATTCATTGTTACTATATAACTCAAATACTGATTGTAGCTGTGATCCCTTTGCTTTAACTAATCTATTAGAATATCTAACATACTCTAAATACTCTTCTCTTTTATTTTTAGTCTTTCCATACTCCTTGAATACACCATCTTGTACATAAAAATCTTTTATATGTGCAAATGTTTTATCTCCATCATGATCTGAACCTGCAATTTCTATTAACTCTTGAGCATACATTCCAACTGAACCCATAGCTGTAGGCATAAAGTCTACTAATAAAGATGGTGTAGATGAATGAAAATCATCTGTAGGAATACGTACTGCAAATTGTCTAGCTATAACATTTGGAATAGGAGCATTAGTATTTTCTATAAGATCCCTTACTGAAGAATGATGAGCTGGCATTTGCATTTCCATAGCTCTTTCACCCGTGTAAGAATTAGGATTTTTAGGGTTACTATATACAGGCACCACTCTTAATCTATCAAGTACTATATAACCTTTAGCTGGTATGTTACCAGGTGTTAAATCTTGTAAGTCTTTCTCTACAGTCAAACCTAATCTATCAAAAACTTTATCTCTAACAATTTCTGATCTAGTAGGTATTGTTTCTCCATTAACTATTTCTACATCATATACTCTTCTATATTTTTTTACCCCAAATGGTGAAACTAAAGTCAGCTTAACCATAGGTACTTTTTGAGAAAATACACCTTTAGCAAAATAATTTAAAAACAATTGTTCAAACTTAGGTGCAGTAATTGGGTTATTTAAATTATAATTTTGTTTACCATCAACACTTGAAAAGAATTCTAATAAGTTAGTACTTGTCTTACCTGCTTTTAAACTCTTCTCAGCAAATTTTAAAAATGCTGCTAGCTTAGGAGTAATGTCTGTGTTATTAGATATATTAAAATCATTTACAGCACTTTCAAATTCATATATTAAATTTCTTTTATTATTAAAACTTAGTTTAAACTTTTTGGTCTTTACTTCATTGTATGCTGTTATGATTTGTTTTAAGTCTAAAGCATCACCGTTTAAATCTCTAAGTCCTGGTACTTTAGTCTTATAAAACTGAACTGGAATATTAGTAATTATTTCAGCTATCTGTGTTGGATCAGGACCTTCTAATTGATTTGAAGGTGTAATCTGCTGTAACCTCATATGTTTAGCAGATAAAGTTGAGTGAGGAAGAACTTCCAATGCTCCTATATTATCATTTATATCACTCAGTGGTACAACTCTCATTTTTTCTGCCTTACTAGCACTCAATGGTCCAGCAACTGTAATAGTATCTTTACTAGCATCAATCTTTTCCATTGCTACTCTTAAGTTATGAAGCGTCAACATACCAGGTTTAGCCTCCCAAACTTGAGTTACTGGATTTAAATTAGAAGTGTATTCTTTAAATAGTGTAGTTATTGTAAATTTTAAATACTTTTGCCCATCAAAATATGCATACTTTTTAGAGTTAACCATATCCTTGTCCTGTACTAGACCTATTGGGGTTTCTTCATTACCAAAATATACAGAAGACTGATATGATTCTGACAGCCCATCTTCCATAGCATCAAGTAATTGAGCTTGTCCTGTACTTAAAGAATCAGTACCAAATTTTAAATGTCTAAATCCTTTAACAGTAGTATATCCTTGTGCATCAGCAATATCAATATTATTTTCTATTGGCTCTTCAAATAATATATAACTAATATCATCTGTTGTATGTAATATTCCTTTCTTAGTATCAATTACTTCTGAGTATGCTGGTGTACCCGCATTGTTATTTCCTTTAGCTCTTTTAGTTATATCTGCAGAGCTTTTAAATAACCTTGCTTGATCACCATGTTGTGCTTCATTAAACGCAGCTGCATTTAACTTTTGATTAAAAAATATTTGTCTTAAGTTATATCTAGCATTTGTTGGTATTAGATTTAATGATTCTGAAGATTCATTTACATTGTTTCTACTTACACCTTCAGCAACCACTAGTCCATCTTTTACCTTTTTGGAAATTTCATCATATATATTTTCATCAATAAGATATTGAACATAATCACTATATTCATTATTCAATTGAGTTCTTATATCTTCTCTGATTTGACTTAATGTATAAGGTGTAAATTTAATAGCATCATCAAAACTAATAGTATTACGGGCTTGGCCTTGATCATAAGCTACTTTAGATAATTCATTTTTAAATTCTTGACTAAGTAAAGTGGTATTATTAAAGAAGCTAAAGCCCCTCCCCCCTACATCATTATAACCTAACACTGTTTCTGTAGCTGTATCAATATTTGATTCTCTATTTATTCTAGTAAACTCATTTTTAATACCATCTAAGAATAAATCTAATGTCTCATCAGTTATGATTGCATTAGATCCTTCTACCGTTTTTATAACAGGTAATCCAATTAATTCAGAAGTATTAGATGCCTCCATTACTTTAGGAAATATAGGAGCAATAGCAGACTCATTACCTTGACTGTCTATTACAGTATCTACTCTACCACTTTTAGTATTAAAGAATGCCGTATATAAATTAATTTGAGTTAATGAAAATTCTTTAGGTGAAAAGTTTCCATATGTTTGTGTTCTAAAGTAATCTGTATTATCAATAGATACTCCATCTTCTACATTACTTTCTGATAGTGCTCCAGAAGCAACTTTTGAACCTTCCATTCTAAGCATTCTTATTTGTCTATCCTGACTCATTTTCTTAAATGCCTCGCTATTAAGTAAAAAATTCTGTTCCTTATATGGATCTGCTAGAAGATTATTATAAAAGTCTATATTATTTAGATTATTGACAAACAATAAATTAAATGTAGGTTTCTGATGAGCATAAACAAGATCACCATTAGAATTTCTATGTATGGTTGCTCCAACTGTTTCATCAAAAGGTGCATTTGCTATAGATAGTTCTCTAAGTCTACCTAGTATACCACCTTTCTCATCAAAAATATCTTGGTTAGACTGCAGTTGCTCACTCAATAAAGACATTGTACTAAAGTCACTCCCTGTACCACTATCTTGAATTACTTTAGCATCTGAATATAGTTTCTTTAAAGACTTTTGTTTTTTTGTTTTTCCATTTCTATTTTGCAACAGACTTACTTTGATAAACAAACTGCTTAATTTAATTCCAACATTATCATACAAATCTTGTGAGTATGCTTTAGACATTTTATCTAATGCCTTATCTGTCATTTCATTAGAACCTTTTAGAGCTTTGTCAAAATCTTTTATTTGATTTATAACATTTGTGGTTTTATTAGAGTCTGCTCTTAATTTTCTTTTAGCAACATAATAAGCTTGTTGCCACCTGGTAAGTTGTGAATTAATATCATCTTTTTGAGATGCTGTATAAATTCTTACATCTCCAGCTAATGATCTTTCTACAAATAAATAGTCTAGCCTTACATTAGTAAAGCCATTTATAAATGATTGAAGTAAGCTAGAGTTTTGTATTTCTGCCGGAAAGGATTCATCTGTTAATAATGATTCAGAACTATAACCAACATCATGTAAAAGCTTTCTAACTATAGCACCTCCCTGTACGTTATCTTCTCCAAAGAAATACATACTCTTTAAAAAGTCAAGTGGATTAGTAATATTAGATGTAGATTTTAATATTGAATTAAATGCATCTACAAAATCTACAGGAACAATTATTCTTTCACCTTTAGTTAAATACTCATTTCCAAAGAAATCTTTTTCAGATACTGAAGTTAAAGCTATATATTTTCTTACATCAGAAGGAATAGCTTTTAAACCACCTATCAGTGATGCATCTAGATCATATTGTGATACAGTTCTAACTCCAACAGAATCTTCAACATTATCTATATTCTCTTCTTGAATGACAGATTTATCTGTTATCATTTCAAGTAAATTATCCGCTTGCTCTATAATTAAAGTAGAATAGTTTAAAAATGCAGACTCAATTTGTTTTAACTTTTCCTTTTGTTCATCTGTCTTTAAATCATTGACTTCATTATTAGGACTATATAACCATTGATAATCATCTACTACTTCATCAAATATATCTTTAGGGTTATATGGTAACTCAGCTTTTGCTGATCTTGCCAGGTAGCTTGCCGCTATACCTCTGACTATCATATCAGCTATATTTCCATCTAAGTAATCAAAACCTTCTGTATCTTTAACAACTATCTTTTTAAAAGGCACCAATGCATTAGCAATTATAGGCCCGTCATTTAATACTGACTCAGTAAATTCATTACTCACTACTGATGCATTTTTATATTTACCTGCATCAATATCTTCAAAAGTTCTTTGTAATTGTGAAGTAGTAAACCTATCTATAAAAGCTTTTATAAATTCAATTATTCTATTAAATAAAGATTTTACTTCTGTATTTGTATTAGTATTCCTTGGATTTATTTTGAACTTATCAAACTCATCAGACATGTACTCTTCATAGTATAATTTTTCTAACTGCTTTCTACTCATATCACTATAAGTATTTGCTGAGTTCTTAAATTTTTGTAGTTCTTTCTCAAAGCTTTTACCTTCAGCTCTAAGTTTTGCTCTTACTTCTTTTCTGGCTACAGATTGTAATCTCTTTTGTTGTTCTGGTGTAAGTAATAATCTATATACAGCATGAAAAGCTTCATGATATTTAAATGGATTTTGTGCTCCTGTATAAATTGTACCTTTTACATTTAATCCACCGGCTAAATCATTTAAATACATTTGAAAAGCACCTACCCTAACTCCTCCAGCTTTCATATTATCACCTAATACTGCTATGTCTTCTATGCTAATGAAGTCTGGTAATATTCTTTCAGCCTCCATCATAAAATCATTAATATTAACTATATCAAGATCATCAAATACTGGAGTAAATACACCACTTAGAATTTTGTTAACTAACCCTTTATCTTGTCTATCTCTTTCTTTTAATAATTTCTGATACTCTTCATTTTTTTGTAAAGTTTTAAAATGATCTCTTGGTGCTACACCCTCTAACAAGGATACCTTTAACTCTTCAATTTGAATGTTGATATTATTTTGTTTAACAGGTAATCCTGGTTGCTTACCATCTCTAAACATTAGCCAGCTAGATTTATTATTTCCAACTTGTGGGATACTACCATCTAATCTATCTTGAATATAGTCAACTATAATACCCATTTTGTCCATAGAAAAATCATAGTCTTTGGTTATTCTTTTCAGAACCATTTCTCTACCTTTTTCTAGTGTTATCTTTCCGTTCTTTATGCCTTTATCTATTGTCTTTATGTAACTCTCTATAGATTTATCTTCTACAGCTTTTTCATCAGAATTTAAATATATGATATCACCATTGCTGTCTTTCCCTTTAGTCTTAGTTCCAAGAGGTTGGGTACTATTACCTCTCCTTGCAGCACTTTTTGCTTCATATAACTGAGTAGTAAGGCTCTTAAATTTAGCTCTATTTTTATCAGAAACCTCTCCTGTAACAGGATCTCTTAAAGCTCGAATCTGTTTCTCAACAGTAGATACAACATCATCAAACTTTTGATTTGGATTAGTAGAAGCTGTTGTAGGATTAGGAGCAATAGCTACTTTCATATCAATAATCTCTGAATTAGTGTCGTATATACCTTGTTCTCTTAGAGAAAACTCTCCACCTCTTCTTTTGACTTCTGCTATTTGATCTAAGAATGCAACTGGTACAGGGACATTACCTTCAACCATATCAGTATATTCTGTCTCAGTTATATCTAGTACACTATTCTCTGCTTCATTACTAGTTCGTGCTGGAGTTTGTAATACTGGTCCTATTGGTTTACCAGAATAAGGTTCAGTCATCTGAAAAGTCCCTGATGCATTTGCTGCATCTGGTACACCTCTACCAGCATCTATCCCTGCTGAGTTAGCATTTAATCTTACCTTCTGTCCTTTAAATACATTTGTTGCAGTTTTTGTTGTAGTCTTATCTAATATCTCATCATATGTAGCATCTTCAGGAAATCCTTTACTAAACTTAGCAGGGGTAATCACCACACCAGTAGATTCTATTTCTTCATTTAATCTACTAATTAATGTAACAAGTTTTGCTTCTACAGAAATCTTAGGATCATTTACTTCATCTCTTGTTAATTTTGGTGTTTTTGTAGCTACATCTTTTTTATTATTTTTATCATACAATTGCATTTGTACTTCCCCATATGGGTTTACTTGTATAGATACGGTATATCCACCTTTATTACTTTTAATAAATATGTCCCGTGCTATTTCATCATTAAATTTATTATTAAACGTAGAACTTTCTTGTTGAACCTTTGTTTTACCTTTGTTGTCTTCTTGCTTTTTTTCTGCTTGATCTATTAAATCAAAAGCTAACTGACTAAACTCATCAGATGTTAGTTGTTTTGCTTGCAATGTTGCAAAACCATATGTACCATTTGGTGCTTTAACAATTAAATAATATCTATCTGTTCCATTCAGTATTTTATCTTCATATATTTGTTGTGATTTTAATCCACTTACTGTATCATCTATTAGTTTTCTTCTTTCTTCTACTCCAAATTCAGGATCATTATCTACTGAAGTTATTTCATTTATACTTTTAAATTGACCTTTATTTCTTTTTACATCAAAGATAAAAGTGTCTCCTTCTTCATTTACAAATTGATATTCTAATTCAGATACTGGTTTAGGTACGTTATCAAAATCTATTATAGCACCAGTCAGTACTGTTCTAATATCAAAATTAATCATGTCTTCAGAATCAAAAGAAATTGATATTTTATTATTATCACCTAATAGTTTTCCAGCTTGTGTTGCTATCAAAATATTAGTGGTAAACATATCTTGTACGCTTTGAACTAATTCATTATCTTGCATTCCTTCTGGAAAGGTTGCATTGTTAATTATATTTTTAACTTCTTTAATAGTAATATTTCTAGGGTCAAGACCTAAAGATTCTGGCGTAGGTTTGATTGCATAATTACCATTATCCACATATCCAAAAACCACCCCTTCTTCTAATGCTCCTAAGTTTTCTTTTTGTAACTTATCATTAACCTTATCCAATAAGATTAGAGGCAGACTAAACCCAATTTTATAAACTGATACAGCTTGAATTAATTGAGGGTTAGGTTTCTTTAAAGTTGGATTAGTAGGAATTACATATGGTCCTTTTATTTCACCTGATTTAGGATCTCTTTCAATAACTAAATTAAGTGTTTGTATTTCTTCAGCACTCAGACTACTAAGTATAACTGCTAATCTACGTTGTGCTCTACTAAATTTATCTGGTAATGATTGCTCATTGTCAAAAACACGTGGATAGATTTCTACATTTTTACCAAAATTTAATTTAGCAAAATCATCAGTCAAAGCTTGAACATCTCTTTCTTGAAGTGTATATTCAGATCTAAAGTTACCTAAACCTACTGATCTCATTGGTTCTACATCAGCTGGATTTTTATCATTATCTTCTTTTTTTCTAAGGAGAATTCTTCCTTTATCACTCACCATTTTTGGTGTACTCTTAACTAACCACTCTTGTCCATCTCTATCTATTACAGTCTCACCTAAATGAATAGTATAACCATCAAATAAATATGCACTATCATCAGGCATTAGAGAGTCTAAATAATTTAATGCATCACTCGCACTATCCGCTGTATTATATATTCCAGCTATAAAACCTTTAAATTTTTTAGGTAAAAGACTAAGTACATCTTCTTTTAAAGGATTATTATTTTTATCTCTTAATTCAAAATATGGTTCAGGATCTATATCAACTTTAGTTACATCAAACTTAGTACCTTGCATGAAAGGACCTTTACCTTCATTTGCTGGACGAGCAGTCTTAGAAACTGGTGCTCCATCTGAATCATCAATAATATCATTTAATGTTAATCCTGCTTCTGATAATAATTTTTGTACAATGGGGTCTTCTATAGCCTCACGTGTCAATAAAAATTCTGCAAAGCCTTCTTCATTTGTAACTTGCCTTTCACTTACAGTAATCTTAAAAGTGTTTCCTTCTGAATCTTTACTATCATAACCTTGTGCCCATACTTTTTTTATATTATTAAATGTTGTTTGAATAAGTTTTGCCTCTTCACTTGATCTCCATTTATTAAAACTATCTACTGGTTCGTTTTTGGAAGATGTTAGTGCTGCATATTTATTATAACTCCTATTTAATAAACTATTAAGCATTGGTGTATTGTTTGGTTTTTTTAATACAACGCTTATACCCGCATCACTTAATATTTCTTCTTGTTCTTTATTAGTAACTTCACTAACCTCTGCTTCACTAACCTCAGCATCATTTTGTGCTTGATCAGACTTGCTAACCATACGGTTATAATTTGCTATAATAGCTTGAATTTTTAACCACTTAGCCTTATCATTTGTAGCATTGATTTGACCATACTGAGTAAAGAAGTTTTTTAACACAGATGAATCTCCTGTCTGCAGGAACTCAGCTGATTCATCTCCAGCTACAACTACATCTTCTTGAGACATTAGTTCATTAATTAACTTATTTGCTAACTGTATGTCAATATATTTTTCAAGATTCTTTTTTGTTGTTTCATAATTATTTTCAAATCTTTCTTCTACTACTGATAATGTTCTATTATATATCTCATCAAAGTTTTCAGGCTTCATTAAATATAGTAAAGCTCTATTGTATATTCCTATGTTACCATCTAAATATGTATAGTCTATAATATCTATTAGTGCTTTACGTACTTCTGTTGGATCTACAAAAGTTTGAGTTAACCCATCTTTCTGGGATTGACTTGCTAAAAATTGAACATAAGCTTGAAAAGGTTTTTCAATTGTTTTCATCTTACGTCTATCAAATGGCCCTTTACCATCCTTGGTTCTATTTTTTGGATTTATAATAGTAGTAAAAAATTTAGCTATTAAATCAAGTTTTTTTGTTTTAAAGGCTAAATCTTTTTTTACCTTATCAGTTTGCTCTCCAGCCTTTAACAAACTTATTTCATCTGTTAAAATCTGCATTTCCTTTACTAAACTTTCTTTGCTAGTTAAAACTGTTAAATCACTAGCAGACATATTTTTAAATAGTGGTTCATTTTGTAATCTACTATTGATAGATGCAGCTCTCTCAGCAGCTCTAACCATAGAGTTCTTGGTAAACATAAGAAGCATTCTTGAATGATCCCATGCTCTGCTTTGTAATACTGCTCTTTTATAATCTTCTGATTCAGGTGGATATTGCGCTGGATTAAATAAATTAGGAAACTCATCTCTAAAGTTATTATAGTCAGTTTGCATTTCTTTAATGTTATCAATTTGATCTTGTAACTTTTCTCTTGCTTTCCCATTCTTAATTTGGGTGGGCGTAAAACCAAAACCAGCTTCATACAAAGCTTTATCATCTAACTGCATGAAATCTTTAATTTGATCAATAAACAAATGAGAAGTCCCAGTTTCAAAAATTGCATGAGCATTAGCAAATCTTGATTCATCTTGCATGTTTACAATATTATATAAATCTTCTTGCATCCTAAGATCATTGCTAAGTTGTTTTTGAAAAGTAAGATTAAACATTTTAGGATCAAAAACAGACAAAGGATCATTTGCCATATTGTCCCATGTATTATTAAGTGCATCTAATGCAGTCTGTACAGTTTTTTCTTTTGCATCTCTAAATTCTTGAAACGCTTCTTTTTGCTTTTCTGTTGCCAAACCTGTTAAACCAACTTGAGAACCACCGTACTTATATAAAGAAGGTATACCTTGAAATAAAAGCTTTTGTGGACCTTGTACAAAACCACCCATTAAAAACCCTGACATAAACACTTCAAAACCTTGACCAGAAAGTTGCTCTCCCATACCAGCCTTAATATTAGCTTTTCTTAAAGCCCATCCTCCTGATAAAGGATCATCTAATATAGCACTGTAGTACCCAGTAGTTGCAGCAGCTACCGCCTCTTGAGATACTTCTTGCACACCTTCTGCAATATTATTTGCAAAGTATCTTAATGATGAACTAGCTATTAACCCGGCACTTCCCCTAACACCTCCAGCTTTAACTCCATTCCACCATGCTGAAATACCAGTGCCTCTATCTTTAAACATTTTACCTACATTAGGTAAACCTGTTTTAGGATTAATACTCTTTCTTGTTCTTAGAATTCTTTTACCTACATTTTGATAACCCTCTCTAATAGTCATACCCAATGTTCTTCTATAACCCCCTAAAGCATTGCCAAGAACAAACCAGTTACTTGCATAAATAATAGGTGCATTAATCATCATAGTCTCAAATGCTGCTTCATGAGACTTAGATATAATCTCTTGCATATCTTTATCAGTGACAGTTTCACCTCTAGCTTCTCTTTTAGTTACTTCTGAGTTTACTAAATTATTAGCAACCATGCCTCCTTCAAGTCTACCTTCTGATACAGCAAGATTTACAGCACGTAAATCTCTATAGAACCCACCAAATAGTTTAGTAGTATTAGCAATGTTTCTTGAGTTTTGCGCAACTGTTTTAGTAGTATTCCATCTTTTGAGAGCAAATAAAGTATTAGGGGTAAACGCTTGTCCTAAAACTTTAGTGCCATTTATTGAACCTTGCCAAAAATTCTTTGCATTTTGAACATCTTTTAATTTTTTTAAAAATTTATTTGCATAAAATGAATTTTTTATTCCTTGACCAATAGTTTTTACTCCACGAAAAATATTCCAACCAGATCTTGCTACTGTTCCAGCTACAGCAGCACCTGCTGCGGGTGTCGTAGTCCCACCAGATGGTATTGTACTTAATCCTAATGCTGAAGTACCTAATACCATTGCTAATTCTTCTACAGCTATAGATGCTATTATACCACCAGTATATGCACTATTTAAAAAAAAGTTATTAGCAAAACCACCAAAGCCTCCTCTAGTACTATTACCAACCATCATTGCCTCTTCAAATGCTTCTGCAGTTTCATCATCACCACTAAATACTGAATCCCAATCACCAGCCATTACATCTGCTGCAGTTCTATATGAACTCATAAATGCAGCACCACCTAAAGCTCCAAGCTCACCACTCATTCTAGATAGATCATCCATTATATTGCTATTAGCATTATAGTAAGTTTCCATATCAGCATATGGTACAAATCCTAAATTCTTATATTCTGGATGCTCATAATATCTTCTAAAATTACTTGACTTGACATCAAATGCAATAGGAGATACATTAATCTTTCCTTCACTTAAATCACCCTGCATTATTTGTTTTGAAGATTCATAACTACCTGGTTGAGGTGGTCTTGATTGAGAGTAAGGATCAAAATTTGTTGTTGCTGAGCCAGGTAAAGGATTTGAAATATTAGTAGTAGGAACAATAGAATACCTGTTTATCATTTCCTGAGCAGCTCTTACATTAGTAACGCCACCTGGATCAAGCATCATAGCATCAGCTCTATCCATATCTGGACTTTCAAACATGTCTTCTATAGGAGTAAAAGTAAAATTACTTTGAGGTAATGTTTGTTCTAACTGATCTGTTTGTATAGATTGTTCTAAGCTATTTTGATTTAGCATACTGTTGGTATTTAATTATTTAAATTTAAAACAGGTCTATTATCTTTGACTATTGTATCCTTTGGTAAATATCTGTTTTTATTATCTTTGATGCCATATCTTTTGCTATCTAAGTCAAAAAGAGCCTTATTATTTTTTCTTAATTGTTCAAAAGATTTTCTTTGTGCCTCAATTTTTTTATCTAACTCTTTAAGAGAAAATCCTTTTGGAAAAAACAATTGCATTGTTCCAACATCCGGAATATAATTACCACCTGATTTATCATTTGGATTATAAGGGTTATAGTTGTATGCTTTATACATCATTCTATAAATATTATCTGCATCTTTTACTACTTGAAACTCTGCAGTAGTTTGTATATCACCTGGAACAGTAGTAGTATATGTATCATTAGGTGACTCTAATATTGCTGTTTCAACAAAAGAAAAATACGGTTTATTTACAGCATATTCACTTATATCTTGATCTTGTGGAAAAATTATAGATATACCTTTAGCATTAGAATCGTACATAGCAGTGCCTTCTTTTTCTCCATAAAGAGTACCAGGCTCAGGAACAATACCTTTTAAGCTATTAATATCTCTTGTATCTAATGCTCCATAAGAATCATTACTACTACCTTTTTTCTTACTTGCTAACCAGTCTTCATCAAATACTATTTGCCAACCTGCATTAGCTTTGTCACCATCATCTGATTGTCCTAAAACAGGCTTATAAATTAACTCAACTGCTGGTACTGGTTTATCAGGATTTTTTTGAGGATTTGCTAAATATTCTGCATAATCTTTTCTCCACATTCTTAAAACCTTTTCAGCTGTTGCATCTTTCTGCATAAGTTCATCTGAGTCCAACCCTCTTTTATTAATGCTACCAGCTATCACACCATAAGGTCTTCCTTGAAAACTATTTAATTGATTAAAAAATGCAAGCACTGCTTCATTATTTTGTCTTTGTAGTTCTGGACTAAGCTTAACAATTGGATTTATTTTATAAGATATTGAAGTACCTGCATAAGCATTTTCAAATATATCTCCACGTCCTTCCATTATACCTCTAAAACTAATAGGAGGTAAAGAACCATATTTTTTATCTCCTTTTAAAGATTCTGTAAGTGCTTCTCTATATATATCATAATACTTACCAGCATCAGATGCTACCGCATCTTCATCTAAACCTTTTGAATAAGATATATCCATAAACTCACCATGACCTGTAACTGTTTTAATATCATTCATGTAGTTTTTATCTGCCGATCCAGATAATAAAGGCACAGAACTTTGATTACCATCTATAAATCTAGAATCCCAGTTTGTAAGTTGACCAGCCTCAGCTAATTTTATTGCTTGCTGAATAAACTTTTCTCTGGTCATTATACCACCTCTCTCATTTAGTATACTTCCTAAACCTGCCCTTCTACCATCTCTTGCATCACTAGTTCTAATTAGTTGCTCATTTTGGAATTTATTATCTATAGCAGTATAATGTTGAGTTATTCTTTTATAATTTTCTTCTAATACTGCATTAATTGACCTAATTTGATTTTCAGTAGATTGAGGATTAGTAATCATATCTCCATATAACTCATCATATGGAGCTCTATTTTCTGTTAAATTTGGATTATTCAATATCATCTGCCTTCTATCTTTTATTACTTTGACAGCATCATCAAAAGCTATATTAACTTTATCTCTATTTTCTAATAATCCATTTTCACCTACTGCATTCATTTGAAGCCTTAAATCATTAGGTGTACCTTCAAATAATATATTTCCTCCATCATCACGTACAGCATATGTATTAGTTTGTCCTCCTACATTCCCAGTAGGGTTTGTAATTGTTAATGTTTTAATAATATTTTCAACTTGTCTTTTATGTAGAGCAGCATCTGCTTCATCAAATTCCTGTTCAAATATTTCGTATGGTTTGAATTCCGTCAAATCTGGGTCTCCATCACTATCTGTAGGAAATTTATTTGTATCTGAAGACCCATAAGTTTTATTTACCCCATTTGCTGCATCTATTATTCTTTGTTGACTTTCACTATTGATAGTACCTTCTGCTATTCCTTTTAAATATTCAAGTTCATATTTTCTTTCTTGTCTTTTATCTGCAGCTCTATCTCTTTGACTTTGTAAAGCAGAAGCATAATCAGCTTGCTTTTTTATAACACCATACTTACTTTCTCTTATTGAATATTCATAATCTCTAGATGCATAATCTCTTGCAGATTTATTTATATCACCTAATATATTATAATTCATAATTAAGTTATATGCTTTATTCATCAAAGCTTGATCAGTGTTGCTAGGTAAGTTAGCAATCTCTTTCATTTCTAAACTTGCATTTAAAGAAGCTTCGGTTGCATCTAACATTTCTTGCTGATCTTGATAAGCCAAAGCCATTGTAGAGTCAGGACCTTCCAATATACCTACATTAGCTTGATAGTTTTGCCAATTTACATTTGCATTAACAAGATTTTGTTTTTTTCTAATTTTTTCTTGAGTATCTTTGGTATTCATACTATCAATACGTCTGATAGTTTCTTTTGCCCAAGCTTCTTTACCTTGACTAATAGAAGAAAAAGTACCATTAGTAACACCCTCAGATGCAAAATCTCTAGATCTTACAAAGCCTTCTTCATAATATGCAGCAATTACTTTAGGATTTTGTAATAGTTGATTCCTTAATATTTGTTCTGCTTGTCCTGTTACTTGTTTACCGTTTTGTTCAGTAATAATAAAATCTGTTAATGGTCTACCTTTTTTATCTGTCTCAAAATAATCTACCTTTCTTTTCAAAGGAGGATCCATTTCTGATAAAATCTTATCGGCTAATAGACCTAGGTCAGCATCTTCTACATATTTAGGTAGTGCCATATTCATAGCTTCTTGCTCAGATGCATTTATAAAATCCTCCATTCTATATTGTAATCCTTTCTTACCGGTATCCCAATACTTTTCATATTGTTCTTTGTTTGGATTATCTAATAGTAAATTTGCATAAGACATTTCATCTCTAAATCTAGAAGTAAATACAACATCTCTTACAGTTAAATCATCTTGATAAAATGGAGCAAACACAGACTTAGCTGCATCTGCATTACTCTGCAGTGATAAATCTAATCCAGATATTTTTTCAATCTGTGGACCTATTTGTTGAGCATATTGATCTCTTCTATCTTTAGTATCTTGTCTAGATAGATCAGCATAAACAACTTTGTTGTATAAATCATTAGTAGCCTGGAAGTTAGCATCATACTTATCTTGCCTAGCATTTACTACCTGAGATAAAAATTTATAGTCAGGTGTAAATGGTTTAATATCTGGTAAATAAGTATCAGCTCCTTTTATATATGTTGCCATAATTCAAAATTAATATAATTTAATAAGTTTACAAAGAGGAATAAATAAACTCTTTAAGTTTACATTCCCATCTTCCCAGTATAAAATGCTGGGTTTATAGCAAACTTTTTCATTTCGTTTCCATCCTTTGCTTCATCTGGTTCATCTGTTCTTTCTGCTCTATATCCAATAGGTGCTCCATATTCTTGACTATATACTTGTGCATTGTTCATATTAGCAGTATTCTGAGGTAACCCTCCAACCATATTTCTATATAATGCATCAACTGTTTTATCGTCCATTGGTCTCCCTAAGTATTTTTCATATCTTTGGACTTTCTGAGCAAATGCAATTTCAGCATTTTGTTTAGGATCTTCATAAGGTTGTCTACCTCTACCAGTAAACTCAATATCACCATATTGATCAGCACCAATCTTATACATATCATTAAGACTATTTAAGTTATATGTATTTGATGCATTAGTTGCACCTACATTAAACAACTCATTAGCTTTCATTGTCTTCCAGTTATCCTCATTGTCTTTATTTTGTAAAGCAACTATAGTATTATCATACAGACTTTTAGTTCTATCATTTTGTAGTTTATCATATTGCATTCCAAATTGAGGTGCAAGCATACCCACTTTATTCATAGTTTGAACATTTGCTTGATTAACACCTGATATTGCTTTTGCATTAGCATCTAATGTTGTTCCTTGTATATTACTTCGTGCAATAGCTTGTGGTCCATAATTACCTAATGCATCAGCCATAGTACCTTGAGCAGCTAAGTTTGCATTAATAATTGTAGTTGGATCATCTAGTACATAATCTATTTTACGTTCTTGTATTGGAGCTTGAAATGGTAAATATAAGTTACTATCAAACATATTTAATGCTTGTAAATTATTTACATCTTGTTGCCACCATGGTTTTCCTGGATCATCTGACGGAATAACTGGAGGTATTTCAATAGGTGCTTCAGGTCCTTTTATATTAAACTCATCACCAGGTTCAAAACCTACATTAAGTCTAGGAGTATTAAATGTATGCAAACCAAAGTCACCATCAAATCCTCTACCCTTTTCCCAATTAGGATCATCTTTACTTAAGAAATATGGTACATATGGTATATTAGCTGCTAAAGCTTCTTCTTTTCTTTTTGCTTCTGCTGCTTTTTGAAATCTTAATACTTCCTTTTCGCTAGGGTCAGAATAGTTAAACCCCTCTTCTCCAAACTCAGCTTCTATTACATCACCCCATCTAGTATAAAAATCTTCTTTATTTTCTTCTAACAGAATGTCTTCAGACCCATAAATTTTAGCACCTTTAACTTTTCCTTGATCACGTGATCTTTTCCCTCCAGATAAAGAACCATACTTGTATTGTGCTTTATCAGATGCATCTATTACTTCACCTTGTAAACTAATGTCTTCATTATATATATCTACTGCAGTACTATCAGGTCTTAACCTAGTAGGTACTCTACGTTCAGAACCTGATCCACCTGGAAACTTACCTTTAGGAGCTAATTTAAAATTATAATTATTAGTTGCTGGATCATATGTCATTACATAACCTTTACTTATAGCATCTAAATATTTTTTTGTGTTAACTGGATCACCAACAAATGGGTTTTCTTGTATAATAATATCAGTGTTATCAACCTCTTCAGGTGACTCACCAGCAGTTTGATATCTTGGTATAAAAGTCTCTAGACCATTCTTAGCCATATTCATCATACTTGTATCAGCTTGAGCAAGTTGTGCTTGATTAGCAGAAAACTCTGGTGGCCCTTGAGTCCCTTGAGCTACTGCACCTGCTTGATTTTCTTGAGCCATCATGTTTTGCAACATCTGTATCATATTTTGTTGCTCTGTAGGTAATTGTTGAATTGCATTTTCTCTAGCTTGAGCTTGACTAATACCTTCTACCTGTGAAGTAAACTCTAAAGGATCAATACCTTGCCCCAATAAATAAGGGTGTGCGATTAAAGGAACACCATCATCAAAGTTCTTTTTAGCTTCTTGCATAAAACCAAGTTTAGATAAATCATTCATATTCTTTTGAATCATTAATTCTGCACTTCTGGTAGATATATCATCAGCAAACTGAGATCCTATTTCTGCATAATAATCATTTAGATTAAACTTCTGTGATATTTTAGCAGGAGTCTTTCTTGAACCACCCATATCAAACTCTGACATTTCTTCTTTTGTAAATTTTAATTTTGGTGTATCAGAATATATAAATGACTGTTCTGGTAAGAACATAGGTACACCCCCTTGAGAATGTCTTTTACCACTTATATTATATAAACCAAATTTTCCATCATCATTTAAATCTGTCAAAACTGTTTCTCCACCTTCTGCTTCTACATTAGCAACATCTCTTGGAACTTTTGATAAACTGTATCTTACACTTTTATCTTGTTCATTATTAAAAGATGTACTTCCATAGTACTCTTGAGGAGTTGTAACCAAACCATAATTAGCTTGATCACCTGTTACATATACGTCACCACCTTGTTGCATAACTTGATCTTCAACAACTTTGCCGTTAACCAATTTAAATCCTTCAGGTAATTTATTTATTTTTATTTTTGCCATAATTATAACATTTCTATATCAGCACCAGCAGCTATTAATTTAGCTAACATTGCCGGCCCTACATTTACAGTTTGACTATTTATACTACCACCTCTTTTTGATGTTCTGGTTGATCCTTGATTTAAAAATAAACCAGTAGTTGCATCATCCTCTGAACCAAACATAGAATCATTTACTGATAAACCTTTACCTTTAATAAAAGGAGGAGCTTGTACATTAAACTGGCTATCTGCACCAGTTTGATTAAATAGATTTACATATGCATCATCTTTATCCTTATCACCAAAAATTACATCATTTACTACACTTGAACCTACAACACCAAACGCACCCACATCCTCAAAAGTTTTCATAGCATTACTATTATATACATCTTTTGCTAAACCACTTAAAGATGTATCAGGATTAAAAGTAAACTTTGCTGGATTAATATTTTGACCAGGATTTACTTGTGCTAGTTGTTGATCTGTTTGATTATTCAAACTATCTACTATTGCTTGATTATTTTCTTCTAATGGTGTAGAACCTAAATCTGGAAACCTATTTTGTAAAAATGCATCTGCTACATCTTGTGTATCTTGCATATAGTTTGTCATTCCTTGATTATTAAATAATGCGGAAAAGTCAATATTGGTTTGTGCTTTAGGTAAGTCATTACCACCATACTTTCTTTTCATTATTTTATCTTGTACAAAGTCAGGTAATGCACGGAATCCTTCATTATCTGGTTCACCACCTTTTTCAGCTTTATTCATAGATGCTTTAATAGCTGCATCTTTTCTTGCTAAATATACATCTTCTCCTTTAGGTCCACCATATTTCATATAACCCATCTTGTTACGTACTTGTCTTGGTAACTTACGTAAACCTTTACCTTTTTTTCCTGATGGTGTTTGTTTTAGTTGACCACCAAATTTTACTTCTTCTTCTATTTCTTCTACCTTAACATCTTCTATGTTAATAGGAGTATCTACATCATCAGTAATAATATTTTTAAGAGCCTTCTGCTCTTCAGCTTTACTACGTTTTTTTTCATAGTAATTTCTATATAGTTTTCCTATGCCACTACCTATATCATCTCCTAGTCCATCAAAGAAAGGTACTGCATCATCATTTATAAAACTCTTTACATCTTGCCCTATATTTTTTGCGTTTTCTTTTTGAGTATTTAACCAATTATTAAAGTTTGCTCTTTTATTTGCTGGTATGTTAGATAAATCAAAATTAGAAAATACACTAGGATCTATATCAGTACCTGCTTTAAGACTTTCATTTATATAATCTTGTATAGCTTTTTGATTAGCTGGAGATACATCTATCTCAAAATCAACAGATCCTCTGGTAACTCTATCAATATCATTTAAATTTTTCTTTTTTCTCCAATCTCTAAATGTACCATCTGCAGCACCGTCACCATTTTTATCATCAGAACCAAAAAACATATCATTGGTATTACTTAAAAAGTTATAAATTCTTCCTAAGTTATTCATAGAGTTGTCTGGAACAGGGTTGTATTTATAACCTTTTTTTGATGCATCTCCTGGTTCTTGTTCATATAAAATACTACCATCTAATGCTTTTACATAACCGTCAGATATATTAGGTCCAAAAAATTTAGAGTAATCTATATCATTTAAATTCTTAAATGTAGAATTGAAAGCACCTGCACCGGTTGTACCCTGAGTACCTTGAGTACCAGCAATAACATCATCAATCATACTATTAGATTGTCTGTCAGTATTAGAGTTATTTCTATTAGCACTTGAAATACCAAATGCATTACCCAATGCTTCAAAAGCAGCCGCATATTTTGGATCTAAATCAGGACGTTTTGCATATACATCTTCTGTATCTTGTTTGTAATCTGTTTTTCCTTGATACTTATCAGTATACTGCTGAGGAGTAAGACTCTTAATAAAGTCCATATTTATATTAAACTGAGCTTTAGGTAACCCTTCACCACCTTCTTCTCTTTTAAACTTAGCAGCATTCTTTGCAAAATTAGCCATCTTTACAACAGCAGGAGAATATTTCTCCTTATTTGCCATAACCTTCTTAGCAGCTTCTTGAACGCCCATACCACGTGCTTTAGCCCATCTAGTAAACTTACCTCTATTTTTCTTTTTAATTTCTATACCTGATTTAGCTTCATCCATCATTGGATCTATTTCGTCTAACACAGGTAACTTATCTTGATCACTTTCTATATATTGCTCTCTACTAAGTTCTTGAGGATTTTGATTTATTTCTTCTCCTGTTGGATCAGCAGGTCTCTGCATCTTTTCAACATTCTTAAATATAATCATTATGTCTTCTTCTTGCATTCCAGATACCATCATTGCTTGTGCAAGACTTTGTTGGTCTACCTGCTTCTCCATTAACATCATTACAACTTCTTCAGGTTTTTTACCTTGTTGTATAGACATCATAAAAAAATCACTTATTTGTTTAATTTGTGGATCAACTTGTGGTGGATTTGGTTGCATACCTGGTTGCTCAGGAATCATCTGTCCACCTTGTTGTTTTAAACTTTTTTTGTTTAGATGCATTTTGCTAGAGTTATATTAATAATATACAAATAATTAAGGAATTTCACTAATCTTTTAGGTTTAAGAATTTCCTATGACATGTGTCATAACATAATTAGGTATAGACATATTTGCTAATTTAGCTGATTTATAATTCTTCCTATTAAGTTTATCATATACTCTTTGAGCTTGTTCTTTTGAACCTCCTTCTTTATATATACCCTTAATGTAGTTTGTATAAATTTTATTCATAGATCTTAAAGGGCCTCCTTTTTGTTTAAAATATTCTATAATATCATTATACTTAGGATTAATAATAATATTTTCAAACTCATCATTAAATTTAGAGTCCTTCCTCTTTAAGATTTTATTAATATAATCACTTGATTCATTATTTATAGAGTCTGTCCAATCTGTAGAATTATATATATCTATACCTTTATTTTTTAATTTTGTTATTGAATTTTTTGCACCAGTTGGACCAGCATTATATGCAAATAAAATTTTAGCCAAAACAGATTCATCATTACCTTGATTTAAATAAGGTCGTTCACTTAAATAGTTCATCCATTTTTTTTGTGCTGGGATAGCCTGATTTATATCATATGGATCAAAATCATCACCTACTATTTTTAAACGTTGCATTTCTTCAATAGTTATAGGTGTAAATTGTGCAACACCTTTAGCATCCTTTTTAGATGTAGCATTTGCATTAAAAGATGATTCTTTAAATAATTGTCTTAATAATAAATCATTACTTATAATTGGTGCACTGTTCTTTGTAATAATTTGTGCTCTGCTTGGTGTAGAAACGGGACCTCCTTCTTGATATTTCTTTTGTTTTATATTTAAATACTTAGAATTCTTTAATGCATTCCGTGTATAGGCATCTCTATTAGGATCACTACTACTAGTTCCTGCATATAATCTTGGTAAATCTTCTATGGCTACATTACCACCTTCTCTGTTATTACGCAAGTATGCTAAAATACCTACTGTACCTAATGCAGCTTTTTTTGGATCATCAAAGTCTTCACCACTTGTTATACCTAAACTAGCTAATGATTTTACTAACTCAGGTTCCTTTAGTATTTGACCCCATCTAACTTGTGTTAATCCCATACTAGCATTATTAGGATCAGATATACCTACATTATCAAGTAAATTATTTACATTTCTTTCTGCTTTATAGTCTGCACTTCCTCTAGGTCCTATTTTTAAACTATCAGGTAAATCTAAATTATCAATAGCTTTATCATAAAGAGATGATCCAAATTTTAGACCAGCTCTTACAGTATTACCTATTGCACTATGTGTATCTCCAAAACCTGTTTCATTTCCAAATATACCAAAAGCTAATCCCGCTAAATCATTATATACATCACCATTAACTTTTAAATTTTTCATTACAAGTTGTTTATTATCTTGCAGTGACTTAGCAAAAGGTACTACTGTATTATTGTATTCTTCATCATCGTCACCAAAAAAATCAGTTTCATTAAATTGATCTTCTTTAAATTTATCATCTATAGATACTTGTATAGGTTTATAGTTTAAAGTATTAACGGTTCTATTTATTCCTTGCCCTTTTTGTATATTACCTCTATCATCTTCATATTCTAAATAATCATTTCTTTTAGAACCAGCCTTAAAATTTAATTGACCATTTTCAAATACAAACTTATTTCCCTCATCTTCTGGTAGTATAAATACTTCAGAGCTTTGTTGCAAATAATCTGTCAATACATTTAAACTGCCTTGATTACATCTTATGCAACCATTAGATACTCTACTGTTATCATCATCAATATATCCTGCATGAAGTGAGGTTCCTACATTTTGACCAGATTCATTAGATAAATTAAAGCTAGGTAAATCCATATAACCAGCTCTGTTTATATTAGATATTTTATATCTTCCTGCTCCTGTCATTTTATTACCAGCTGACCAATCAATATTATCTGGTGATATTTCATCTTGACTAATAGTACCATCTTGATTTATATCTACATATTTTGTAACTGTTTGAGCATCACCCATAACTGCACCTAAATCTACAGGAGCACTATAAATAGGTTCATTTGGATTATTACCTGGCTCATAGACATGCATCAATCCGGATTGTTTATCTACTATTACATAAGGTTTATTATTATTTGATTGATTCTGAAAGTTAACAATCAAATCAGCTTGACTCATTTTATTAAATTCATTAGCCCTATTTTTTACATCAGCAATATCTTCATACTCATCTATATCTACAACATCAGTAGAACTATATGGACTAGCAACCAATTCATTTTGAACTTGTATATCTTGTGCTTCTCTTTGTCTTAATCCAGCATTTGTCATATCTTCATCAGATGGATTAAACTCTTCACCTTTTAGATTTGTTCCATAGTTTTTATTATTATAATTAAATATTTTATTAGGACCATAGTAATCTCTTGCTATTCTAAATGCAGAATTAAAATCTTGTGCACCATTAATTCTATCATCAACTTCTACTACACTTAATGTAGAAAGAGGTGTATCAGCAGTATTAGATGGAGGTAAATTAGTAGATGGCGTAGGTTTAAATTTATTAGGATTATCTAATAACTCTGATCTTAACTTCATATTTACATCATAACTACCATCAGTTAATCCTTGTTCTTTAGCAGCTGACCATGGAGTTCCAGTAACATTTTCCCAAATATCACTTACTGCACCACCTTGTTGTGCTTTAGGTAATGTTTTAATCTTACCGTTCTCAGTTCTAGCATATCTATTATTTTCATTTTCCATGCTAGGAATGAGTGTGCCTGAATAAGTTTTACCTTTCCATTGCCAGCTTACTGATCCACCTTCTTTAAAACCTAATTTGTTTTTCCAGTAATTTGGTATATTTTTAATACCTTCCATAGAGATGTCTATATCATTAATGGGAATACCAGTCATCTCTGCAAAACTATCAACATCAGAAAGCCCCTCAACCTGAGGAATAAATTGAGCTCTTTCATTATATAATCCTTTTAATACATTTGGTATTGTTCCTTCTGGTAGATTATCATATATATCTTTTATATCATTACCTAGTTTACCTAATCTATTTTTTGCCATTTGAACTCTACCTGTACCAGGTTTATCACCACCAGGAAGAACATCTGATAAAAATACATCAAGATCAGCCAATGTTTTATTTCCTAATCTTTCAAAATATGCAGGATTATTTCTATTTTTTATTGCTTTTATTGCTGTAGGATTTTGTAATACTGTTTCTACTGCATTATTTATTTCATTTCTATCTAAACCATCTAAATAATTTGTGAGAAGATTAATGGTGTCACCACTAAGATCTACTTTTGCTTCTTCTTTTACTAATTTTGCTAACCCATCAAATCTACTTGTCCTTTTTCCTTTTACACTTCCTGGAACTATTTTATCACTATAATTTTCTAAAATATTATCCATAACAAAATTAGGATCAGTAATACCCCCTCTACTATTTTCTGGTGAATTAGGATCCATACCTAAGGCCAAACATACTCCAGTAGCACAATTAGAATCTAAAAAGTCATAATTATATATGCTGTTATCCTCCAATGATAAAGGAAGTTTAGTTGTGTTCATTCTTAAATTACTATGAATAGAACTTCTTTCAGTACCTTCAAATAATTGTGCTTGATCTACAAAACCTTTTATTTCTTCATCAGATAAATCTAAATCTAAAACTCTTACCTCATTTTTCCCTTTATAATCTTTTTCACTAACACGCTTATTTCCTGAACCAGTTGACCATCTATTTACACGGCCAACTAAATCAGTACCAGGTATTTGATTTACTTGATCACCTGTATCAGTATTAATTAGTACAGCTTCAATATGTCCAGGACTAAACTTTTTACTTCCATAAGGATATTGTATAACTCTTACATTATATTTTGAATAATCTATTTCTTTACCGTCTTGAGCCATATTCCAACTTACTAAACCACCTTCTTTTTGTTGGTTTAATCCCGCTGCTCCTATAATAGCTGGAGGTGCAATAGCAGGAAAAGCTTTATTATTCATTAATTTAGATAACTTTGGATATGTTGAAGGATCTAAAAAATCTAATAATCTAGTATTACTAAAAAAACTATCTGAAAATCCAGGATTCTTCTCAATTAAACCAGCAGGTCTTGCAGAAAAACTTTTTTTTGCTGCATTTAATATGCTAGGGGTTATTTCATCATATATGTTATTTATTAAACCCCTCTCTAGCATACTTCTCCTTAGTTCAACAGCAAAAGGTATAGGTTCATCTCCTATATATCCTTGTCTAGGGTTAGGACTTCCAGTTGCAAAGTAATCATAGTCACTTGTTAATTGTTTACTTCCAGTATTGATCTTAGCTTTGTTCAAACCAAAACCAGTACCAGAAGACAAATCTAATTTAGTATTAACTAAATCGTTAGGTTTAAGTACTCTGAATTCATCACTCAAACCTATAGGTCTGTTAGCATTAAATAAATGTCCAATTTCATGATCTAAAGTAGTATTAAGACTTTTACCACTAAACATAGGGCCTACACCTATAGTTCCTTTTCCAGGTTTAAGACCTAATCTAGTTGTAAATGAATAATCTCCTGACATAGGAGAACTTCTATTTACAGTTATTACATCACCCACTGTACCTCCAGCACCTGGATTCCTAAAATATGCATTAGTAAATAAACCTTGATTTTCACTTATAAAATTTTTTGCTATATCATAGTATTCACTAGAAGGATTTCCTGCACCATCATTAAACATATTACGTGCATGATGATTAATGGTATTTCCTTTTAAATTTGATAATTCTTGATATCTAGCTAATGCTGCTGATTGAGCTGCATCATCTAATGTAGTACCTGCTGGCGGAACATAACCAGATGCTTTTAAATGATTTAACTCTTGATTTGCTAGTCTATTAAAACCTTCTGATCCAGGTTTAATCTCATCTAGTCTCATTGTTATAAAATTATCTATTTCATCAGCATTTCTACCTAACATTTCTAAACCATCTGTTAGATCAGGATTACTACCAGGTGTAGCGTCAAAGATCCTATCTCTTACACTTTTTATTTTTTGCATGTCTACATCTACAACATCATCAAAATTAGTAGGTGAAATACCTCTGTCATTAAATTGATTTATTTGGATTCCTCTACCACTTGTAGAAGCTCCTGTAAAATATTTACCTGCATTAAGCGCTGGTATACCCATAGATAAAGCATCAAGCCCTACTGTAGCAGCATTACCCAAAGTAGGGTTATCAATAAACTGTTTTGTGTCGGGAGCTATATTACCTGCTCCATATACAAAACCTACTCCATCTAATGTTTGACCAACAGTAGCTCCAGTAGAAATTGGTCTATAGTTCATTGCTTTAGAAAAAGGTTGCCCTATATACTTAGAAGCAAATCTTCCCGCAGGACTGTTAGCTAAGAATCTTAATCCTTGTGGTACTCTACTAAGTCCTCCTACTGCACCCATTCCCATTCCTAATACAGGAGCTGTTGCTGCTCCAATAATATTCATAGTATTCATCTGCATTGCATCTCTCTTCTGCAGCATGTCATTCCACTGCGGTCTGAAAAACTCATCCATTGTATAATCCCCAAGGGCTGTTCCTCTTTGATAGTTTCTCCCATACTTTTGGTTGTATTCCTCTAGAGTCCCTTTGAAAGGTGAATACCACCAATCTGGATCATTTTCTAAATATTCAGGTTTCTCATACTCATACTGATATATATCCTTTCTTCCCCTACCTGTATTTAATAATCGTGAAACTACATTTCCATCTTTATCTGAGTCACGGAAGGCTGTGTCTTTTTTTCTTTTTGGTGCACTTAAAACAATTTCATCTAAATCATAACCATCAGTTGTCATTTTAGTTGGTATAACCCCTTCTTCTAATTCTACTGTTTCACCAGCAGTCTGCATTTTTGGTAGTTTTAGATATTCAGGTCGGTTTGGTTCTCTTCCAAACAGTCTATCATAATAATTTTTATCATAAAGCTCTCTAGTATATTCTGATGGAGTGTATCCTCCATCTTCTGCCCATGTACCACCTGTATACCCGTCTATATTATGGTATTTAGACTGATTACTAAATGTTGGATGATTTGGTTTTTTCCATTTATCACTTCCATGATTATCCTCATCCATTTTCATATAGTCACCAGACTTCCAAAAACCTTGAATATCATATGCTCCAAGATCCATTGTAATATCTCTACCCTGTCTTTTAGATTCAGAAGTTACCCAAGCATCATATTTAATTTTTTCTTCTTCTGTAAGTGGTGTATTATACTTTTCTTTAAATATCATTTCAGGGTCACCACCAACTTGAGCCATAGGTACTTCAACAACATAGTCTGCATCTTTGAAGTTATAATTTAATTCTCCAGGTTTCATATCCTGAACCATACCATTATTTCCATATCCCCTAACTGGAAAGTCTACACCTTCCATAGTAATATTATTTGACTCAATAATATTAAACGGATTGTTTACATCAGGGCTATCTGATTTATATCCTTCTACAGATATGTATTGTGTTATATTCTGTAAGAACTCATTAGGTCCACCCGGAAGCCCTCTTCTTTCTGTTTTTGAATAACTTTTTTTCATTAGCGTTTAGATAATAGTAATTTAGTATTGTCTAATCTAAGTAACATTTTTCTGTCACCAGATACATTTCTTCTTAAAATTACTTGGTTGGAATAATGTCTAAACTTTTTTCTTTGTGTATTAGGTTTATTATAATTTAAGTTGACACTATTTAATGGTCTTATATATCCATTACATTCTGTATTAAATATAGACTGTTCTACATTTGTAAACTCTCCTCTATCATTTGTTATATCCCAAAATTGATTAAATCTAAATTTATGTTCAACCTTAGATGATAAAATTTCAATACTATTTGGAGTTATAATAGGATAAGCTAATTCACCCCAAGGATTTTCTGAAGGTTGAGTATTTAATATTAATTGTCCTGAAACCTGATCACTGTTATATACAATAGATGAATCAAAATTAAAATCTAAATCTTCCCATTTATCACCACCACACATGTAAAATTGTGGATCTCCTTTATACACATATGATTCTAATTGATATTCAAAACTACGTACAGTATTTACAGTTTGTCCAGTATTAGAAATTATATCTATTTCCCAAGGATAATTTTTATTATAAAAATTAACAAAAGAATCACATCTAAAATTATGTCTCCATATTGAGCCAGTTTCTTTACTAGCTTCTGTTGTTTCTTCTAAATAATAATTACATAATCTTGGATCTGCTTGTGGTGCATCTGCATCAACCATTTGATAAATTTGTGGAGCAGTATCAGGGCATGTACCTATAGGAGTAACCACTGAACCTGGTACAGTATTAGGTGGACAACTACATGTAACTTTTCTACATATAGGTGGATTTGCAGGATCACAGTCTCCTGTGCTATTAATATATGAATTAGTAACAGGATCTCTATATACTAAAGTATATCCTGTAGGACATTCACACGTAGTTGGTGTACCACATATATCAGCCGCTATTCCATTTGCTACTATATCCCAATTAGTTATAGGGTAATTGGCATCTATACTAGATTGTATACCATATTGGAATGGATCTGTAACTACCCCAGGACCTTGATTAGCAGTAACAGGACCAGGAGTACATGTTATAGTATTCAGTGTAGTATTAAGAGGGGTTCCACCAGGAAAAGGACTATTAACCCCACAAAATAATGCATATACAAACTGATCATTTGGGGCAGTACCATTTGTAGCTGCTAATGGTGATTGATAAGCACAACCTGTAGCTGCTCCAACAGTAGCATCTGTAACAAGTAAAATTATTTTTCTAAAGTTTGCTTGTCCAGTTCTATCTCCTAACTGACTATTTGCTCTATCATTTAATAAATCTTGTGCTCGATGTAATGCATTATCTGTACATGTCTGGGCATTAATCCAGTTACTAGTGAAAAAATTATCTGCTTGAGTTTGAATAGTATTTGAATTACTACTCATACTAACTGGTGATGGAGTTCCTTGTATTTGTCCAGTTGCGCATGTTGTTGCAGTACTATTCCAAAGTCTACTACTTTGACAAGCATCAGCATTTCCAGGAACGCAAACACCATTAACCGTTTGACCTGACCAGCTAACAAAACCAATTTGCATAAGGTTATTATCTAAAGCTGTTGTTACAGTACTATTTGATAAAAAACTATTTAACCAACCCATTTCTGCATTAGCCCTAGTTTGAGCACCATCCTGAGTTGGAGGTCCATTAGTACTACCTGATGTATCTATTGCAATTACTAAATCTACTAAACATGATTGAGATCCGCCACTTGTATTTGAAGCTATATTCTCTACAATTATATCAGCTGGCTCAGTAATATTTGTTGCTCTTTCACACAAACCTGAGGTTGAATTATAATTATATCCTGGTGGACATATTGGTTCTGCTGATTCTATTGTCTTAGTAGTAAAGAAATGATTTATACTTGGTAAAGATATTTCTGGATGCCAGTCATGAAATGATAACCACGCTTGAGTTTTTGGATCATAGCTGCAAGTCCATGAACAATCATCAAAAAATAATGGATCACCAATATCAACATTTATTGTTCCAGTTGGTAAAGCCAACCTAACAGGTTTTACTAAACTATTTGTAAATGTAGCTACTGTAATATATTCTGGTTTAATTCCAAAATCTCTTTTCATAAAATACACTACATCATCAACAGCATCATACATAACTTGACATCCCACTCCTTTTACAGGATTGTCTGACCAAACTGATTCTTCTGAATCCGGAAATTGTTTTACAAATCTAGATGGTAAATATTTTGCAAACCACCACTTCATTCCTGCATTTGATATAGGAGATAAACCTCTACCAGGTACATATTGAAATATTTTTCCTTGTGCTTGAGAAATATAGAATAAACCTGCAGCTGTATTTATTACACCTCTAATACTTTCACATGATCCATATTCCATAGATATATCTGCGTTAGCAATATTTTGCATAGGTTGACTAAATAATCCTCCATCACCAATTGTTATCTTTGTATCTAGTTGAGTTTTTAAAGTATCAACTCCATTAAATAAACTTGGAGATAAATTTGGAAAAAATACTACAGCACCGTTTTGATTAACAGGTTTAATAACACTAACCTCATTTTTAAAGTCTTTATAATTAAAGTTTAAGAACACCCTCCAATAATCCTTTCTAGCTTCTTCTTGAGCCTGTAATGAGTATATTAATCTTTTTGGGTATGATACAAAACAAGTCTCTGCAACCAATGGATCATAATCTAAAGGTTGTACCTCTGCAAAAGAACCAAGTTGAGAAGGAAACTTAGATGGACTTAAAGACTCATCATATTTATAAAAGTTTCCAGCTTTTTCAATCTTTGCATGAAATAACTCATCTATATCATTATTACTATATGATGAATATATTTGTCTACCAGGTAAGTCTTCATACTCTCTCTGTGTCAAATTGATTTCTGATTCAACAAAGAAATCTAATATACCATTACTATGTGTATACATATATGCATATTCCATTGCAAATGCTGGATTAGGATCTGAACCACCTCCAAATATTTGATCCCAGTTGGTAGAACATGAATCATTTCCTCTATCTAAATAATATAAATCACCTGGATATTTATTGTCTACCTCACTTGTACTTGCAAAACCAAAAGTAGCTATCTCTGATGCTAAAACACTCATGTCAAACTTTTGAGAGTTTAACCAAAATCTTGGGTAAGGTATATTTGCATATAAAGAATAATTGTAAGTAAAGCCATCAGGCTGACCCATTAAATAATCAGTAAAAATAGGCATGATAGTTTTTTCAGTAAATCTACCCACAAATGTATCACCAGAAAAAATAGGTTTACTAGTATATAAAAATTCATTTGGTTTTGTTGGATCTATTAATTCAACACAACCTCTCATCTGTACTTGTTTAATTCCAGAGAGTTGACCATATTGATTATCAAAATTAAATTTTAATGCACCATAATAAGATGAAATTGGTGACTGCTTACCAGCTCTAGGATCTAATAAATAACTATCAGAAAAAGGTGCAACTACTGTTTGAGTATATTCTCCCTGTGCATTTTGAAATAATTCCATTTCTCCACCAACTACAAATCTTGATTTATCTTTGATAGTTGGATCAGAAACTTGTTTATCTAATGCTACTACAACTGTTTCAGGTCTAAATAAATTATTTATTTTATAATTACCTCCATCAAAAAGCTGAAAAGAACTTCCTACATAATTTGAGTCAGTATTTTTAATTCTCCATAAACCATTTACTTGATTACTATAATTACTATAAAATCCTAATGAATTATATTTCCATGCAAAATCTGAATCCTTAACCAAATTATACATTAGTTCTATAATCTCATTACCACCAATTGCAATATTAGATTGAGTTAATACTAAAGAAGTTATTAATCTAGCAAATAAAGGTAGATTAGAAGTGCTAGTATCTTTATCAGTTCCAAGAGTTAAACGACCACCTACAACTCCAGGAATAGCTCCTAAAGCTTGATCAGTCTTTAATTTAACATCATTAATTATATCAAAAACGGCACCTCCTGTGTATACATCATCTACAGTTCCTGCTGTATCTATAACAAGAGCTGTAGCAATATCTGTTAATGTATTCGCTGCAATAGCACCTAATTGGAAAGCTGAGATAGTAGCTGTAGTTCCTAGTCCAGGAGAAGTAAATATCCCACCACCATTTGTAAAACCTCCTACTATGAAACCTCCTTCACCACCTAATCCAGCAGAGTCTGCTGTCATACCTTGTCTATCGTCTTTTCTTGTTCCTCTAATTTGATGTAATGCATACCCAAATCCTAATATAGAAGCAACTAATCCAGCTGACCCTCTTAATAACTTAAATTGAGGATGTTCTTCTGAAGGTTTGAAATATCCTGTAGAGGAGCCACTTAACTGACCGTATAATCTTGTTTCATAAGCATTTAAAAATGGTTTAGTAAACATTAAATCTGGTGAATGAAATGTAAATGCTTTTCTAGAGTATCCACTTGGTTCTCCATTAACATCAGGTCTATCACCTAATGCTCTAAAAGTAGTTAAAGATTGTCCAAGGGTATCACATCCATCAGTTCTGTTTAATGAGTTCTTACCTCCTTCATGAAAATAAATATCTGGTCTCAAATCATTATATGGATAATTAGGATAAAGACCTTGTGTAGATTGACCTATTAAATTATCTCCATTTGGTATAGTATACTTACGCATATTTCTAAATATACCTTTACCTAATATTGATTTAGCCCCTAGTCTAGAACCACGTAGTATTTCATAACCAACTATATTTTCTATATATGTACCATCATTAAATTTTGGTCGTTCAATATTTTCAAACTGAACACCTAAAATATTTATTAAATCACCATTGGTATCAGTTAAATGTAATTGAGAAGCAATTTGTTCAGTTGGCATTTTATGATGTCTAATAAATTTACCACATAAATTACCCCATATATCTGGCCTATTAGTAGGATATCTTTCTGTTGATTCCCAATATCCCATATCTCCTTTAGCTGTAATAATTGATCCATCTTCTTGATCAATATTTAATGTACTAGTTAATGATGCAGTATTATATACTTTAAATAACTTATCTCCATTAATATCTAATACATTCTCTCCAAATATTAATTCATTTTCTAAAAGTATATTTCCATTTGCATTATAATTTCTTGGTGCACGTCCAGGTATATGGTATGAAGATGATCTTTCTCCAGTATTATAAATCCATCTTATGAAAAATGCATATTGCTCATCTCTCATAAAATTAAACTTATTACCACCATTACTATAATAATTTGATGGTACTGCATTAGTAACCCACTGAACTTTTATATTATTTGCTAAAGGTTGGTAATTAAAATCAAATTGTTCTACCGGCCCCTGTCTAATTAAATAGTCATTAACTACAAACATTGACTCAGACTTTTCATAAGCTGGAGTACGTAAAGGAATATTTTTTAAACTTACTGCAGTTAATGCTGGGTCAATAAAATCTAAATTTATATTGTTTGTTTGTGTACTATAAAATCCAATTCTTTTTGCTGATGTCTGTCCTTGATTACGTCTTAAAATAACAAGTTCAAAGTATTCATAATCTTCATCTAAATTAGATACAGAAATATTTAATGAACCAGCTGAACCATCATCAGCCCAAATAGTTTGTATATTAGATACACCTATATAATCAGTTACTTTTTGTTCATTTTGCACATATGCTATATATGCTTGATAAGCACCATTTCTTAATTGTCCACCATCTGTAGACTTCTCAAGTTTTACACAAGGAGTGTCAAGTAAAGGAGCCAACCTAATCTTTTCACAATCTAATTCCTTTGGTTCTATATCCTCATATACTGCACATGAATTACCGTCTATTCCAGGTCCACTTATTTGTACTTGTTTGTATGGTATATCATCTACATTTAATGATCTAGATGGATTATTTCCATCATCCCAATAAACTTGCCAAGTACAATCAAAATTTTCTTTTGCTGCTCCAGTTATTAAATGCTTTCTGCTAAAACTTAAACATGGGTCATTTATTAATACAGTATATTTACACTCACTATCATCAAATCTACCTATCTCTGAGTTTATATCATCTGTAGAATACACAATCCATTCATCACCATATCTGTGTATTGCACCTATAACAGTATAAGGAATAACTCCACATAGTAAGTTTGAAGGTTCATTACCTACAACACCTAAATCTCCATCTTCTGAATTATTTACTAAATTACGTGCATGCCACCATGATTGATTATTTTCCAAAGAAGGTGCAATATCTTTGTTCATCCCCTTTACAAAAGAGTTTGTTTGAACAGTAGATGAACTTCTTGTGGTTGGTGTTCTCCGTCTACTAGAAGGTTGCTGTCTGGAATTCTTTGAAGACTGTCTTCTTTGTTTTGCCATAATTTATTTACTCTTTAACAAGTGGGACATGTACTAGTTGATGTAGAATTACCTACAGCTGTGTTTTGAGCAGGAGAAATACTAGGCTGAGCAGGTGCATAACTTAAAAACATATTATAAAAATTATGATATTGAGCTCTACGGTTCATTGTCCATACCTTTCTCATTTCTGCAAAGTTAGGAGTGTTCACAAATGTCAATGCATTATTTCTTGAAGCACGTAATCTTTGCTCTATTAATCCTAATTGATCACCAACTTTTTCACCTTGAAACATCATGTTTTCAAGTATACGTTGTTTAATAGCATACTCATAATACTCATTACAATATGGATGATCTAAAAGTAATAAATCTCCTTCTGCATTTTCCATAGCTCCTTGATAACTTAAATATACTTTACCAGTAGTAAAGTTTGTTAAAAGAAAACCATCTTTAATTTCTGCTACATCTAAAGCTTGAGCACCTAAAGCAGGACAATAGCATACTTTATCATTAAGTCCAGTTATTCTTAATTGAGACCAATGATTGTATATTCTAAATTGTTCTGGACCTATTCTTTGAATAAGCTGATGTGAATTTTTATCATCACAAGTTTTAATTACACATACATCTCTGCATTTAGAATCATCACATGGTCCTGATTCTCCTGGAGCTGGTACATAAGGTACATCATTAAAAGTTTCTACATGTGTACCTGAAGGTAGTGTAGAATTTATTTTATACTCGCCACATCTAAAACCATAATTAACATATTGAAAATCCATAGGTAATTGTGCTCTGCCATGCTCAACATCTATTATTACTTCTTTAGTTCTATGTATTCTTAAACCTAAATCATAATTAACTCGTTGTGCCACTTTAATTAATTGTTGTGGCTCTATCATTCCTTCTAATGCATAAGTAGAAAAATCAATAGAGACACTCTCCATTAATTGACTAAATGTTTTATATTTTTGTGAAACTCCATTTCCCATTATTGTCTATTTAGATTACGTTTATTGTCTGAATCTTCAGAAGGTATTTTTAATGTATTCATCATTGTACCTACAACTTGGTTTTCTATTTCTGCAAATAAAGCTTCTGGTATGTATATCTCCTGTTCATATCTAGGAGTACAGTTATTTGTTTCATCACAATCCCATTTAGTTATATCTGAGTCAAATACTCCTTCAACTTTAATAGCATCCCATTCTATATTTGGACAATATATATAACCATCTAACCACCAAAAATATAATGTTCTATTATATTTAAATGTAGTTGTTTTAGTCATTGATGTATATGTCCCAGGTTGAGTTGCTTGTAATTCTTGTGAACCATCTATTGAGCTAATAGTACGGATTAAAGGCCCCCAATATCCTTCAAACATAGAAGGTAGTTTATGTTTTGTACGTTTTATTGTACAACCACTTTGAATCCCAGCACAATGTGCTTCTACTTTATCTACCTCAATAAGTTCTACGTATGGTAATGTTTTCCATACTGAATTAAATTTAATTAGTTTATTCCTATAATCTTGTCTCCTCATTAAAAACTGAGCAAACTTCTCTATTAAACTATAAATATATCTATCTGTAACAAAAGCGTCTTGTACCTCTGCTTTTACCTGGCCTCTAATTCTAGATATTGCTTCTGCTATTGTTGACATGATTCTTATTTTTCAAATTCATTATAATTCTTTAATGCTTTTTCTGTATCTTCAGGATTAGGATCATATAAATGAGCCACCCTATATTTATTTTTCATAACCACATATTTTGTCCAACTCATAGGATACTCTTTAGCTACAGATCTTTTAAAATCTCTACTAGCTAAAAAATGCCATAACTCTCTATTTTTAAATCTATATTTAGTAGAATAATTTGTATAAAATATTTTACCAATATTTCCATCTGTGTCCCAGTTTTTATTTTGCAATACTTTACCATATTCTTTTGACAGAGCATAATTAGTATTAACAGATTTTGAAGGTTTACAAGTTCCTATAAATAAATATCCCAAGGAATCCGGTAACTCTACACCATCTCTATTTTTAATAACTGTTTCCCATAATCTCTTATTATAGATTTTAATAATCTTTTTAAGTTTAACATTATCTATTTCAGAGTATAAAGGTTTCTTATCTTTAAACTCTTTAATTGTATCCTTATTTAATAATCCCAATCTTTTTTCTCTATATCTAGGTGCTTTTAAATTAGGTTTTTTAAAATTATTTATCATATGGTTACATTTATAATTTACAAAAAAAAGCCCAGTAAATGAAATTTTGCTGGGGTCTTTATATAGCTTGGTATGTTAATTCACAAATATTACCCATTGTTGGGTGTTGAAGTTCAAGCTTTCCAGATCTTCTATTACCTACATATTTATTACTATAGTGATAATAATCTGTATTTCCTATACTTGGTAAAGTTTTATGAATAAACCCTGTTGTCTCAGCAGTAGTCATATATTCTACTTTTCTTTCTGTATGAAAATGACCTGTAAATAAAGTTCTATTTACAGTATTACCCCACTCTTTAGGATATTCTGTTGCATAAACCAAAGGGGTATTTTTGCTTGGTTTATCTCCATGTTCAAATGCATTAAAATTATTATGCCATACATGTACTTTTCTTTCTTCATATGTTATATCCCATTCAATTTCTTTACTTTCTATAGATTGAGATAATGCATGTACTAAATGAAAAGATGATAATCTATCATGATTACCTGGAACATATACTACTACTAATTCTTTACAATAATTTTTAATATAACTTATTGCCCAATGCATTGCATCAAATGCTTGCATATAAGCTTCTGTAGAAGTCATACAATTTTCTAAAGGTGTACCACTAGTAGTAGTACCACCAAAGGTATCCATATTGATTAAATCACCACCTACAACAAAATATAATTTTTCCATATAATGTGCAGGCGCTGCTCTAGATATTAAGTTAATTATTGTGTCTTCAAAATCTTTATCAATAGTTTGATTACCTTCTTTACCAAAATGTATATCTTGTATAGACATTACACCACAGACCTTCTCAGCCTTTTTAGGAAACTTTAATAATGTTTTAGGTAGTTTATATGTTTTAGGCTTCCAATGCTTTAAAAGGTCTTCTAAATACTTTTCATTATTATTTTGGATTTTAGAAACTAGTGCAGAAACTCTCCAATGATCACCCATTTGTTTATTCCAATATGTTGAAAGTTTCCAAATATTTGTATCTATCTTTAATAGCTGGATTATTTCTTCAGCACTTTTAGGTTCATGATCAAATGTTCCTGATAATTTACCTTGTCCTTTTTCTACATCAATTGATTCTACCAATTGAGAATTTTCTGCAGCTTTAGTAAAAAAATTCTTTTTCTTTTTACTTTGCTTTCTTTCTTTTAGAATCTGTTTTTTTATTTTTTTATATTCCTCTTCAGAAATACCTACTCTCTCAGCACTAATACTTGGATGTTTTTTCCATTTTAATGAGTCTAATACTCTTTGTTTTAAATAATTTGACATGTCTAGTTATGTATTGATTTTAGTAAAAGTAAGAATAAAATATTAATTTTCATATTAGTGCATAAAAAAAGAGACTGAGTTTCCTCAGTCCCTCCCAACGTTTGCAGTAGAAAACCAACAAACCACTTGCATGTTGTTTCTTTTAAGCAGCTAATGTTGCAAACAATATTCCTATTGGTTTGCATGCTGCATTATTTCCATTATCAACCACCTTAACTTTGTATGCTGTTGAAGCTGTTAAGTTAGTTAGTTTAAGATTAAATATTGTTGTTGCTATTGGTGTAGCGTTTTGTAATACCCATCCTTGCGGATTAATTTGTGTATCTAAATAAATATTTATACCTGTGCTTGAACTCCATATTCCATTCCATAATATTTCTACAGAGTCTTTTGTAATTGTTCCTGCATATACATTATATGGATCATGTTGTACATCATTAGATGTGCATGCACCTAAGCCATTTGATAAAATCATTGCAAATTTTTGAATAATTGAATCTAATCTTTCTCCTGATGTAATTACAATCTTTTGTCCTGTAGGACCTATTTGAAAAGATGTACCACAATAACTAACACATGCTGCACATTGAACATCATCACACCTTTCACTACCTACACTACAATCCGTATAAGTACATGGATTTGTTAAAGCTGTATCAGAACAACTACATTTTTCACTACATTTTGTACAATTACATGCCATATTCTTTTATTTATTATGGTGAAGGTGGTGAACAAGCAGCTGTTATACTACTTTCAATTACAGATGGTGATGCACTAGCATTCCATGCAGCTCCTGTAGCTGTTGCAAGATCACGCCATACATAAACTCTATCAGAAGCTGATCCACCTGGAGGCATATAAAATAAATTTACTCCAGCACCTAATACAAATACTTTAACACCTTGAACATTTGCTAAATTTCCTATTGCTTGTACTTGGCTAACATCTGTTAATGTGAATGCGTCATCATTACCACTTGGAAGACCATCAGTTATTAAAATAACATATTTTGCAACATTAGCTCTAAATACATTAAGGAATCCACCTGACAATACTTGTGCTAATGCCATATCTGTTGGATCTGGACCATTATTACCACCTCCTAAAGGTACACCTGCTGTAGGATTTCCTGAATTAAGTTTGTTAATTTGAGTTGTTGCTGATGATCCATTATTATCTGCAAACTTTTCCCATGCAGTAATAAATTGCGTATTACCTACACCTTGATTAACAATTTTTTGAGTAGCTCCTAAAGCTACATAATCAGATGAAGTATTATATGTTGGTACTTGATTTACTCCAGCTGTCTCATCAGAAGTTACTATACCAATTCTATAATTGTTACCACCTTGAACTTGACTAGATATTGTACTTACTAGTGATGCAAAGCCTGTTTTAATTGCATTTATTTCAGAGCCCATTGTAGATGTATAGTCTAATATTAAAGCTACATCTAATCCAAGACCACAAGCTGATCCCGCTGATAATGTTTGGAATGCTACTGCTGAACAAGTTGAATTAGTTACACCATTTAATGTAACTGTAACTTGTACATTATAATTTGTATTAGGTGTTAAACCTGTAAAATTATGAGTTACGGTTGCTGTTGGATTATTTATAGTTGTAGTCTTTTCTATAACATTTGTAGCTACATTAATTATATCTATTTTATATGTTGCTGCTGAACCTAATAAATTTGCTAAACTTACTGTCAAACCTGTTGTTGTTATACTACTTATTATTGGAGTAGCACATGGTACTTTACCACCTATTGTATTTGTTTGTACATCACTACATGTATCCACTCCATTGGTTACACCAAATTCAACTCTTACAGTTAAAGCACTTTGAGTATTTAATGAGCCTGTACTAAATGTTAATCCTGCTCCATTATTTTGTTCTGATACAATACTAAATGTAGTAGTTAATGATACTCCACTTGTATCAGTTACAATAATTTTATTACCTCCTGTTACATCATTAAATGTTCCTGGTATACTTGAGCCTGAGAAATCAAATAATATTCCATTTATTAGTCCAGATGTATTTAATGTAGTTGAAGTACTATAAGCAAATGTAACAGATGAACATCCTGATTCACAACAACTTGATTGTACATTAGCTAACGCTGTGTATAAGTCATCTATAACTACCCAAGCATTTTGAACACTTTGAGCAAGATTTAATGCACTGTTATTCCATCCAGTTATTGATCCATATGATGTACTTGATGTTGTTAATGAGTTGCTACTACCAGTTATATCTGATTGAACTATTGCTAAATTTATTGCTGAAGGTAAACCTACGGCATCTCTTAAATTACAAAAAGCACTTTCTAGTGCTAATACTACTACAGATACATTAGTTAGATTTCCTACATTTACAATACATGTAGGTACTATTTGTTTTTCTGCAACTGTTCCTGAACATGGTAATACACATGCTTCTAATACATCAAGTCTATTACTATAGCTTGTTAATGTTGCATTTATAGTTTGTATGCTAGATAAATTAGTACATACTTGATTTGCTATAAGTGAAGCAAAATCATCTAAACGTAATTGAGTAACAGGATTTCCATTAGTATCAGTATACTCTAAACATGTAGGTAATGTCATTAATGGTAATTCTGCTCCAGGTGTTGGATCTACTGCTGATTGTGCATTTGCACAAATAGCCACTATCATATCATTTAATACAGGAACTAAAGTTGTTGGATTTGTTCCGGGAATATTTAAACAATCTATATTTAACCCTACTAAACTTGGATTTGCTGTAACACCATTAGTAATAATATCACACACCTTAGTACCTAATTTAGCCGTAACTTCACTTATTGTATCTCCGCTACATAAATTTATGCAGGAAATATCAGGACCTTGCCAAATTACGCAATTAGAGGAAATGTTATCACAACCATTGGTAGAAGCACTTGAACTTGTTGGGATCATAAATATTTATTTTACTATAACGTTATGTTGTCTCAGTATTAGTATATTAATAATATACAAAAATTTTTAAAACCAAACAAGAATAGTATAGTTTTAAAAATTTTTGATAAATATTTATGTAGTAAAATCTTATGCTGGACTCAATACAGGTTCTTGCTCAACTTCTTTGACTTCACCTGTAGCTAAATCTATATTTACTTTACCATATTTCTCTTCAAGAGCTTTTGCATTTTCATTCCAAGTTTCTTGGATTGTTGAATGCTTGTCTAAAAGTTGATTTTTGACTACTTCAGTATTACCTATTTGAGCTAGTACATTACTAACTTCTTTTTGTAATTGATTTAGAGTTTCTAATTCTTTTTTAGAAATCTTTTTTACTTTTTTTGACTTTGCCATTATTTTATATATTGATTTATAACAAATATATAAAAATTATTTATTTCTAAAAAAATTTTATTAATTTATTTCCTGTGCATCTTTTGTATATTCTCTATCTTCTTTTGGCTGAAATAAACCAGACATATGAAACAAACCATTCTTTTTCCATTTACCGTTCCATTGTTTACCGTACTTAGTCCACCTATCGTGTGCTTTAGCAAACTTCCAAACTTTTATTCCATTGTCTTTACCTTTAAATATCTTATCATAAGTTTTGACCCAGTACATATCAAAAGGACCCATAGCTCTAGCCTGCAACATTAAATCTCTAGTTTTATCATTAGGTTTACCAGTTACACATATATCTATATCTGTTGTTGGCCAACCTTCAAGTATGCCACCAACCACATACAATTTATGATGTTGCCAATCTAGCTTTAATAATTCTTTTATGTAACTTTTATATATAGGATCTTCTAATCCATGCATCCAAGGTATAAATATAAAACCACCATTTACATTTTTTACTTCACCATCTTCAAATACGTTATAGTCTTCTTCTTTCCAAAAAGTTTTAAGCATAATTTTATTACTTTGCTACGTTTAATTTATATGTAACTTCATCTTTACCATCTGAAATAGTTATATTTAATGTTCTTGATTTACTGTTATACACTATAGAATGTACACTAGATAAATGACTATTGCCATTTTCGCCGTCACTGCCATTTACGCCAGCTGGACCTTGAGCTCCTGTAGAACCTGTATTACCTTTTGGTCCTTGAGATCCAGTATCACCTTTAGCACCTTGTGAAGCTGCAGATGAAGAGTCTTTACCAAAAGCATCTTTTATAAAGGCGTGCAGTTCTTCTACATCAGCCCTTAAATCTTCAACTTGCTTTAGTAAAAATCTATTAACCTGATATAATCCATCATCATTAAATACATCACTAACATCTGTTAATGATGCTAAATCATCTGATATCTCTTTAGATACAGTTATTTCTCCATCACTACCTTTAGATGCAAGTTGTTTAGAACTACCCTCTTTGAATAGTTTTTTACCTCTTATGTTGTCGTTTAAATTTGCCATTATACTTTTGTAAATTCTATTATTATTGATGCACTAACACCTCTCCAATATTTACTACTTGCACTTTTTCTATAAGCAATCATTACTTTGTCACCTTTACTAAATGAAAGATTAGGTTCATATTCTATTGAACCACCACTAGCAGTTAAAGAACCAGAGGATTGTGTTGGAGTTTGAGTACTGTTTCTCCATATATCAAATATAGTTGTAAAACCGGTACTTAATGTACCTTTTGTATTTTGCATTCTAATTCTTTTTATAGTACCATCAGCAGGACAATCAAAAGTATTATAGTATTGATTTGATGTTGTATCAGTTAAAGTGTTAAAAGGTATTCTAAACGCAGACGTTGAGCTAGTATCATCAGAAAAATTACTAAATAATACTGTTTGTGTAGTAGTACCACCAGCTGTTCCCCATTGAACACCTGAACCTGTAGATGTTAGTACTTGACCATTTGTACCTTGAGCACCGTTAATTTTAAAATTATCGGCATCCATTACACCTTGTACATTTACATTTGTAACATTACTTGCTGGTGCTCCAAAGTATACAGTGCCGCCGCTTGCACCTGTGTTGATAAAGGCTAAACCACCAGATTTAAACATATTTAAATAAGTAGTTCCACTATCTTGTAATGTTATATTACCTGCAAAAGTTGTGTTATTATTTATATAAACGTTTCCACTCGCTGCTCCTATGTTTAAATCTTTTGATGAACCCGTATTAATAGAACCGTGTCCAGAACCAGTATTTGAAAATTGTAAGCTACCACTATTTTGTGTAATAGTTAAATCATCAGTAGTTTGTAAAGTTCCTTCTATAACAGTATTTGCAGAAACTTGAAAAGGATATGATGGAGTAGCATCATTTATTCCTATATACCCATTGCTTCCTTGTATAAATATATAACCTGCACCACCTTGCATTCTTGTATCTGTATCATTACTATTTCCTAATGTTATATAACTTTCAGTAGCTTCTCTAAAATCTATAAATTCATCTCCACCTGCATAATAAGTTTGTCTATCTGCTGAAAATACTATCTTTGTATCTGTATCTCCATTGTGATATATATTGTCATCTATATAAGCATCTCTTATAAACCCATCATCTACATATAAATCTTCCCAGCGTAATGATGCTGAACCAATATTGTGTGCATTTTCTGCTGAAGGTAAAACATCTCCTGCAAAAGTTGCGTTTCCTGAACTGTCTATGGTCATTCTTGTTGTAGCAGTAGTGTTGTTTGCAGCTGCAGTTGCAAAAATAATTTCTGAGCCACCATTTGCACCTTGTAAACCTATATGTGCGTGTGATTTATTAGCATCATTGAATGCCCCTGTATTAGGATTTCTTTGAGTATTAAATTGTAAATTAGTGCTATCAAAATCAATATAACCTCCACTATTTATTCTAATTACTTTTGAGCTTCCTGTCATATTTAAACTTCCACCCATATCAATATCATCTCTAAATGTAGCTGAGCCACCATTTGACATATCTAAGGTTAATGCTACAATACCAGTTCCACCATCATTTCCATGAAATTTAATATCCTTATCTTGTATTGATGAGGTAATATTTAAATTACTACTTGCATTGTCAAATTTAGCATACTCAGTTCCATTTACTTTTAATCTAATATCATCTCCACCTGCATCTAAA